CATACGGTTCGCCCGCGCGAAGGACCTGCTCTAGACCGCGGGAAAGGGAGGGTCGCGAAAGCGGCCCTCTTTTTTTTTGTCTGGAGGTCGACGATGTGGCACCTGCTAGCACTTGTAGCAGTAGCATTCATCGGTCGCAGTCGTTCCGAAGAACGCACTGAGGACTTCGCCGAGCTCGCCCGCGTCCAGTCCGATCCACAGGGGATTCGTGAGGGTCTCCGAGAGGATCGGCGCATGGTGATGGGCGAGCGTGCAGCACGAACCCATGATCGTCTGTTCGAAATGCCGACCGAGCGGCCTGAACGGTTCATGAAGATACGCCACGCGAGTCGACAAGACGAGGAGGAGGATATTGTCGAACGTACCTTCCAACGGCTCGGCATCTGAGGAGGGGACCATGACGGCACCCGTAGTGTACGAGGCAGACGGCTGCTGTACTTATCACCGCCGGTATCACTGTGATGCCTGCTGGTGCCTGGTAATGGCGATCCAGGCGGAGGTCAGAAAGGCCCCAGAGACCGTGGATCGCCTGCTGGCGCAGGCGATCGCGAACGAGGAGGCACAGGCCTGAAACGAGGGCGCTCCCGCGTAACAGCGGGAGCGCTTTTTTTCGTTTGTGGAGGATGAGAGAGATGGCGATTCAACCAATACAGGTTCGCACAAAGTCTAGAATGCTACTCTTCGTATCGCGCGTCGTCTGCCTGCACTGTGGCGAACGCGTTTCGTGGGCAGCGGCCAGGATGCCATCCGGCGCGCACATCAAGAAGACGAGCTCGCTGAGGGCCAACGTCGAAGTCCGCGAGGGCTGTGATGGCACGCTCCAACGTCGAATCTACGTGTGAGGGAGGTGATCCGGTGGCCAACAAGGTCACCATCCGTCGGATCGCGACACATCCGCCGTCGTGGGTCGCGTCTGAGCTGCGCCCGTTGTGGGAGCGGCTCGTGAGAGCAGGGAAGTGTCGGACCTACGCGGCGGCGATCGCGTACTTCAAGTCGCATCTCGGGAAGCATCACGCAGCCTAACGTCGAAGGGGACGTTCAGTCTAACCGCTGAGCGTCCCCTTTGCTTTTTTTGAGGGGGACCTCATGAGCACGATCCTGAAATATTTCCTTGCCATCATCATGCTCTCCGTGCTACTTCCGCGCGTCAATCAGTTGACCGAGAACACCTGGGTGGCTTTCCAGCCTATCTTGCACTCAGTCGTGGAAGCTGAGGGAAGGCACTGATGATGGGAATGTCACGACGCGCCGCCTTCGGTGTGTACATCGCACACTGCCGCAAGTGCATTCAGTGTCAACGGCGCCAACGCTGCACTAAGGAACAGCGGGTGCTGGGCTAGTTTGCTGACGAGTGGTCGGTTTCGCTCGGGGCGCGTGGTCGGTTTCGGCACCACGAGTGGGCTACTCCGACCAGCACCGAACAGCGACTATGGACTGCGGTCTGCTCCGCTGGTTTCGATGCCGATGGGGCACGAGGAGAGGAAGGGAGGAAGAAGCCATGACGCAGACGAACGTGTTCTTCTGGCTCGCGTTCACGGGGTGGGCCGGCGTCTACATCCTGTACCAAGTCATGCGTAGCTGGCGCTCGCGATGCGAGGACCTGCTAGCGCTCGTGCCGAAGTGCAACCAGTGTGGTTGCCCCACGAACATGTGCTGCGACGACTGTGAGGAGTACCTCTGCGGCGAGTGTCTCCCCAACTTCCCGCTCCACCAGGCGCATCTCGAACTGCAGGCTTGTGGGGATCAGTTCACGGTCCAGCTGATGCACGTGCGCGATCCGTACGCGCTCTTCAATGCGTTCGTGGACGGATGTGTCAATCCAGACTGCCCAGTGCACGGAAAGGGGCACTAAGATGTCCTACAAAATCCCCGATTGAAAGGAGGTGATGCCTACATGGTTCTGTGGCCTGTGGTTGAGCCCCACGAGTGGTTCAACGCTCGGAGACCTCGTAGCTGGCTCAATCACAGGCGTTTCTCACTTATCCGAGCGGCGCAGCGAGGTTGGTAATGCTAGCGACCAACCCCAACTGTACAACGGAGTGTACATGACCGAACAGCAATCCGCCGGTCCGCAGGTCATGCCAGACGTGGTGTACAACGGGAAGCAGATCATCCTGCCTTCGGGGATGGACATCCCGACCGCCATCGGCTGGCTCAAGAAGAAGCACGTGCAGGAGAACACCGAGGTCGCGATCTCCGAGGAGATCGACGCGCTGCCGTACGACGGCGCGCTGGCGTTCGCAAAGGCGATCGCGAGGACCTACGGGTTCAGCCAGCCGATCCCGACTCCGGGTTTCTGGGGCAGCAAGAACCCGCCGGAGTTCATCGCCATCCCGATCAGCCACAACCAGACGGTCCAGGTGCCGTGGGGTCGCATGGAGATTCCCACCATCTCTGGGTACGTCGAGACGGGAGTCAACCGCCGCGGCAACTCCTGGTACTTCCAGATCAGCGGGACGACCCTCCTGAAGCACAAGGAGGAGATCGCAGCGCTGGCCCGCCTCACGCGGCAGATCGTCCGTGAGGAGTCGATCTACCGTGCGAAGGCCATCCGCGTCGCCTTCCTGCAGAGCCAGCCTGATCGCAGCGGGAAGCTGCAGGACGTGCTCGTCGAGATGCCCGAGCCGTCCTTCATGGACCTCTCGGGGGTTCGCCCGGAGGAGCTGGTGTTCGCGAAGGACACCGGGCGCCTCATCCAGTACGCTCTCTTCACGCCGATCGAGCACACGGAGTCGTGCCGCTCGGCGAAGGTGCCGCTCAAGCGTGGCGTCCTGCTCAGCGGCCCGTACGGCTGCGGCAAGACGCTGACGGCGAACGTCACCGCGAAGAAGGCGGTCGAGAATGGCTGGACGTTCGTCTACTTGAGCAGCGTCCGGGAGCTCGCGCAGGCGATCGCCTTCGCGCAGCGCTTCCAGCCGTGCATCGTCTTCGCAGAGGACATCGACACCGTCCTGGAGCACCGTGATGACGCCGTCAATGCGATCCTGAACACGATCGATGGCGTCGACACTAAGCACAACGAGTTGATCGTCGTGCTGACCACGAACCACGTCGAGCGCATCCACCCGGCCATGCTCCGGCCCGGCCGCCTCGACGCCGTCGTCAACATCGAGCCGCCCGACTCCCAGGCGGTCGAGCACCTCATCTATCAGTACGGCCGCGGTCTGGTCACACCCGAGGCGGACCTCACCATGGTCGGTCAGAAGCTCGCCGGCAATCTGCCGGCGATGATCCGGGAGTGCGTCGAGCGCGCCAAGCTGGCGGCGATCTCGCACACGAATCCGGGCGATCCGCTCATCCTGCTCGGCTCCGACCTGGAGATCGCGGCCGATACGATGATGCACCACCTGAAGCTCATCATGCCGACTCCGCCGGACACCCGGTCCGACTCGGAGAAGGCAGCGGGCGTCATCGCGGACTCCATCCTCCGCACCGCGGTTCTCTTCGATTCGCAGGCCGCCGCGTGGGGCGACAAGGACGAGAAGGACCAGCACCGGGAGTACCGCGAGAGGCTTCGGTCGTCGGTCGTCGGGCCGAGGGCCGACCGTCCCGCGACCGGCGGGAACGGAATCTAGTCCAGTAGCATCGGCCTAGATAGAGAGGAGGCTGCCGCGGCAGCCTCCTCTTCCGTTCCATTGTAGAGGAGATCGAAGACGATGAACCAAAACGACAACGATCCGTTCAAAGACATCATCGAGCTCTTCGAGCGATTCGAGGAGGCAGTCGATCAGATTCTTCGTGCCGGCCGGGTCACGCAATCTGCACGACAAGCGGCCGACACGATCAACTGGCTACGTGCACAACCCCCCAAGAGGCTTTTCATGCTCGCCGCTCTGGGCATGGCAACGATCGGCGCGCTGGTAGCCTACAGCAGCAAGAAACCCCCTCCGAATCTCAGCTCCATCCCCCACAAGCGGCTACCGAAGCGCCCTGGTCGCCGCTCCCGCCCACGTGATCGCAAAAAAAAACACTTGACACCCCGCTCGTGATCGAGATACGCAATGCACCTCGTGCACTGAACTAGAAGGAGGAGGGGAGGATGCGGCAACACGTCGAGCTCAACGGGAAGCTGCTCGTCAGGATCAAGCGTTTGGCAGTCGACGAACGACGGCCAGTCTCGAACATGGTGCGCGTGCTGCTCGAAGAAGCGCTCGCGCGACGGGAGGAAGGGAATGCCAGTTCTGAGCGTGATTCTCGACGGTGACAACTGCTGGCCCGATATCCGTACGCGCCAGCAGGACGTGATCCACTTAGGGAACAATGCGCCACCGATCCAGGTGGCGTGTCTGACCGGAGGTATGACGAGCGGCCTCCCGAGCGTTACCTTCCGCATCGATCTTCCTGACGGCAAGGTGGTACTCGCCGAGACGAGCTTGCGGCTCTTCCAGATCGCTGCTGCAGCGATCACCGCCCGCTTCGGTGACGTAACGTGAGCACGCACGATGAAGACGAACACGATGCCAAGGTGGCCCGTCGTCGACTCGCGGAGATTGCGACAAATCCCGACGCTTTGATTACGGGCGAGGAGCTACAACGAAGACTGGACGATATGGAGCACGTCGAGAAGATGGCGCAGATCACCGAGGACATTCTGCGCAAGCAAGGAACGACCCCGTCAAAAGGAGGGTATTAGATTGTCCGCGAGTAAGTTGGGAAAGAACGGCCAGCGGCGTATGGTCATCAATCGGATGCCGAAGCCTCTGCACCGAGCAATGAAGGTGCGCTGCGCGCAACATGGGCTCACGTTGCGGTACTTCGCGCTCAAGGCATTTCAGGACGCGCTGCGAAAGGGGGACTAATGGAGAAGGTTACCGGTGAGCTGGAGGTCGGGACTAATGGACGCGGCGATGTGGTCGTCAACCACCCGCGCATTGAGCAGACCGACGATGGTGGTCATCTTATCTTCTCGCCGGAACAGGTGCGGCTGTTCGGCGAGGATTCTTAGGAAGAAGGCTACGCAGGCCGAGTCGGAGGGGTAAAATGGGCGACGAGATCGAACTCGACGCAAAGGACCTGATCGATAAGTTGTTGGGCGACATCCCAGCATCGTTGAAGGCGAAGCTGGAGGTGATGGATGCCGGCGAGCTACTGATGCTGCTCTACACGATGCTGCTTAGTGTGTCGATCGCCGTGATGGAGATGTACCAGCGTGCGATCACGCGGTGAAGAAACTGCGCAGAGAAGGTGAACTACTGCCCCGAGTGCCTGGATGGTCAGGAGAGACTGCGGAAGCAGACCGATATCGTAGCCAAGCTCGCCGCCGTGACGAAGCTGTGGGAGGAGAAGCATGGCAAGAAGCTCGGCGACGCCGTTCGTGAATCGATTCTCTAAGCACGCCGCACGCTGTTCGCGGTGCCGCCGGAAGTTGAAGTACTTCGACGACCGGCGGTTTCGTTTCTGTATCCCAGGCAAGAAATTATTCGACGAACGAGTGGCATTCGAAGCGATGGCGATGTCCCTCTTCGGTCCCAGCCATCGCTTGTGGGGGAAGTTGATATGGACGAGCAGGAGAAAGCGCGGCTCAAGGAACTTATCGACGAGAAACGTCGACTCATCGTTCGCCTCTTCGGTCCAGCAGGTAACAGCTTCGCGAGCATCATCGAAGACAACGCGTAGCTCTTCACGCGGTTGATGGAGAACGAGACGCTGACGACGTTCGATGCGTCTAAGTACCTCGCGATGATGATCCTCGCGGTCGTATGTCTCGATCTCGTCCCTCGTGATTCATATTCGCTGTTGACGCAGCGATTCGGTGAGGTAATCACCCGCTGGGCCGTCATGATGCCGCCGGAGGATCGAGCGTGAAGAAGCGAAAGAAGAAGATCAAGAAGAAGCTCGTGTTCAAGCTGAAGAAGCTCATCCGCGAGCCCCACTTCCTGCAGCTGACTACCAAGCACGACATGACTTGGTGGGTGCAGCGCGTGCAGGCGGCGATCGCCAAGCACACGAAGCCGATCACGAAAGGGAAGTGGAAGGGTCATGGGAACACCAACCTGAGTCGGTGGGTCCGGGACATCTTCAACGAGGTCTTGAAGACTTCGCCGAAGGAGCCGCACGACGAGAACATGCGCTTCGCCGCCGTCGCCGGCATGGTTCTGATCTGCTGGTTCCTGCGCTGTCAGCGGGCGAAATGCTACGACCCGAACCGGCCGATCGCCATCCGCCGAGGCGCAATGGAGCGGTGGATGAAGTACAGCGCCGATCTCGTGCGCCTCATCGTCGAGGAGCAGAACGATCCGAAGATATTCCCTGGCCAGCAGTGGGACCCGCCCTTCAGCCCAAGTGCGAAGGAGGGAACGTTTATCTAGGAGGCGATGATGGCCAAGGTCGAAAAGATCGACATCACACCAAAGCCCGGTGAGGAACAGTGTGACTTCTGTTCGTCGAAGGACATCAAGTGGGGCTACCCGTGCAAGTCCTTCCGCCAGGCATCAATGACCAACGCGGAAGGCAAGACGGTGCATCTCGATTCGATCACCGACTGGGCCGCGTGTGATGAGTGCTCGGCGCTCATCGAAGCAGACGATCGGATGGGGCTCGTGAAGCGATCGTTCGATAGCTACCCTGGTGAGAAGTTCCCCACGCTGGAAGCGGTCATCGCGTCGCTCCACGGCAACTTCTTCACCTTGCGAAGCGGTCCGTGCTATCCAGACAAGCCGATCAGCAAGCGAGGGACATGATGCCGGTCATCAACTCAGTCTGGGCCTTCATCGCCGAGGATAATGGGCCGGAAGATGAAGGCGCCTGTGCCATGTTTCACGACAGGGTCTGGTTGCCGCTCATCGCGGCGGACGAGAAGCGGCTGGAGTCCCTGCGCCCGATCGCCATCGAGCTCGCGAAGTACGTCGGCAAGCTGATCCATCTCGTACGCTTCACCACGCGCGTCGAGATGGAAATCATCAATCCGGATGGCTCCATCACGAAAAGTTAGGAGGAGGACTGCCAATGGAGCTGGAGCGTAGCATCGATTGGTCCCCAGCCTGGGATCGCCGCTCAAACGATCCTTCGAAGGACTATGGCGTGCACGGCGTCCAGATGGTCTGGATGGTCCGCGGTCCAATGGGGGCGATCACCTTCGTCGTGTACACCAACTGGATGCTTCCGCACGTGTACGAGTGGCAAGACACGAAGCGGAAGATCGACTTCATGAAGGGAGTGAGCAAGTTGAAGCTCCGTGCGGAGCTGGAGCACGGGAAGCTGGAGGGAACTCCGATTCTGGAGGTCTTCGAGGATACCTGCTGCTCGTTCCTCGATCGACCGATGGCAGCGGACATCGGCTATCATTCGCTGCGATCGCAGTACTGTGGGCAGGAGCCGCAGGAGGAGTGTCGGTACGTCTTCGGTCCCTGCTACTACGACGGCTCTGCGTTGCGATCGCAGGATGTCTTTCAGGTGCTCGTCGAGCACGGCGGTGAAGTGCTCTGGCGGTATCTCGAATGGGAGTACCACGAGCGCTTCGACCCATCAGTGATCGAGGTCGAGGAGCATCTCTCATGAAGAAGTACACGCATCTTGCACGGTCGTTGATCGAACCGATGGTGCTGGAGGATCGCGGTCCTCGTGTTCCGCAAGAGGACATCGTCGATAAGGACGGCACCGTGCTACTCGAAAAGCGCGCCGCGGGCTTCCTTAAGCCGAACGGCTTCTGGTACGAGATCGACGGCGCCTGGCAGAAATGGGTGGAGGGCAACACCGACTGGATGCAGAACTACAAGTACGTCTACAGTGTTGATCTCTCCCGCTGCAACATGCTGCGGCTCAGGACGGCGCGAGATGTGGAGGCGTTCCACGAGAAGTACAGCGTCCATCCGCCGTGGCGTCACGTGTTTGAGTTTCCGGTGGCGAAGCTGCGCCACATGGACGACCACATCGACTGGGAGCGGATCGCCGCCGAAGGCCACGACGGCGTCGAGCTCACGCAGTACTACTACAACATGCTGCGGTTATTGTTGCTGTGGTACAACGCTTGGGACTGCGCTAGCGGTATCATCTGGAATGCCAGCAAGGTAGTGCTAACCTACCTGGGTGAGCCGGTACGCAACGAGCAGCGCCCGGAGGACGACGATGAAGATCGTGACAGCGAGGCTTAAGCGACGCATCACCGCCGACGGCGTTGTTGAGATGCACGACCAACGTCCCCCTTGGAAAGAAGTACCGTATCGATCTGGACACCAGGAAGTGCGGGTATCTGATGCAGCCGGATGGGATGCCGTATGTGAATCAGCGGGAGATCGTGCTGGAGGTTGACGTGCAGGAATGGCTCCCGACCGAACTACTCGACATCAAGCAGGAGGGCTCATGATAGCGCAGCTGAAGACATGGAAGTACCCGACGATCGGAGACTTCGATCAGGCGGTCTTGCGGGTGGACGTGTTCGATGAGTTCGCCGTGAAGAAGTTCTTCGACGACTACGTCGAGGAGATCATCGAGCGGGACACCTGCACGTATGGGGAGGCCGAACTGCTCGCGAAGAAGAACATCGGGCGGGTGTTCGGCGAGGGCATGGACGAAGCGTCGCGAAAGCTCTGGAACGCAATCGTCGGCGCTGCGCACCCGTTCTGGGGCGTGATGCCGCCCGACAACCAGACGGTCGCGGAGATGGGCAAGCGGGCGGGCGAGCTCGAAAAGGACAAGATGCCGCCGGCCGTCATCGAGGACTTCGTGCGCAAGGAGTTCGGGATCGCCGATCCGTTCGGGTCCTAATCAGGCAAACGGTGGGATACTTCTGGTAACAAAGCAAAGGCTCCAATCGGACATTCGTCCGGTTGGGGCCTTTTTGCGTTTGAAGGAGGTACATCGATGAGTACAGTTCGGTTGGCCGTCGTGGTCGACGACGGGGATTGGGTGCAGGGCGAGAAGTTTCGGTTCGCCGACGATGGCGAGTTCGACCTGCGCCATCTCGACCTGACCAACCACGGGATCATCATCGACGGGATCGTCGATGGCCTGCGGAAGCTCCAGGAGAACCCAGAGGAGGAGAAGGACGACGAGAGCGAACCCGATCAGGATAACGAGGACTTCGATCTCTCTGAGGACAATCACAACAGGCAGCACATCAAGCAGTACAACCACGGCTGGACCTGTCTCGCTTGCGAGGAGGTGTTCGACGACCGGGATACATTCATCGAACACTTCTTTGCCGATCACGGCGAGAAGGTGACCTTCGAGTGTGGCCACTGCGAGACGCTCTACCGCAGGGAGGAGGAGGCGCAGCGTTGCTGCCGTGACAGCGACACTTGCAGCGAGCAGCAGAAGGAAGCGTAGGAGCAGAAGCGTGCCTAGCTTCGATGACGATCCGGCTGGTTCGCTTCCAGGCCGTGGAGGAGATCATCGTGATCGTTCCAGGAGGAAGGAGCCGTGTCGACGAAGACGAAGAAGGGGAAGCGTAAGGCGAAGCAGGGTTTCGTCGTTGCGTTCGGCAACCCATTCGATGGCATCGTTCTGCATGGCCCATTCGTGACGCAGGACGATGCCATCGCCTACGGGGAGGTGCATCGAGCGGACCACGAGGAGTGGTTTGCCATTCCTGTGAATCCACCAGAGGAGTGAAACCCATGGTCCCAGAGGTGATCCCAGAGGTGGCGTTCTTGATAGCGATGCTCCGTGAGTACGGTACCTGCGACGTGTCTGGGTACAGCCTGCACGCAGTGAAGATCGAGAAGTCCTGTATCGACTCCTTGATCGCTCGCGTCGAGGTCGGCGAAGTGCTGCAGGAGTCCGACGACGTGTTCCTCGACGACCTCACTGAGGAGGACTGATGTCGCACGATGGTTGGGTGTGCGCGATGGGTGTCTGCTGGAGTTGTAAGAAGACATTCATGTTCAATCCGCACAAGGTGCCGAGCTTCACGCCGCCCGGCGGGGACAGTCGCGAGCCGATCTGCTCGGCCTGCATGACGCGCGTGAACGAGAAGCGGAAGGGACAGGGGCTCGACCAGCACCCGATCCTGCCCGGTGCCTACGAGCCGATGCCGGAAGAGGAGTTCTAGGTATGGCTGACTTCAATGGTTGCCTCGAAGCCAGTTCGTTTCGCGTTCGTGACCGTGCAGCCTGGGTTGGTGATCCTGTGTACGCCGTCCTCGCGGACACCGTGGCGGCGGAGCAGGGTTTCCTCGAAGAAGAGGCGGGTGGGTACTGGGCCTTCGGCTGGTCCGGTCAGTACCCGAGTCCCGTGATCCAGACCTACAACGCTGAGACTGAGGACTACAACGAGTACGACCTCCTCGACCTGATCATGAATCACATCCTGCCGGGCGACGTGTGTCAGATCAGCGTCTCGGGCAACGAGAAACTTCGCTACATCGGTGGAACGGTCTGGTGGGTGTCATCGACCGGAATCTCCTACATCGGTGCCACCACTGCCTGGGACACGAAGATGACCGTCGCCGATCTTCGATCATTGCGAGATCGATTCGTCGAGTCGGTTAACAGCATGCTGGAGGAGAAGGTCTGATGTACCGCATCGGGGACTACAACCAGGCGCTCTGCATGCTCAGGAGCGCCAGCGGCAAGGCGAAGCTCGACCTACACGTCACACGTGGCCCCGGCGATCGGATGCTCATCAGCTACAATCGAGACGGTCGATCTCTGTGTGCCCTCGTCCTCGAAGATAACGGCTCGCTGAACTTCGTGCGTTGGGACAAGGACGGCAAGGTGATCGATCCCATCGTGCAGGTCATCGAGCCTAGAGATGGAGGTCAGCATGAAGATTGGGAAAGTGGAGATCGCAGCGGCGGCGAGAAAGTCTGATAAGGCCGCGAAGGAGCTCGGCTCACTGGAGCTCGTTGTCGAGACGATGGGTATCGACTTTCAGGGCTTTCACTACATCATGGATCAGCGGGCGATGCGTGCAGCGATGCTGCTCGACGGGCAGGACCCGACGAAGATGAGCCAGGCGGTGATGACGCCCGTGCGGCTCTCGGAACGCGCCAACCGGATGATGACGGTCCTTACAGCCGCGGTGATCGATGGCTTCATGATCGGCATGTACCTGCACACCAGAGGCCACGGTGTCGTGCAGGACGTGCTCAACCACGGTTACCCGCAAGAGATCGAACACTGTGAGTACTGCACCGAACGAGCGGAGTTCCTCGGCCTGTGCCGACAGCACGCTCGTGACTTTTTCCGTCGAACAGGAGACTGACCGATGAAGATCAAGGTGAACAATCAGCCGGCGTCGCATGCAGCGATGCTCGCTCGAAACTTCCCGTGGCGTACGTTTGAGGTCGTCGGATTCCTCGCGCTCGTGGTCGTGTTCATCTGGTTCGATCTCAAGCGTGATCGGGAGCGGGAAGAGTGGCGTCGTGAGTATCAAAACAACCACCGTACTGCGGCCTAAGACGAACTGGCCTCCGAAGTGGTATCGGGTGAAGGTCAGCGAGAAAGGACGATCGGCGTCCTACGGTCGTGCACGGGAGCGGGTCGGCACCGAACCAATGCTACCGAACCATATGTGGATGAGCTTTGACGACGGACGCTGTGGCAGCGTGCCCACTCGTCAGATTCTCATCCTCGTGGAGGAGTGATCCAATGGCGAATGTCAAACTAGCACCACGCATGACGCGAATGCAGCTGATGCGCGCGACGGAGCCCGGTCGTCTGGCCGAAGAGCTCAACGCCGCGATGTACAGCGCGATCACTGAAGGCGACTACTACCGGATACACTTCGACCGTACGGCGCAGAAGCGGGAGCCCGAGAAGCTCGTGCACGACATCCGGGACTACCTCGAAGCCGAAGCCGGTCGGCAGCTTGATGAGGCGTTGCGCTCATGAGCGCAGCGCTGGCCCGTGCGGAGATCACAGAGATCAGGGTGTTCTTCGAGCGTTACGGCCACAGGGACCTCTGGCCGAGTGAGCAACGCAGGTTGCTCACCACGCTCGATCAGCGAGATGTGGTGATTCGCGACCTGATTCGCTCGTACGAACGCTACCTTGGATCGTCAGCCTGCGGTGAATGTGCTGAGCTGGGGCGCACACCCTGCGTCAACTGCGATGCTCGCCAGTCGATCGAACAGGCGCGAAAAGTACTTGTAGGCTGAGCACCATTTGTATAGAACCGATGTGTACTCAGACCTGTACAAGGAGGCCGTACGATGAAGCGTCGTTCCAAGGTCAAGCTGGCGAGGATTCCCTCGCGCCGCTGGCTACGACCAGTCCTCGTAGAGTTGGGGTTGAACCGCGAGGAACTCCTCGTTCCGCCATGGGCACCTGGTGTGCCGATGGTGGCGGTGATGCAGCGCCTGGAGTTGATCTCCGAGCGCAAGCTGCGCCGGCTCTACTTCCTCGCGACGGGAGGCGTCTTCGTCCTCTCGCGCGAGTGGATGGAGCTGAGCGTGGCGCATCACATCTTCACGGCGCTAGGCCTCTTGAGCCCGTTCATGTTCAATTGGTTCGCGGATCAGTTCGAGGTGATCCGCGCAAGGATCACGGAGGAGCTCGACGTGAAGAACAAGAAGGCGGCCAAGCGGAAAGTACCGATGGGCCAGAACAAGTACGGAGTGCGAAACGGGACCGAGGTCGCGGTGATCACGGAGGTGCTGGGGAAGGGTGCCACGTATCACGAGCTGTGTGCGGCCGTGCAGAAGGCGTTCCCGAAGCACGGGGCGATCGGGATCGGCAACACGGTTCGCGTGCAGCTCTATCGCCTGAAGAGGCGTGGCCTGAAGATCGAGCGTGGCAAGAACGGGAAGTACAAGATCAACGGCGTCAAGGGGAAGGTGATCCCGATGGCGCCCCACCGTCGGAAGAAGCTGAAGCGCGCGAAGACCAACGGCAAGACGGCAGTTGCCGCAAAGTAGGAGCCCCACCCCGGAGCTCCGCCAAGAGGGAGGGTCGGTCGAAAGATAGGCTCTCCCTCTTTTTTTTGTTTGCAACCAAACAATGAGGGATGGCGATGCCGGAAAGGAAGGAGACCAGGAAGCAGCAGTGTGCGTGCCTGTCGGACGTGCGAGAGTTCTACTACGTGAGTGATCAGGACCTATCGGCTATCGTCAGCCGGGCCGACAAGTCATGCGGTAAGGCGTTCGATAAGGGGGACATGAAGGCGGACTCGATGGCCGGTGCGGTCGACTTCGTAAAAAAAAACGTCGGTTCGATCTACTACGTGTACGTCTTCAAGTGGGTCGCGACCGTGAAGTCGGTCGCCGCGCCGCCAGAAATCATCGAAGAGCAGGACTGAAGCTGCCCTTCTGACTCGAAAAGGAGACTGAGGATGGCAACCAAGACGAAGAAGCGTGCGAAGGCGATCAAGAAGTTCCGGCGCGTCCAGCCGGGCCGTATCGAGAAGGCGTATGCGGACACTGGGCTCACACCAACGCAACGCAACTGGCTGGAGCTGGAGCTACTCCATGACTACCTGACTGCGATCAGCGCCTACGAAGATGCCCACGACGAGGGCGAGGAAGCTCCCAAACCGCCGCTCTGGAAGCCCGGCGTCCAGCTCAACGGCGAGGCCTGTGGGTTGATGGTGCTCGCTGTACACAAGACGATTCTCAAGAAGCTCGCGAAGGATCGGATCGATCCCAGGAACATAGGCATGGGGATGATCGCCAAGTACCTCGGGCTCAAATTGAGTTACGTGCTGGGCTTCACTCAGGGCTTCGACCGTGAATGTGAAGCCGTCGAGCAGACCGAGGAGGCTTTCGAGCGGTTCAAGAATCGGCCTCGCATTCCGATGGTGCAGGGGGTACTCGACGGTATCGCTGCGGCCGAGCGCCTGAAGCTCTAATACGATGGCGGCGAGCAAGAAGAAGGTGTTGGTCACACCGTACGCCTGGCGGAAGGTTCGTGAGCATGGTGGGTCGATCGAGAACAACGGCATCTCGATCGCCAGCATCGCCGAGGACCCGGTGAACGACGCTGCCTGTCTCACCTGTCTCACTGCGGTCCGTCGTCACCTGGAGGCGGTCGAGACGGCGGTCAAGCACGTGCGAGCGATCCTGAGCCTGACGGTGTGACCTATGCCGATGATCGAGTACAAGAGCTTCAACTTCCGCGATGATTCGCTGCGCATCATCGATAAGGCGAACGAGATCATCACCCAGTACCAACAGCAGGGTTTCCGGCTGACGCTCAGGCAGCTCTACTACCAGTTCGTCGCCAGGGACCTCCTGCCCAACACCGTGAAGAGCTACAAGCGGCTTGGATCGATCGTGAACGATGCACGGCTTGCTGGACTGATCGACTGGGAGTTCATCGAGGATCGCACCCGAGAAACCAACATGCCGCCCAGCTGGATCACTCCCGAGAGCATCCTCGACTCGGCAGCTAGAGCGTTCCGCATCGACAAGTGGGTGGATCAGAACTTCCGCCCCGAGGTCTGGATCGAGAAGGAAGCCCTCGCAGGTGTCATCGAGCCGGTGTGCCGCGAGCTCCAGATTCCGTTCCTCTCATGTCGTGGCTACACCAGCCAGAGCGAGATGTGGTCGAGCGCGCAACGCCTGGTCGGCTTCCGCAAGCAAGGGCAGACGCCGGTCGTGCTGCACTTGGGTGATCACGACCCGAGTGGGATCGACATGACGCGCGACATCCGGGATCGGCTCCGGCTCTTCTTGGGGGTGCGCGTGAAGCTCGATCGCCTGGCGCTCAACATGGATCAGATCGAGCAATACAACCCACCACCGAACCCCGCGAAGACGACCGATGCGCGCTTTCAGGGCTACGTAGTCGAGTTCGGTCACGAGAGCTGGGAGATCGACGCGCTGGAGCCTGCCCTGCTCGCACAGTTGATCCGTGATCGCGTCCTCGACCTGTGCGACAACGCCAAGTGGGACGTGAAGGTGGCCGAGGAGGCAGAGCATCGTCGACTGCTTGCGCTCGTCTCCAACGAGTGGGATCAGATCGTGACGATGCTCGGTGAGGAGGACAGCGATGGGTGAGAACGATGTACACATAACGAGGGTGCCGCCTTCACTGTGCCCGAACTGTGGTGTCGTGATGGATGTGGTTTCCGCCCTGCTCGCAGAGGACAAGAAACGCGCACCAGAGCCGAACGATGTCACGCTCTGCTTCCGGTGTGGAGAGTGGCTCTGGTTCGATAAGGAGCTGCACGTTCGGCAGTTCACAGACGACGACCTCGTGAACAAGATGGCCGAGAACATCCGCCACGCGCTCACGATGGTTCGGCGAGGCCTCTTTCACCAGCGAGAGGCGCGCGAAGGTGATGGGACGTTCGACACGTGGCCAGACCTCACGCTGCGGGGCGAGAGGCTCGATGGCGTCGTGATCATTCGGTACAGCAGAAATGGTACGATTGCCTTCGCCTGCGGCTGTCGCCTTCAGCCCAGTGGACGAGTGCTCTTGATCATCGGGTGTTCGGCCAAGGGGACCTGTCCGGTGATCAAGTACCTGTACCATCACGCCGAGCACCGTGGAAAACCCTTCTACGTCGTGGACGATACCGACGAGAAGCTGAACTAGGGAGATCGGGGATGAAAGGATTTACGTTCAGGCACGATCGCATCTCCCTGATGGAGATGATCGACCACCTCGCCGAGCAGGCTGAGCAGATTGTTTCCGAAGGGCGTGAGCACACGCCCATGCTCCTCCCGCTCGGCCAGCGCGACGATGGCTCTGTCTTCGTGATCAGCGTCATCGGCTTCCAGAACCCTCGTGAGAACCGCGTCCAATTCTTCGCCGCGCTCGCCAGAGCCGTCCTGATCTGGGCCGATGTCGTGGGCTACGTCTCGATCATGGAAGCATGGACCGTGCGTACACGGCGTCCAGCTCCCGGCGAGACGGTAGAGGACGTTCGGAACGAGCATCCGCACAATCTGTCAGAGGACCCAGCGCGCCAGGAGTGCATCGTCATGGAGTGTACCTTCATCGACGGTGAGACACTCTGGGTGCAGTACGACATCAAACGTCCATCTGGTGAGCCGATCGGTGAACCTGTGGTGGGAAGCTGGCTCCTCAGGAGTGAGGAGCAAGTGAAGTACATCCCTGCTGAGGAGCCGAACAACGAGATCAGCGGGGTCATGTTCGGTTGGTTCAAGTACATTCCGAAGGAGGTCCTGGCCAATCGGCATCTCATGCCAGAGTTCGACAAGGCAGCTGAGATGATACAGGTCGTCCTGCAGAAGCTCGGCGTCCGGTCCGAGTCGTTACGTTGGAGGTCGCATGACTGAAGAAGCGATTGCGTGGACGCGAGACTACGCGAAGCCGTTCACGGTCTACCTTTTCACCAACCGGAACGTGATCGTCTTCGACGATCAGGGGCAGCAAATCTCCGAGCTTCAAGGGAAGGTCAACTGCTACGGGCTCGACACGCAGGCAGTCATGATCATCGCCAATAATGCCCAACAATTCAGGATTTCTAAGTTTCGTGAATGGGCCTTCGACATCACCCGCGAAGAGTTCCTCTACCTGCTCGGGCTCGGCTTCTTCCTCGACCACCACGACGCCTGATTACCCGGCTCCGCCCCAAGACCATCCCCTGTTGTCGTGAGGGGTGCTTATAAGAGCGCGGGAGGACATCGAAATTTTTTTTCCTTGACACCATCTACACGAGGATAGTACACCCGCGCCTTCGATTACGTCGTGAACATGCGAGGGGCCTACTGCTCTCTCGCCAACCGGAGGAGGAATGATGCCGAACAAGAAGGTGGTGACCACGTTCAAGCAGTTCGCCGACGCGTTCCTCGAATGGGTCAACGAGTTCGACGAGGACACCAAGGGTGAAGAGGACGACGACGGCGAGGACACCAAGGGTGAAGAGGACGACGACGGCGAGGACGACGACGGCGAGGACGACGACGAGGACGACGACGGCGAGGGTGATGACGGCGAGGGTGATGACGGCGAGGGTGATGACGGCGAGGGTGATGACGGCGAGGGTGATGACGGCGAGGGTGATGCTCCTGCTTCCGCCGCGAAGCTGAAGAAGGGCATTCCGTACAAGCTCGCTCAGCTGAAGAAGTTCAAGACCGCGGAGCTCCGCATCATCGGCAAAGCGCTTGGGCTCAAGAAGATGGGCAAGGACAAAGACACGCTCATTGCCGCGATCGCCAAGCGTCAGAAGAAGTAGTACTGCAACAATCTGGGAGCCGGTCGCCGCTCGTCGCCATCTCCGAGCGGTCGTAAGTCAGTTCTGGGACTGGCAGGTAGACCGTGGTGGGGCGGTCGCCAGGAGTGATAGTGTTGCTGGGTTGAGCGGATGAAGATCGCACTCACGAACGGAGACTGTCGAGTACTCTCTGCGAGCAAGCGCAGCGAGAACGCGCTCTCCGAAGCGCTCGCCTTCACTCAGCCGAACTACTACTGGACCAAGGCCTACCAACAGCATCACTGGGACGGCCGCCGAAAGTTCTACAACAAGGTTACCAAGCTCTTCCCTTCGGGCCTCCTGCCATACGCGCTGGAGGTTCTCACCGAAAACGACGTGCACTCGAAGATTATCGATCGTCGCGCGCTGCACGCTCCCTCTGTAGTACTCCCTCCCGAACGTTGGGCTACGCTGCTTCGCAGCCGTGGCTTCGACATCCATCCCGTACAGTGTGTACTGCAACACCTGGCTATCCGCGCTGTCGCTCGACAGACGGTGGGCCGCAATCAGCTCCCTTGGCCGCGTGGGCTCATCTCCATGCCGACCGGCTCGGGGAAGACCGTGACCGCCTTCTGGGCCTGCCAAATGTTCGGCGGTCATTCGCTCTATCTCGTCCCGCGCCGTGATCTCCTCCTGCAGGGGGCCGACGTGTATCGTTTGCTCACCGGACAGGAGATCGGACAGATCGGTATGGGCCGCTGGGACCCGAAGCAGATCACCATGGCTATGATCCAGACACTAGGACCCCGAGTTCGCCAAGAGGACTCACGGGTCCTTTCTTTTTTGCATCGTATTCGGACCGTCGTGGTCGACGAAGCGCACCTCGTTTCAGACAACGTGTACCAGGACATCGTGCGGGCATGCCCACGAGCCTTCGTGCGTCTGGCGTTTGGTGGTTCGCTGCTCCGTCGGACCGAGGACCTGGGCGACTGGTTCCTCACGGGAACGTTTGGGGACGTGCTCTACCATCTCCCCTCACGCAAGCTCCGGGCCTGTGGGCTGCTCTCGAAGGTTTCCGTGTTCATGTTCAAGGTCACGCAGCCACGGACTCAGGCACGCTACGCGGCTGCCGAGCGGCTCGCGATCCATCACAACGAGTATCGCAACAAGCTCGGGATCGCCGCCGCGCTGCATGCAGCCGAGTCGGGGTGGATTACGCTCCTGCTGGTTCAGAAGCGGGCGCACGGTGAAGTACTGCGTCGCATGTTTCGCTCGTACGGAATGCGCGTGCCGTTCCTCTGCTACCGCGATCCAGCAGAGCGTCGGAAGCACTATCTTGATGCGATGCGCCGCGAAGAGACCCGGATCGTGATCGCGTCGGGCATCTTCCACATGGGGATCGACGTGCCGGTGATCCGCTGCATCGTCCGACTTGATGGCGGGAAGTCCCAGATCGCGAGCCTGCAGATACCTGGGCGCGGCATGCGCAAGAAGAAGGTTATCAACGAACTGTACTTGATCGATTTCGATGATCAGATGAGTCCGTACTTCGCTCGTCACAGCCGAGATCGGCTCAAGGTGTACCGCGAGGAGGGCTATGTCATCCGCAGTGTCGAAGATGTCGAAGATATCCCGTTCACGAACCTCAATCAGTACACCGCGAAGAACGCGGCTCGTTCTCTTTCATGACGCCAGGCGCACAGCCTTCGCGCTCTCGCCCCGCGATCAGCAGCGGGCGTCCATGCTGCTCAAGCTCTACGCGGAGCTCAAACGACGGTGGTGCGGGGACTCCTTCCCACGCATCTTCCGCGAGAGCTCACGGAAGGTCATTTTCTTCAAGCGCGCAGCCGTCAAATTGTCGCAGCTACAGGAGCGCGGCTACCCTGCTGATACAGCCCGGTTCGCCTGGGCCGTATTCTCGTACTTTGGCGCTGGTACCTTCCCCGAGCACTTCGTCAGCGAGAAGGTCTGGAAGATGTACTTCGCCTGGGAGGAGCGCCGTCAGCTGGTCGTCAAGAAGGGCGTTCGGTGGAAGCACGAAGAAGACACGCTCGATCACCTCTGTGCAGCGCGTGCTGAACCGCTGCGCGTCGTCTGGCCCATCGTCCGCAACAGCGGCGTGTTCACCAGCAAGTTCATAACGCACATCGATGAAGTCGTCCGTCGGCAAACGCGTACCGCTCTCTGACGGGTTTCAGTACGCGCTCGCTGCGGGGATCATCGACGGCGATCCTCGGCTCGCGACGACGCTAGATATCCTCGCCCCAGAGCACTTCTCGACTCCGGGCATCCCGCTCGTCTGGCAGGAGCTTCGGGATTCCTTCCGGGAGCTCGGCCACCTTCCCACGCGCCGCGTCCTCCGCGAGCGCATCTTTTCCCAACTCCCCGACCGTGAAGAACGCAACTTCTTCCGTGAGATTTTCCGCAAGCTGAAGAAGCACAGGATCAAACGTGAGTCCGAGGTGCAATTCTTGCTACGTCACGCCCGCGACTTTGCCTCGATGCAGCAGCTGATCATCGCCCACCGCGACGCGCTCCCGCTGATGGAGAAGGGTGATCTCGGTGGTGTTCGTACGCTCTTCGGCAAGGCACTGCTGAACGGTGATTCGGACGGTACTGGGATCGGTACGTTCTACGTGTCCACTGTCAGCCAGCGTGTACGCAATCGGCTGAAGATTCCTCGGCTCGTTGTCAAAACGCTGATCCAGCAGCTCGACGATCGGCTGCGCAACGGTGGCCTACGGTCTGGGGAGACAGGGTGCGCGCTCGCTCCTACTGGTGCGGGTAAGACCCGCTTCCTCTGTCACCTGGCGAAGGCAGCCGCGCTCCAGAGGCGCAACGTGATCTACTACACGTTGCAGCTCCCTGAGGACGACATCGCCGAGATACTCGATGCCTCGCTTGGTGGGGTAAAGCAGCACGATCTCGCGCATATGCCGAAGACGGTGCTGAAGAACGTGACCCGCTTCGGCCGCATCTACGGCGACTGCATCCTGCTCAAGTACTTCCAGCGCCACAAGGCGGGGCCACACACGCTCGATGCGCACGTACAGCAGTGCATCGCGAACGGCTTCACGCCACACGTGATCGTGGTCGACTTTGTCAACTACATGATCCCGAGCTTCTACGACACCGTGCAGACGATGGAGAACCGCTACCTGGCGCTCCAGTCCGTGATGTCCGAGTGGATCGCCTTTTGCCAGAAGTACCGGCTCATCGGCTGGACGGCGTTCCAGGGTAACCGGGGATCGCGCTCGAACGAGGTCGTGACTGTCGAGGACACCGCCGAGTCGTACGGCGCGGTGATGGAGGCAACCCTGGTCGTCAGCATCAACCGCACCCCGGAGGAGAAGAAGAAGGAGGTCGCGCGTCTGCACCTAGCCAAGTACACGCACGGTGGCGACGGCCACACGATGAAGGTGCGAACCAACTTCAGCAAGGGGGCCTTCTATGCCCGACCAATGGTTTAGCATGGATACCAAGGAGGAAATCTTCCAGAAGCTCCACAAGGTCGCCAAGAACAAGAAGGGCGATGATCGGATGTACTACGTGGAGATGGCGAAGCTCGAAGCGATCATCGACGTGCGGGACACGATGTTGATGCTGCTCGGACTCGCCAACATGAAGGAGCTTCCTCCTCTGTTGCAGGTCCTGATGGACATCGGTTCCTCGGCGCTCATCATGTCGGGGCTCGCGAAGGTCGAGGACATCAAGGATGGCGACGGTAGCAACCCGGCTAGCTGATCCGGCGCGACAGACGCCGATCCTCTTGCGTATGCTGAACGCGGCGCATGTGCCGTACCAGCACGTGTTCCACTCGAACGAGGTGATGCTCGACTGCCCCGACTGCGGTAAAGAGAAGCATCTGTACGTCAACCTGGTGAAGCGGTTGGGGCATTGTCAGCGCTGCAAGGAGAACTTCTCGTTCGAGCGGTTGATTCGCGATCTCAACTTGCCGAAGCGGTTCGAACTCGACGCCGCCCCGAAGGTGCGGGACCTGCGAGCCATGACGACCGAGGTCGGTCAACGTTCTGCGGACGGGCTACTGCCCGGCGAGCTTCCACCACACTGCCATCCCGCGTGGAAGTTCCCCGAGGCGATCGAGTTCATCGAGAAGCGTGGTCTCAGCATCCGTGAGGCCCTCACGTTCCAGCTGCGCTACTGCCCTACAGGGCCATACGCGCGACGGGTCGTGTTTCCGGTCGTCTGGGGCAATCAGCTCGTCGGCTTCCAGGCGCGCACGATCGGTAAGGAGGAGCCGAAGTACCGCTTCCCGAGGGGCTTCCCATCAGCGCGTGTCCTATATCCACAAGCGTACCTGACGATGGGGCGCGTGATCTTGGTCGAAGGTGTGATCCCCGCGCTCATGTACCAGGGGCTCGCGACGTTTGGGAAGAAGCTCTCCGAGAAGCAACTGCTGTGTCTGGCTGATCAGAAGCGGTACATCCGACAGATCGTGCTCGCGTGGGATCGCGACGCGTGGGACACCCCCGGCCGTAGTAAGGTCTCTCCGGCACGAGCAGCGTGGGAGAAGCTCCGCGAGTGCTATCCGACGGCGGGTCTGATCTTGCCAGCGGAGAAGCCGCAGCCAGATCACTTCGCCCGCCATCTGTTTCAGAAGCTCGTGGATCGTGCGTTCCGTTCAAAGTACGGGAATCGGTCCTCAATCTGGGAAGTGTCTGTGAGTGGTGCGATGGAGCGGGTGCTCTAATGGGCGGCGTACTGCGAGAAGAGAAAGTTGCCATCTGTGAGCAGTGTCCTCTCTATCGTGCCCCGATGGTCATGAGTGAAGGGCCACCCGACGCGAAAATCATGTTCGTCGGTGAAGCCCCGAGCTGGGAGGAGGTGAGAACGGGTCGCCCCTTCTACGGACGAGCCGGGCAGTACTTGAACGGACTGCTCGACGAGACGGAGCCGAAGATCGACCGAGACGAGGTGTACATCGCCAACGCGTTGAAGTGCCAAATCCCCATCGACATGAAGAAGCAGGGGAAGGACATCGACCAGGCGATCGCCTGTTGCCGTCAGCGGCTGAATGTCGAGATTCGGCGCGTCGCTCCGAAGTTATTGGTGGCGCTCGGGGACGTGGCCCTTCGCTCAACCGTCGGGAAGTCAGGTATCACCAAGGCGCGTGGAGAGCTCCATGAACCAATCGACCTCCTCCCAACGGCGCCGAAGGTGCTGCCGACCTTCCATCCAGCGTACCTACTCCGTGGCAACGAAGGCTACCGGGGTGTCGTCGTACGCGATCTGGAACGCGCGTACCGCGTCGCGACAGGAGGCCGGGCAACACCACGACACCCCGTCGTGTACCGCATCTGTCAGACGTTCGGAGAGGCCCTGGTGTTCCTCGATGAGCTCGATCGTCAGAAGGTGATCGCGTTCGACTCGGAGACGAGTGCCTTCCGTACGAAGCTCCAGCGAATCGTGGGCACCGCGCTTGACTACCAGCGGGCCAACATCCAGTGCATGTCTTTCTCGTGGAAGGAGTACGAGGCGTGGGTGCTACCACGTTACGGCTTTAAGCGCGTCGAGGTCTGGACCGCGCACCAGTGGGAGGTGATCCGCAGTCGACTGAAGCGCAAGTTCGAGGACCCCAAGACGATCTGGGTGATCCAGAACGCACCTTTCGACCTACGGTTCCTCTCGCGGATCGACATCGACGTGTACAAGATCAACTTCCGTGATCTCCTGGTCATGATGAACCTGATCGACGAGAACAGCTTCAAGGACCTGGAGACGCTTGCGTTCCTCTTCACCGATCTTGGCAACTACAAAACACGCATGGCCAAGAAGCTCTCGAAGCTCAGGAAGCAGAAGAAGCGGAAGGAGGCGGCATAATGCCTCAACGTCCGAATGGTCCCAAGGAGTTTTGGGCAGGCGTACGTCAGCCTGACTCGCCTGACAGCTGTTGGCTTTGGGTAAGGTCGATGGATCGAGATGGTTATGGTCAGGTTCGCTATGATGGGAAGATGCGACGTGCAACGCACGTCGCCTGGTACTTGACGTATGGGACGTGGCCGATGAGGCAGCTGCTGCACTCGTGCGACAATCCACCGTGTGTTCAACCGCTTCATCTTCGCGAAGGCAGTAATCTAGACAATGTGCGTGATCGTGATGAGAGGGGAAGAACTGCTCGTGGCGATCGTCATGGGTTCAGATTGCACCCTCATCGCGCCCCGCGCGGTGAGCGGAATGCAGCGGCACGATTGAGCGCTCGTAAGGTGCGGCAGCTACGGGTGCTGGCGAGAGAGGGCGTATCAACTGGAAGCCTTGCCAAGCGCTTTGGCGTCAGCACATCAACCTGCCGTCGTATCGTGTGCAGGAAGCTTTGGAGCCACGTATGAAATCTCGTGGCCTACTCGGCGCGCGGGATGCAGCCCTGATCCCGCCCGAAATCCTCCACGAGTACGCTGCGACCGACGCGGATGCGGCGTTTCGCGTGTGGAAGGTGCTCAAGCGCCGACTGAAGGAACAGGGCATGAAGGAGTACTTCCACACCGCCTCGCGTCCCCTCTGCAGCAACCTGCTCCGCTCCGGTCTCATGGGCATGCGCGTCGACAAGACTCGCATGTTCGAGATCGCGGATCGACTCGAAACCGTCACGCGTCGGATTCAGTCGAAGATCGAAGAGATCGCCGGAGAGCGAATCAACCTCAACGCGCCTGCGCAGAAGGCCCGCGTCATCTTCGATGTCGTGGGCATCCCCACCGATGATCCCAAGGTTCCCCTCACGACTACCGGCCAGTACACCACCGATCGCAAAATCCTGGAGAAGCTGTTCGAGAAGTACCAGCACCCCATCCTGCGCCACTGCATCAACTGGGCGCGTGCCTCGAAGCTGCAGAGCAACTACGCCCCCGGCCTGGAGAAGTGGATCGACAAGACTCACCGTGTGCACACGCTCTTTCAGGTGGGCGCGCAGGTCAGCGGTCGTGTCAGCTCGAAGGAGCCGCCACTCGCGACCATGCCGCGCGACAAGGACCACAACGACTACCCGTTCCTGGAGCTGAAGGACGACGAGGTCTTCAGCCTGCGCGATATGTTCATCGCGGCACCAGGCTGTGAGCTGACGAGTGCGGACGTGAAGCAGGCGGAACTCGTGGCGATCGCGGTGATCGCGGGCGACGAGAAGATGCTGCTGATCTTCAGGGAACGCCGTGACTTCCACAACGAGGTCGCCTGGACCGTTTTCAAGGTCCCGCGTAACGAGAAGCCGAACAAGACCATCCGTACGCTCTCGAAGGGCATCGTCTTCGGTGGGTTCCTGTACGGCGGCTCAGCCGAGGGCATCGCGGCGTTCACCGGAGCGCCCGTCGATCTGATCGCCGGAGCGATGGAGGGCTTCGCCGGGCAGTTCCCGCTCACCTGTGGCTTCCTCGACGGGATCGCGGAACTCGCGATCCAGGAGAAGGTGATCACGAGCCCGTTCGGCCGCAAGCGTCGCTTCGTGGTGACGGACTACCACGACGAGGCGCAGCTGAATCACCTGCGTCGGCAGGCCCGAGACTTCTTTCCACAGAACGCAGCAGCGGAGTTGACGTTCCGGTCCATGAACCGCATCTGTGCGCGCTTCGAGAAGTACAGGATGAAGGCGTGGCCGGTGAATCTCGTGTACGACAACATCATCGTGGAGCATCCTCGCGCCGAGCGTCGCGCTGTGCGCGAGATCATGTCTGAGGAGATGACGCGTCCAGTTCCTCAGCTCGACAACTACCGCTTCGCGATGGAGATCGGTACCGCTGACCGTTGGGGTGAGGCGGAGCGATCAGCACAGGTGGTCTATCCAGAGGACGTGAAGGAGGCGGCATGATTTCTTCGACCGGCAACAGGCTCGATACCATTCGCAAGAAGTTGAAGGAGCTCAACGAGAAAAGGAAGCGGTTCTGGAAGCCCGTGGCTGGTGAGAACCCCATCCGGATGCTTCCGTGGGGCGACAACGAGACGTTCTACTTCGAGGGCAAGCAACACTACTTCCCGTGGGGTGGGCAGACGGGCCGTGGGACCGTGCACACGTGCCTGGAGCTGACCAACAAGCCGTGCCCCGGCTGTGAGAAGGCCGAGGAGCTCGCATCGAGCGAAGACGTGGAAGATGTGTCGATGAGCGAGCGGATACAGGCGAAGAGCGTGTACTTCATGAACCTCGTCGACCTGAATCATCCCGAGCACGGCGTGCAGGTGTGGCGGACGTACAGCGACAAGGTCATGACCGACATGCTGACGGCCTGGGCCGATCCCGACTGTGGCGACTTCACCCATCCGCGGCGTGGCAAGAACGTCGTGATCATCGTGACCGATCGCGGCAAGGCGCCACCGCTATACGATGCGAAGGTGAAGCACACCGCGACCCGCATCCAGAACAAGCGTTGGCTCCGCAAGGTGAAGAACCTCCGCAAGTTCATCTCGCTGCCGAACGCGCAGGAGATGCGCGCGGCGCTCGGGATGACGCCAACGAGCAGTGGGGCGACTCGCCGCGACGACGAGGACACCGAGCGCAGCTCGCGCTCGGAGAAGTACCCGTGCTTCGGCAAGTCCTACAAGAAGCCACGTGCCTACCGTCGCGAGAAGTACGGTGTGCGTGGGCTTCCGATTTGCATCGAGTGCCCGGTGCGCCGTCGCTGCAAGATGGTGTGGCGGGAGCGCCGGCTGCAGCGGTCAAAGGTCGGTGCGAGCGAGCGGCGCCGCCGGAGGCTACGGGGCTAATGGGCCGGTACGATCATCTGTGTCCAGGGTGTCGCCGGGAGATCAAGTGGTGTCTGCTCTACTGCGCGGACTGCCGGTGGCGAGGGAAGGGTGGCCCGAACCCGACGATCATGGGCGTGAAGGAAGAGGACGATGAAGTTTAAGACGAAGTACCGGAACAAACTGCGTAAGCAGTACGGCGCCGATGTCTTCCCGACGAAGAAGGAAGCCAAGGCGCTCGGCTACGTCCCTGGTGGCATCTCCACGCAGTCCTTGATGCTCGATCTGGCGATCGGGCGTCCAGGGCTGCCACGAGGCCGCATGTTCCAGTTGATGGGTCTCGACGGGCACGGGAAGAGCACGCTCTCTCACCACATCATCGCTGAGACCCAACGGCTCGGTGGCCATGCGACTCTGATCGACACTGAGGACGTGTTCGACGAGGAGCGTGCGGAGGAGATCGGCGTCAACCTCGAAGACCTGGAGCTGGTCTACCCGCGGACGCTCGAAGAGGCGCTCTGTTCAGCACGAGATCACATCAGGGAGTTCGGGAAGGAGAACCCCACTGCGATCCACACGCTGATTCTCGATAGCCTCGACGGGCGTCCGTCCAGCAAGGTGCAGAACCTGGCACCAGGGGAGAGCTCGATCGCTCGGGCGGCAGCTGACATCGCGCTGTTGCTTCCCGAGGTCGTGAACATGGCGGCACGGTACAAGTGCCTCTTCGTCTGCGTCTCTCAGCTCTCCACAAAGATCGGGAGCGGAAACTACCGGCCGGCGCACATGGGACCGGAGATGGAGACGCGTGGGGGGAACGTGCCGCGCTATCGCGCGACGGTGCGTGTGGAGATCAAGCGAGGGAAACGGTTGGAGGACAAGAGCGGCTTTCTCAATAGGCTGACCATCATCAAGAACAAGGTCGCGCCGCCGTTCCGCGAGGCCATCTACACGATGAAGTTTGTGAACGGCATCGACAAGCTCCAGGACCTGTTCGATGGCGCACTCGAACTCGGCATCCTGAAGGAGCGGAAGAAGAGCCCAGCGGGCAAGACGCGCTACCTCTTCCGTCTGCGCAAGGTGAAGGAGGAGTGCACGCGGGTGACCTGGCCTGCACTTATCGTGAAGCTCGGTGGCCCTGACAAGGCGCGGATGAAGTTCCTCGCCTACGCGTGCCGCAAGGGGCTCATGCGCCCCTACGGCCAGAGAGGAGAGCAACCTATCGCAGAGAGCGACGGCGAACGTTCACCGACCGGGACCGAAGAGGCAGCATGACGCCGCTCAGGGCGCTGAAGGATCGTGTCGGCGAGGCGAAGCACTTCCGCAACTTCGCCCGCTATCATCGTCGACACGCCGATGTGTACAGCCTCTTCTGTCGCTTCACGCGACAGGTGATCCGTGCGGGGCATCAGCACATTGGGGCGCACCTGATCCTGCAGCGCCTGCGGTGGGAGACCGCGATCAACCCTGAGCGGTACCAGGGCTTCAAGATCAGCAACTGTCACTTCCCGTTCTACGCGCGACTCTTCATGTTGCAGTACGCGGAGCACATGGGCTTCTTCCGTACGAAGTCACTGAAGCGCGCGAATGGGACCTTGATCGACGAAGACAACTAGCAACCAACAAGGAGGATGTACATGAACACCGATGACGTTCTGTGGACCGTGTTCAGCTACTCGTGGGTCCTGATCCTGCTGCTCGCTGCGGTCTTCTATCGCTCCGTGCTGCGCTTCTTCGGCATCTGGATCGTGCCCGAGGATCAGATCGGGGTCGTGACGAAGAAGTGGGTCCTGTTCGGCAGTACGAAGACGCTGCCTGATGGGGCGATCGTCGCCCTGCGTGGTGAGGTTGGCTATCTGCTCCGGCACGTAGCCCCAGCCTTCGGTGTGCTCCTTAAAGTCCAGAACCTGGCTGCTGATGCGAGCATGCATGAGATGATTTCGGTGCCCGAACGCCTTAACGGGACTGCGCTCAAGCGGAACATTTTTGGAGACGTCCCGAGAGGTCTGCCAATAGCCTTCGACGTAAATCTGCGAAGCGACGCCGCGGCCGATATTCGTGACCGTGAACTTTATCTGCCGGTGAGTCTCCGCATAGGGGGGCCCCGCCTGATCATCCGTCAAATCCTCAAACATTGGCCGTATGAGCATGGTCCCATCTCCAGCTCGTACGTCCTGCATGCGCAGGATCGGTTGCGACAGCGCCTCGACGCTCTGCTTGGTGGCATCGGCGGAATCCCTCGCCGCGATGGCCGCCTTCTCGCTGGCCCGCGCCTGCCACAGGGTGAAGCACGCATAGAAGAACAAGATGACGACGCCGACGAAATTGACCGTCGCCGTTACCCATTCCGCGGGGCTGGAGCGCTTGCACTTGCGCTTGCAAGCACTGCGCTCGGGCTCGGGTGGCTTCGATGTACCGCCGCCCTCCCCCAGAATGTCGCCGGCCGTCAGGTGGCCCTTTGGATCGGTGGCGCGCTCGGTTGTTTGGCCCTCGGGGCGTGCTTCTCGTGGCTCGCCTTCTATTACTGGTTCCCCGAGGCTCGGTACTGAACCGTCAGTCGGAATGTATAGGCCACTCGCAGGGGCGCGTATGAACCCGCGCGACAGCTCGCGACCAGCGGCTTCAAGCTCGTTCCCGAGGTCGTGGCTGGTGGTACTGGTGAGCAGGGGTCTGGGCTCGTGAACGTGCTGCTCGCCAACCTGATCCGTGACTCGCTGCCGAAGAACGGTGGCGAGGCCGCAACCAAGTAGTCACGATGGAAGACCGAGCGCTCGCACTGTCTGATCTGCATCTCCATGAGTGGCCGCAGTACGGTGAGATCATACCGGGGAAGGGCCAGAGTCGGTTGCTCGACGGGCTGTCAGTACTCGATCAAGCGACCGAGTACATGGACCGGGAGAAGATCACCGATGGCATTTTCTTTGGAGATGTATTTCACCTACACGATCACGTACTTGCTACCGCTGCTGGTGGCCTGGCCCGTTGGGCTCGGCGTGCTCGGGATCGTGGGCATGTGTGGCGTTTTCTTCTGGGCAATCACGACCGCGATCTCATGGGCTTCGATCACGCGTTGGAACCGTTCCGCAACCTCTTCGACGTAATCGATACCGGCATCCGGGAGTGCTCGGTGGCCGGTGGACACGTGATCACCATGGTCCCCTGGATGCACCAGGCCAAGGGACTGTTCGAGGCCGATGTCTGGAAGCATATCACGCAACAGTGCGAGCTGCTCGGGTTCCATCACGACTTCGCCGACGTGCCGTACCGAGGCCGCCTCATCGGACGCGCCGGCAGCTATAAGATGTTCGAGCACCGTATCTACATGGCCTCGGGGCACTACCACGACGAGATCAAGTACGATTGGTTCCGGTACTGGGGTGCCTGCATGCAGCACGAGTGGGGAGACGAAGGGAAGCGGCGGGGCATGTGGGAGATCACCTTTCGCGGGCCAGGCAAGCGCCCGAAGTTCAAGTTCGTACCGGTCAAGTTCCCGCGCTTTCGTACGCTGGTCGACGTGGACGTGTGTACCTGGCCCGACGAGAAGCTCGACACGCGGGTGCGTGGGAACTTCGTGCGGGTGCAGCGCACTGGACCACGACGCATCCGTGAGGCCACCGAGCGCTTGAAGGAACACGATCCACGCTCGATCGAGCCGTTCGTCATCGCCGTCGACAGCGCCCAGGTCGCGGAAGAGCTGCAGGAGACAAGCGACCAGGACCCGATCAACTTCGAGGAAGTGGTCGACGACTACGTGGAGCAGCACCTCTCGGACGAGTCCGATCTCCGGGCGAAGCGACTCAAGAAGATCGGGAAGCTCGCACTTCGGGGGGCTAGCTGATGCTCTACGACAATCCTTGTGGTCATGGGGAGAGCACGACGTACGTGTCTCGGCTGAACCATGGTGGCCTGTTCTGTACCGAGTGCCTCGACTGCCTCGATCGTCGTGGTCATCGTCCACGAACTACGCTGCAGCTCAGTAACTTCTGTCGACCCTACCAACAGTTCTGCGCCGGCTGCGTTGCCGAGCACCACAAGAAGAGCACGTGATGCTGCGCCTGCAGCGTGTACAGGCCGAGAACTTCCTCGGCTGGGAGAAGATGGACTTCACGCTCGCGGAGCGTGGGCTCACGTACGTCGTGGGGCCGAACGGCTCCGGGAAGAGTTCGATTCCAACGGCGATCTGCTGGGCACTGAAGGGGCTCATCGATCGTGTGGAGGTTCTCGATGATCTGGTCCGCGACGAAGGCCGTCACGGCGGTGCCTGGGTACGAGTTGAGCTGGAGCGTCTTAACAAGCAGATCGCTGTTGAACGTTACCGTGGGCATGCGGTGGGGAAGAACAGCGTACGTCTGTTCGTTGATGGCGCCGAAGTATCTGCTCGCCACACTGCCCGGACCGATGAAGTGCTCCGGGACGTTCTCGGTCTCACCGACGATCAGTTCATCCACACCCTCGTCCCCAACTTCACCACGCCGTTCAGCACCCTCCCTGAGCGAGAGCAGAAGCGGTTCATTCGCGAGCTCTTCCGCTTCGAGCGGTTCACTCAGGCCGGCGAGTATGTGAAGGGTCGGGCCAAGGCGATCAGCGAAGAGTACGCCGCGCTCAGCCTTCGCCTGGAGAATGCGAAGGGGCAGGAGACGGTCGCCATCGAATCGGTCGACACGGCGAAGTCTTCCCTGAAGCGGGCGCAGCGTGAGCGGACCATCAACGCGCAGGCTCTCGACGAGGAGCGGACCAAGATCACCAAGCGGAAGCGCCGGCTCGCGGATAGCCTATCGCAGTGGGAGGCGCAGCAGGAGCACATCGACGACTGCAAGCGACAGATCGCGCTCCTCTCCAGCCTGCTCGAAGGAACACATCGGCGGATCGAGGAGCTCTCGGCGACCAAGACCTGTCCGATGTGCGGGCAGTCGCTGACCAAGAAGAGCACGAAGCAGACCCTGGCTGATCTCAAGGAGGAGAAGAAGAGCACGCTGCGCTCCATCCGGGAGTACGAGGATCGCCTGGCGCGGCTCTCGGAGGAGATCGACCCGCGTGCGCTCACAGCTGCCTACGATCAGATCGACAAGTACGACACGCGTCTGAAGGAGATCGATGCCCAGCTGAAGTACGTGAACGTGAACGTGGAGGCGATCAACGCGAGCCTGCAACGGGCTCGCACGCGGTTGGCGGCTGCCCAGGTGGAACGGAAGGCGCTCGAAGAACAGGTTGGGGTGCTCGATGAGCGAGGACGGTACTGGGACTGGTGGAAGGACGGCTTCTCCTCCCGAGGGATCGAGACTCATGCGTTGGCTCGTGTGGTCCCTCGGCTTAATGCAGCTGTTGACCATACTCTCCGTCATCTCCCTACACAGAAAGGTGTTCTTAGTTGCCTATTTGATGTTGCTGGAGATCGCCTCGTGCAACGACTTCGCTATGCCGGGGGGCGAAAGTACGCCCTCCTCTCGGGGGGAGAACGACGCCGCGTGGACTTCGCGATCGCGATGGCGTTCCAGGAGTTCATGCCCCAGGCGACCAACTGCTGGTTCCTCGATGAGCCGTTCGAGAACCTCGATCCGCTCGGTATTCAGAAGGCCCTGCAGGTACTCGGACGATGTGGTCGGGAGTCCATCTTCGTGACTTCCCATCGCGCAGAGCTTGATTCGTTTTTCCCACGCGTGATACATCTGCAAGGGTGTCGTGTCGTGCGTGAGATCGAGCAAGCGGTGGATGTAACCCGAATGGTACAAGGAGACGTACATGACCGAGCTGTCAACACGACCACGGTACGTGCGGGACGACAGCCGCGAGCTGCAGAAGCTCGCGGCTGAGGTCATCAAGGCCGACTTCCCGCACCTGCAGCACATGCGGTTGCTGTACGGGTGGCGGACCCCCGCGCGACTCAACCGCACCACCGGGCGCTTCGTACATGGGGAAGCGCGCAAGCTCTCCGCTCGCGAGCGCGACCTCTTCGGCTTCGATGGCGCCGTGATCATGGCCAAGGACCTGTGGAAGGACATGGGACCTCGGGCCAGGCTCCGGCTGATGTGGCACGAGCTGTACCACTTCGATCTCTTCCTCGACGAGGCGCAGCTGCCCATCAAGGACGACCACGGTCGGATTCGGTACAAGCTGCGGCTCCACGATCTCGAAGTCCCACGGTTCGAGGAGGAGATTAGGAAGTTCGGCCCGGCGTCAGATGAACGAGCTGCGCTGAAGCGGATTGCTCGCCTGTATCGACAGACGAAGGGACGTATTGCTGGTAGCGCTGTTGAAGGTCGTCCCAAAAAGAAGAGGAAGCGAGTCAAGCGAGGTCGGTGATCAGTGATCGAACAAGCTCGACATGGTAATTGGAAGCACGGCGGCACGAATCGCGGCATTGCTACGCCGACGTATCGTGTCTGGAAACACATGATCGCGCGCTGCAACAGTCCGACTGACAAAGACTTTGGGGCGTATGGTGGACGCGGGATTGCGGTCTGTGTTCGCTGGCGCTCATTTGCGAACTTTCTGGCCGATATGAGACAGCGACCATCTGGCCTAGAGCTTGACCGAATCGACAACAATAAGGGGTATGATCCTACGAACTGCAGGTGGGTCGATCGGCGAGCACAGTGTCGCAACAAGCGAAACAATCGGTTGATTACGTTCAACGGTGAAACACTATGCCTGTCGGCATGGGCTGAGCGGGTAGGTGTTCACCCGGCTACGCTGCGTTGGCGTCTCCGCGTCTGGTCGCTGCGGAGCGCCCTTACAGCGATGAAGGAGATGCGGCATGGCCAAGAAGAGCCGCCGCGGCGGACGAAGCGCAAGAAGGCGCACCGGTCAGCGGCGTAAGCAGTTCCACCTGGTCTACGAGAAGAAGTGGAAGGTCTGGCGAGTGAAGGGCTACTCCACGAACGCTCGCGACAAGCGGGACGCCATGCGCCTGGCGATCACGCTGGCGAAGGACACCGAGCCCTCCTCGCTCGTGATCCACAAGAAGAACGGTGTGATCCAGAGCGAGCGCACCTACCCGAGGTCTTCTGATCCGTTCCTGCCTAAGGGATGAGATGACCCAGAAGGGTCGTAAGGCGAAGGGTAACAGCGGCGAGAACGAAGCCGCGGAGCTCTTCGGTGAGTGGTACTACCGCGACAAGCGGGCACTGATGCGCATGCCTGGTTCGAGGGGCCGCAAGCTCTTCCCTGATCAGGCCGGTGACATCGTGCCCGCTCGTGGTGGTCTCGCGAAGCCGTGGGTATTTGCGGTCGAGGTGAAGCGCGACAAGAAGGTCACGGTCGATGGCTACCTGTTCCGTGGACGGGATTCGTTCCTGTGGGAATGCTGGCGTCAGGCACGCCAGGCCGCACGGGAGAAGAGCAAGATTCCCCTCCTCGTGTACCGACAGAATCGGCAGCCATGGATCGTGTGCCTCGCGCTACAGGATGCACTCGCTGTCCAGACGTTGATCGTTCCACTGAAAGAGCCGCTCCTGAAGACCAGGGTGCTGCTCTTCTTCCACCTGAACATTCTGTTCGAGAAGACCTCTCCGGCAGACTGGCGACGCTTGTGGAGACAGCACTATGCCGGCCGGACGAGCAGGGCAGCCTAATGAGCAGGACACCATGCTGCTCGTTGTGGACGCGCCCAATCTGTTTCACAGTGCCCGTGAGATGTTCGGGCGTGGGGCCCGCATCGACTTCAAGAAGCTCCGGGAACGCATCGTCGGGAAGCGGCACTTCGCCGTGATCTACAGCCTGGCATTCATCCCGGAAGAGAAGCGCGATCTCGGCAACTTCCATGGTGCCCTGAAGCGACTCGGGTACGAGTACATGGAGCGGGTGGCCGGCTTCGCGTTGCAGATACAGGAGCTCGAACGCCTGGATGGCTACACCCATCTGGCAGTAGCCTCCGGCGATGGGTCCTTCGCGCCGCTCCTGCGCTTCTACCAGGAGGCGGGACGGGCCGTGGAGCTCTACGCCTTCATCGACGCGATCAACACTGAGCTGAAGCAGTACACCACGGTGGTCGAGCATCTCCGTGCCGACGTGCTGATGGGGGACTTCGCGACGCTCGGCAAACTGAAGGAGGCGCCGGCATGAGTGAAGGACGAGAGCTCGGTACGCTTTTCTGGTTTCGTGAGATGTTGGACGGGATAGCTGGCGTGTTCAACGTCAACGTCGACACGATGCCGATGGAGACGCTGGAGTTTCTCAATCGGCGGATCGACCACCACCTACACTGCCAGGTCTCGGCCGCGGTCCGTCGGAGGAAGTACCCCGTCTTTGATGCCAGCAAGGGGGGTGAACCGGCCTTCCGGGACGAACCGGGGAAGTGATGCCTTCAGGAGTGCCCGTTCTTGGCCCCCAGCAGCCTCGTAGAGGGGGGTTTTGTCGGGGGTGGGTACCCCACACGTAGGGGAGGGCCTCCAGGGGCCTCAGATCGAGCGATTCGCGTTTTCGCGGTAACGCGGTGTGCCAATGAAAGGAGGGCTGAGATCGATGAGCATGCTCAAGGTCACGCGGGAGGGCAACGCCGTCAACGCCGGCCCGTTCTGCTGCGACGCGAAGATCGTGAGCGCCACACCATGCTGCGCGGTTATGGGCAAGCTGCTGCACGACGAGTGGCCGTTCGGCGTCCACTATAATCTAGATAGCTTCGTGTTCGTGCTCCACGTCGCGTACCCGAATGAGGACTTAGTCTCGATCCTACACACCAAGTTCTGCCCCCACTGTGGCGCCTCAATCCACATCGTGACCTCATGAGCGTGAAGCAGTTACCAGTCGGTCGCCCATTTGACGGACTGCTTTCGAAAGGAGTGCGTCTCTCTCAGAAGGAACTGAAGGACGCCAAACTCGATCCAGGTATCGCACATGCGGTACACATCATGCGGGTCGGTGGGTTCGAGACGTGTCAGTCCTGTCAGGGTGGCAAGGGGCATTCGTACGAGTGGCCGACTGTGGACTTTCTCGGCGATCGCACTGTTGGATTTCGTGCGCTCGCCTGGGCGCACGAACACAACCTTGATGTGCATGCGATCTCTCGCGTCTATCGCATTTGGGATGGTGACATTGCCGATCCTCCAATCTGGCGAATGGAGTTCTGTACGCGTCCGCGTGGAGTTCGACTTGGGGGGAAGTCATGAAGGTCAAACTGATCAAGAAGCTGGAGTTCGAGCGGAGCGACCCTGGCGCCATGGGCAAGATGATGCTGGTGGTCATGCTCACGTTCGTTGATGACGAGTGGAAGGTCTTCTACCCGCAGAGCTCATTCAAGTACTACGTGAGCCCACGAGAGGCGGCGCAATACACGGTCGGGAAGAAGTACGAGATCACGATCGGTACGAAGCCGGTATGATGATGAAGAAGTGTCCACTGTGCGGAGCGAAAGGGGCCGTCGAGCTCGGGGTCTGTACCGTCTGCGGAGCGGAAATCCATGCCCCGCGGCAGTACACCCGCGTGAAGACGCTCTCCGATCAGCTGATCGGTGTCACGCACCCGATCCACGGGAAGCAGATGTGGAGCCTCTGCGAAGTACGTGGAGATCGTCCCTGTTCGAACTGCCGCAAGACGATCTCCAAGGGGGAACCTGCGTTCGGACCGGTGAACACTGCGGCAGGCAACCGGGATGAACGCCTACACGAGGAGTGCGTATGAAACAGGGGAAGCGGAAGGCGAAGAAGAACGGGACGAAGCGGTTTCGCATCCTGAAGATCAGGGTCAGCAAGGAGCTCTACGACGAGTTCGCACACACCGTGAAGGATCGCCCTGATCTGTACGGGCGCAACGTCACTCAGTGCGCGCAAATCCTGTTCGACGACATGGTGCGCGCTAGTGCAGATCGGACGAACACACGCGTTTACCTGGACTGCAACGAGCGCGAGGCTCTCGCACAGCACATCGCGGATGCGATCGTGGCGCAGCTGCACAAGGAACTCCGGCCGTGATCCGTACCGTCAGTGATCTGAAGACGGAACTCGACGTGCTCAACCCCGCGTACGCGAACCAGCTGATCTTCGTCACGGTGTACCTGTGGGATGGCACCGTGCTCCAGTGTCCTATCGATCGCTTGCAGCTCAGTGTCCATCACGACTACGGTGACGAGGTGGAGATTGTCGTAGTGGAGTTACCATCATTTCATGAAAACGCTTCGTGATCGGTGATCTGCTTGTCGCACTCGAACAGGTGAATCCTGCGTATCTCGATTGTCCGCTCCAGGCGGTCACCCGTGGCCATGACCTGGTCAATGACCGGCCTGGTGATCCGCACCAGGGTAGAGCACATCCGGATCGACATCACCGACGGGCACCAAATCCCTGGAAGTGAACTGTTCGGCATGCAAGTCGAGCTCACCCTGGAAGGCGCAGGAAGGGGCTATCGCTCATGAGTGAACATCAGCCTGCACCAGAGACCATCGACGAGAAGTTGGAGCATCTCAATCGTCTGATCGTGAGCGCCAGCGTGAACATCGGGAACGGAACCACGCAGCACGTGGGCCCTCTGCGGCTCCTCTCGTTCATCGCGCACAACCCGCTGGAGCTGTATCTCAAAGTGGATCATCTCGTCCGGCAGCACGAACTCGAACGGGACGGAGCCCTCAGGTAGACTTCAGCCCCATGACAACCTGGAAGAAGAAGCAGCGGGGTACTCTCGTAGAGAGTACCCCCTGGAAGGTGAACCGCAACAAGAAGCAGCAGAAGAGTCAAGTACAACTGCTACATCGGGTGAAACGACGGCTCGCGTTCTTGGTCGCGTACGGTCGTTCCAACAAATCGATCGGTCGGGAGCTCGATCTTGGGGACGACACCCTGACCTCTCTTATAGAGAATCCAGAAGTACAGTCCCTCATCGAGCAGATGACCACGGAGATTATGGATCGGGCAGAGCGCCAGTTCCAAGGGCTCTATCTCGATTCGATTCGCAGTGCGCGAACGGTCATCCGCAATGTGAAGGGGAAGAACGCGCAACCGTCCTTGGCCATCGATATGATCAGAATGCTCTGGCAGGCACTGGGGAAGCTCCCTGTGCTTGGCAAAGGGAACGAGACCAACATCCTAAATCAGCAGTTGGCCATGGCTGGTGGCGCCGTGCCCCTCACCGATCAGGATGCACAGAACGCCATGCGCTTGCTCAGGCAGGATCGTGAATCGCAACGCCAAACCCAGGTTCCCAATCTGGAAGGAGTCGTTGAATGAGTAAGGTGGTTGGCGCGAACTGCCAGCATCATTGGCAAAGTTGCGGTAGAGGCGAGCGGGTCTGCTCCAAATGCCGAATGCGCAAACGCAGAGCGACGTTCGTACCAGATTTTTACGTTGAGGCTCTTCGCGATTCGCCGCGCTTGAGCAGCGGGCGCGTGCTGAGGATTCTGGCTGATCGCGCAGCGTGGTTGGCAAAGAAGATCGAGGAACGCAGCGCAGCCGCCCAACCATCATCGTGGTTCATCGACGAATTGAAAGCAATCGTACAGGCTGCCGAGTCCGTGTCGTTGCTGCGCTCCAGACGGAAGGAGTTGTCGAGTGACCAAGGCTCGAAAGGAGGTGATGCACATGGGCAAGGGCAAGAATAAAAAGGGCGGCAAGAAGTACTGAACACGTCGACCAGGTGAGAGAGGAGATCGATCATGGAAGGCAAGAAGTGTCCGATGTGTGCGTTGGGAATGCACGACAAGTGCAAGGGCAAGGGTTGTAGCTGCGACAGCCCGAAGCACAAACGGTCCAAGAACGAAGATGCATCGTAAGCAGCAAACACGGAGGAGTATGTCATGATTGGACGAAGTGTTCTGGTACTCTTGTGGGGGGCCACCGTTGCCCTCGCCCAGCCCTGGCCGGTCGACCGTGGGAGCAGGCTGCTCGTCCCCTCCGTACCCACCAGGATCGTGGTGCAGCTGGACGGTATCGAGCAGGAGGCGATCGTCGAGCCCATCGCGCCCTTCGCTCCCAACGCCCAGATCGTCGTACAGCGCGACATGGGGATCGCTACGCTGCCCGTGCCCACCATGCGCTACTACCGTGGGCGCCTCACGAATGATCCGGCCTCCTTGCTCATTGCCACCGTCGATCGGCAGCGGGGACGTGTCGGAGGGTTTGCCCTTTCTCGTGGGATCATGTCGTTGATCGGCGCTGGACGGACTGGACGCTTCTACCAGCGCGATCTCGATCATCCGCCACCGGGGTTCTCGTTGGAGAACGATGTGCGCACACCGCCTCCACGTCCCCATCGTCTTCCTACCCTCGCCGTGACCGTGCCAGCGACCGCGACGATCGCCATCGAGACGGATCACGAGCTCTGGGTGAAGTTCGGAACCGATGAAGAGACCCGCGACTACATCGGTGCCCTCTTCGCTGCCGTATCGAGCTTCTACCAGCGGGACATCGGCGTGACGTTGCAGATCGGCTACCTGAAGCTCTGGGCCACCACAAGTGATCCGTGGACGGCCACGAGCACGAGTGATGCTCTCGATGAAGTGCAGTCGTACTGGACCACGCCGAGCCACGGGTTGACCACCGTACCCCGTGCCACGACGCAGTTCCTTTCTGGAAAGACGGTCACGGGCGGGATCGCCTGGCTCAATGCGCTCTGTGATCTGCAGTACGGCTACTCCGTGGTCCAGTTGGGGGGAACGTTCGACCTCTCTGATCCTCGGGCGATCTGGGACGTGATGGTCGTCGCCCACGAGCTCGGACACAACTTCGGCAGTGAACACGAGCACTGCTACAGTCCACCGCTCAACGCCTGCTACAACAGGGAACAGGGTTGTTACTCGGGATCGGTCGCTTGCTCGCGGGGGGCGATCATGTCCTACTGTCACCTCTGCCCCGGTGGGCTCAGCAACATCGATCTCCTCTTCATGCCGGCCGTCGTCGGTCATGTTCTTCGGGAAGTGTCGGCGGTACACTGCCTGACTCCGATCACCGCGTCGTCCACCACGACGCGTCCCTCCACAACGACCAGCCCACCCACCACAACCATCGTCCCAACCACGACCACGCATCCCCCGACTACCAGTGTTCCATCCACCACGACAACGACCACGACGACGCTGGCCAACTGCAAGGGACCAGGGAGTCGGTGCATGCGCAAGAAAGGCTGTTGCTCTCGCGTGTGCGTCCGGCCGAATCGATGGCAGGTCCGCGGTGTATGCCAATAGGTACTAGTACGTCGTCGGGAGGAGTATACATGAGCTGCACGCGACCGGGGACGGGAAGTGCCCCGCCTGCAAGCGGCACCCCGAATCGTCCTCCGCACGAGGAGGCCAGACCTGAACGTGAGCCGATCAGTGTGCAGGACGCGATGTTGTGCCTGACCGAGTTCGACAGGGATGTTTGGGGAGACATGCGTCTCTTGTCGACGCTGGCCAGCGACATCCGTGAGTTGATCAAGATCATGGCGGAGGAACTCGAAACAGAGCGGGCACGTTGTTGGGTGGGGTGGACACGTGCCGAGTACTTTGAGAGCCTGGCCAGGATTCGCCGCTCACACCACCTTGGGATCATCGGCCGCCTGCTCCGTCATGAGTAAGGGTGTCGTCTTCGATCTGGGTGCCGGCTTCCCGCGCGCAGCGGTGCAGCCGAAGGAGTTGGTGTCCATGCGCTGGTCGATTCTCCTCTGCGGTCTTCCGCAGCGCATGGACCAGGGTGCTCGCATGCCGGTGTTCCACAAGTTGTGCGAGCTTTCTGCCGGATTTCGTGATGTCGAAGTGCAGCTGTTGTACGACAACCAACGGATGAGCACGGGCGCGAAGCGCAATCGGCTTGTGAATTGTGCCCGCGGCGAGTACATCTCATTCGTAGACGACGATGACGATGTCACGGACCAGTACGTCCGCCTCATCCACCGCGCGCTGCGCGATCACCCAGGCGTCGACCTCGTCTGCTTCAACCTCGTTGGGCCTCGGCTGCTCACGAACAACGAGCTGCGGTACCGATACCATCCACGCTGGCGGCAACAACAGACGGAAGAGCGCTTTCCTGGCGTCCAGTGGAAGCGTCCGCAACATACGTCGGTGTGGCAGCGTGCACTCGTACGGAACGCCCTCTTCTCCGACATGAGCCGGATGGAGGAACTGCAGTGGCAACTGGAGACGGAGATGATGGTGAACACCTACGTCTACCTGGACGAGGACCTGTACCGGTACCAGATGCCGGGCCTGGACTGACGAAGATCGAGGAGGCGCTTCGTGAGTCCCTGCCGCGATTGGAGAAGCCTTGGAGAAGGACAAAGTACTCGTACAATAGGCTTGGGCGTGGCCTGGCTATGGTGTGCAGCGAGATGCTGCAACGGGGGTTTTGGCTCTGTGCATAGAGCCCTCCTTGCCCAGTGAAACACCAGGCCACGCCTGAGAACACCAAGGAGGGTACGATGACGATATGCTCGATGCCCTTGCTGTCGACCAGAACGTGCCGGTGAAGCAATGAGGATCGCACTCCTCGCTCCCTCTCGTGGACGGCCGATGGACCTGCTGCGCTTCTACGACAGCGCGTTCCATCACGCCGTCCGTCCCGACAAGTGTGAGATCATCGCCAGGGTCGATCTGGATGACGAGCAGCTCGGGGGCTATCGCGAGCTCGAAGCCGTCCTTGGCCCGCGGCAGATACCGGCGTTCACGCTCCTGGTCGGTCCGCGCGATCTCTGTCTCAGCAACCTCTGGAACGAGTGCTGGGGTGCTGCCCACGCACAGGCGGAAATCTTCATGATGGGGGCCGACGATCTCGTCTTCCGTTCCCCACGATGGGACGAGATGCTGCGCGAAGCCTTCTACTTGTACCCGGACCGGATCGCATTCGTGTACGGGCGTGACAGCATCCAGAACGAAGCGCTCGGGACCCATGGCGCGATCCACAAACACTGGGTGGATACGGTCGGATACTTCGTGCCGCCCCTCTTCGAGGCCGATTGCAACGACTCCTGGCTGCACGAGGTCTCGGAGATCATCGGGCGCAAGCACTTCATTCCGGACCTCGAAACCGAGCACCTGCATGCGTCCAGCGGGAAGTCACCTCGGGACGCCACGCATGATGAACAACGTGCCCGTCGGGTGCAGTTCCGCATCGATGAGAAGTGGCACAGTACTGCACCACTGCGTCGAGCCGATGCGGAGAAGCTCCAGTCGTTCATCAAGCAGCAGGAAGCCGCTCGGGGGGAAGAGTTAAAGCGGAAGTACGGAAGTACCCCAACATGACCGAGTACAGCTTCGTAGACCACGTCGCAGAGTGGTCCCGCGTCCCGATCGACGATGAAGGGTACTTCTTGCCTGCCGAGCTCGCTGCACTCCACCCGAACCAGCTCTGGGAACGTGTGGAGCGGATGCGTCAGACACGCTTCAATCCGCACGGGTGGCGAAACTGGGAGAACAAGTGGGTGTGGCATGCGCACTACGATGACGAGCCGCGGAACTGGGTCCTGGACTTCGGCTGCGGAATCGGTATCGAGGGCCTGGAGTACCGCCTGCACGGGCACCGGGTCGTACAGGCCGACATCAGGCAGGACACGCTGTACCTGGCTCGTCGTGTCTTCGCCGTCTACGGGTGGCAGCCACTCGAAAGCCTCCTCGTGCGGGAGATGGCGTTAGGGCAGAAGGCCCCATTCTTCAGCAGTATCAGTACAACTTGCTCGATCTTCCACGCCTCAGGTGTCCTGCATCACTTCCCCTATGCCGCGGACCTGTTGCGGTTCGTTGCCAAGAACTACCTGGACGAAGAGAGCGAAATCCGATTGATGCTGTACTCGGATCGTGGGTGGGCGAAGTATGCGGAAGCCCCCGTGCCGCCCGTCGAGGACGATGTGCGTGATCACCCAGCGTTCAGCCGCTTCGTGCGGGCCTTCGATTCCGTGGGGCACTATGCGGACTGGTACAACGCCGACAAGCTCCAACACCGCTTCGGAGACTTCCTCCGGGTCAGGTCCTGCGACTACATCACCTACGACGATCGATACCTATTCACCACGCTGGTGCGTCGATGACGCTGGAGAAGCTCTATAAGACCATCACCAATCCAGAAGACAAGATGCGGGTTGGTCAGGCTATCGGCATTGTGGTCGAAGCCATTGTCCCGAAGCGACATCTCCACCGCCTACAGCTGAGCGACGGATCGCATGTCGATTTCTATGCCTTCGTTAATGTGGATGCCGAGCTGGTGAAGTCATGAACTTCGTCATGCTCGAACGGTTCACCTTCGACGACCCGAAGGAGCGCCTCGACCAGATGCGCCTGGTCTGCATGGACAGCTTCCGACGCTTCCTCCTCGGGGACTGGGAGTTCCTGCTGGTCGGGACCCTGCGTGATGCCCCACCGCGCTCCTGGCACCGGGCCATCGAGCATCAGTTCCGTCGGGTCGCTGAGCTCTGGAAGCACGGGCACAACGTCCTGATCGTTTCGCCTGATGTGATCTGCGTGAAGCCGACGCCCATGTTCAGCCGTCTCGGGATGCAGTTGTTCTGGTACACCGATCCTGAGCCGCTTCTGAATGGGGGTGTGGTCTACGTGGGGCGGAGTACCGAAGCAGACGTGATGCATTACATGCTGAGTGAGCTCGCCCGCGTCGATGATGGCGACGACTGGGGTGCCACTCAGCGCATCTTGAACGAGACCTTCTACCGCCAGCGCTTTCAACCGGTGTTGGAGAACGCCATGAACTGGTCTCCGCAGGTGCGCAACGAGATTCCGAAGAGCGCGGCGCACATCATCCATCACCACTACACGCGCGATCGCGTCGGGACGCTCGCTAAGATGCAAGCAGACTGGCGTTCCGTACAGGAGGCCATATGAAGATCGGGCAGAGCATCTTGCAGGTATTCCTACGGAGTCGCGGCATCCTCCAGGGTGCGAAGGAGATCAAGCTCGGGCAGCACGATCTCAACATGCTCGCGGCGACGATCGATGCGGAGGTACAGAAGCTCAGGCATAACGACTGGTCCCGCTTTCGGATGGTCGTGACCGAGTCCGTCGCACGGGAGGCACCGTGAACATCGGATTCATTGGGTTGGGGAAGCTGGGCCTCCCGTGTGCGCTGGCGATCGCGCACGAGGGCTACGCCGTCATCGGGACGGATACCAACACGGCCGTCCAGGAGTACTTGCGAGCCAAGCACATCCCCTTCCAGGAAGCGCTGATGAACGAGTACCTGGAGCATGGGGATACCATCCACGTCGTCCCTGCCGTGGCTGATGTCGTTGCTCAGAGTGATCTCGTCTTCGTGGCGGTACAAACGCCGCACAAGGAGAAGTTCGAGGGCATCTCGCGGCTGCCGCACGATCGAGAAGACTTCGACTACACGTTCCTGAAGGTGGCCGCGCTGCAGATCGCCGAGGCGGCACGGAAGCATACCGTCTCGCCCATGGTGGCGGTTATCTCGACGGTGCTCCCGGGCACCATACGGCGCGAGATTCTGCCCATCCTTCAGGATCGTGGGATCGAGACTGTCTACAACCCGTTCTTCATCGCGATGGGGACGACGATCCCGGACTTCCTGTTTCCCGAGTTCGTGCTGATCGGGACCGACGATCCAAACCTCACACCGCAACCAATCTGCCGTTTCTATTACGACTTCTACGCGAAGATTTACGGGGTTGATCGTGTTCCAACGTTCACGATGGGCATCGAGGAAGCGGAGCTCACCAAGGTCGCATACAACACGTTCATCGGCATGAAGATCGTGTTCGCGAACACCTTGCGGGAGATCACTCACAAGATCGGGGGTAACGTCGACCGGGTCACGTACGTGCTCGGCCAGGCCACTGCGCGGGTGATCAGCGATCGCTATCTGAAGGCGGGCATGGGGGACGGCGGGGGCTGCCACCCGCGCGACAACATCGCGATGAGCTACCTCGCGCGGACGCATCATCTCTCCTTCGACCTCTTCGATGCGATCATGAAGGCGCGGGAGCGGCAGACTGATTGGCTCGCGAACATCGTGGCCCAGACGGTGGATCGCACCGAGCTCCCGGTGGTGATCTTGGGGCTTGCCTACAAGCCCGACATCGGGCTCACCGTGGGCAGTTCTAGCCTGTTGCTGAACGAGCTACTCCGTGAGCGTGGCATCCATGCTGAGCTCTTCGATCCGTACGTGGAGGGGCACAACAAGTACTACTTGTTCAACGACAAGTGCTACTACAAGCCGGCGATCTACGTCCTCGCCATGCCGCATCGTCTCTTCCTGGAGTCTGCCTATCCGAAGGGCTCGGTCGTGATCGATCCCTGGGGAGTGATGTGCGACTGGTCCGACGACATCGAAGTGCTGAGGCTGGGACGATGATCCGCGTACACTTTTGTGGTGACTTCCACTTCTTCGCCGAGGACGAGGTCGACGGCTTCCTGAAACTGTCGCAGTACTTCGCAGAGGTCGCGAAGACCAAGCAGGCGCCCCCCGAGGTGATCGGTTGGATGGACATTCACGAATGCCGCCCAGCCCCCAATCAAGTCCTCGACTCCTGATGGGGAAGGTTGTCTATCTCGATGCGCAGCGTCCACACCTCTCTGGTACAGCGCGCTGTCTGTCCTGCCAGCACCAGTGGGCGGCCGTCTCGCCAGTCGGTACAGTCTGGCTGGCATGTCCAAGCTGCTTGCTGCTGCGAGGTCGCTACGTGAACTATTGCGAGATCGAAAAGGCAGAGCACTGGACCTGCCATTGTGGCTGCGATCTATTCTTCGTCACCCCGGGCGGGATGTACTGCCCGAACTGCGGAACTGTACAGAGGTTCTGATGGCCAAAGATGGAATGCCCAAGTGGTTGTCGTACGTGACGCCGATCCTCGCGATCCTCGGCTTTCTCACAGGGCTGATCTCTTGGGGGATCAGCCTGCAGACACGCGTCGCGCAACAGGAGTACTGGAACAAGTACTTCCACAAGCTCCCGGTGGCAGGAGAGGAATGACAATGAGGGCGATCGTGGCAGTACTGATCTGCATGATGAGCATCGGTACTGCGAACGCACAGTACAACTCCTACTGCAATCCAAAGGGTGCCTGTCGTCCCAACGGACGGGACATGGCGCACCGGTTCGTGTCGGACGACACCATCCTGAAGTTCATCCAGGATCGGCAGATGTCGCAGACCGAGATGGACCTCGTGGTCCAGATGGAGATGGTCTACGTCTTCGAGCTCATGGAGTACTGCCAGTCGATCCCTGCGTGTGCGAGCTCATTCCCTGTCAGCAAGTTCGACGGCTTCGTCACCGAGGTCGAGACCCGCTTCGACTGTTGCAAGCCGTACAAGGACCCCTGTGGGTGTGGGTGCGAACTAAGTGCAGCGCCAGCCTGTCTCGACGATTGGGTGGTCACCCTCCAGGCGGCGGCGACGCTCTACTTTCGTATCCGTACCGCGCACACGATCATGAGCAACACGTCCACAATGAACGATGCAGCAAAGCGAGCCTGTGCGGCCTACCCGCTCACTGACGATCAGCGGGACTTCCTCGATCATCGGGTCGTGACCGGAACGGATGGAATCAAGCGCTGTGAGTGGCCCGCCGCCTTCGTGATCTCACCGAAGCGGCCGAAGGTTTATGCGAGTACAGGACCGGGCGCCAATCAGGTGGGGAAGATCGACGCACGGATCAAGTGTCCCTCGAAGCTCGACGCGAACGATCTTGCCCTCCTCGAAGCGACCGACCAGGTGCATCACCAGCAACATCTCGCCAACTGTGGGCAGGGGCCAGCTCCTGCGCCGATCTTCTACGCCGGATTGTTGCGCCCAGCAGTACACGCGCGACACATGATGTACGAAGACTTCGCGTGCAAGGTGGGGATGACGCCCGAGCAGTGTGAACGAGAGCGGCACTGTCGACACATCGATCCGTTCAGTGGGAAGTGGCACAAGAAGGTCCCAGTCGCGCAGAAGTGTCCGATCTCGACGCGTCAGCACATCGCGCACGAGCGTTGGGACGAAGCGCAGAAGCTCGGACTCTGGGGCTGTAGTGTGCGCCGGAATGGTGAGCACCAGTTTTGGCACTTCGTCGCGAACTTCTGGTCGAACTTCAAAGGACGGCTGCCCTGCCGTGGGTGTACCGAAAAGATCGCCGACTGTTACGCCTACACGGGCGCGCAGTACCTCACGAAGCCGCTGACTCCATGATGAACATCCTTTGGTCGATCCTGGTGTGCAGCATCCCGAATCGGTTGGAGCTGTACATGCCGAAGCTGATGCGCGACCTTTGTCAGCAGGCGAGTGCGTATCCCGAGGTCGAGGTCCTGATGCTTTTCGACAACCAGAAGCGCTCGATCGGCTCGAAGCGGAACGCTCTGGTCCAGCTTGCGAAGGGATACTACATCTCCTTCATCGACGATGATGATCATGTCGCGCCGAACTACGTGGAGCTGATCCGCAACAAGGTCTCGACGATGGCGGTCGACGTGTGCGGCATCACTATGCAGAGCCAGGAGTGGTTGCCGGACGGACGGGGGAAGTACCAGGAGCCAGCGATCACACGCTACGACTTCAACACCAAGACGGGAGAAGTACCGCAACACACGAGCGTCTGGCGCCGGGAGCTCGCCCTACGAGAGCCCTTCAAGGCGCTGAACGCCGGTGAGGATGCAGAGTGGTCCACGCGCATGCGCCCGCACGTGCGGGTCGCGACACGTATCGAAGAGATTCTGTACTACTGGGATTGGCGGGCCTGGATCGATCAGGCTGCTGCGCCGAACCTGGAGGATGTGGTACATGGCTAGCAAGGAGGAAGAGGAGCGGTCTCGGGCGAAGTTGATTCAGATGATCCGCTCCCTCCTGGAGCGGGTCGAGATGGGCGACATCGTAGCGATCTCCATGGGGATGATCACGGTCGAGGGTGCCGTCGTCTGCGCCAACATGAACGGCGTGAACTCGAATCCGATGAACCTGATCATCGCCACCGCCTACGCCCAGCACGATCTGCTCAAGTGGATCGAGGCGGGGCAGCCCGAGCGTGATCTCCCGGAGGACTGGAAGGTTCCTATCCCACGACAGTAATCCTGCCGGCTGCAACACACTCTGGTCTCTTTTGAGTCCATTCAGTATGTTGGGGTAAACAGTCCGGCAGGACCGGCGGGTGGAGGATTGGCCTCCACTCGTCACCTTTCTAACAGCAGGGAGCGAACATGGTAGATTACAATCGGGATGAGGACAAGCGCGAAGATGGCAATGAGCTCGTCGAGTTCCCTGATTCGGTGTGTGTGGGGGAAAGCCAGCTCGCGATCCGGGTCATGATCGATGGACATGGGTACTGGATTCCCAAGTCCTTGATCCATGACGACTCCGAGGTGTATAAGCGAGACACGAACGGTGTTCTGATCATTCCGCGGTGGCTAGCGGAAGAGAAGCGGCTCGTTTGAATCGATCAGGTACAAACGTGAGTGAGACTCGCAGCTCGGCGGAAACCGCCATCGAGCAGATTATCTCTGCGTGCCTAGAGCTCGGCTGGGACATCGCAATCCCAGAGAGCGACGAGGACGTACCTGTGGTCGGGTTCATCATTGGCACCTCCGAGTACGTCGATCACGTCACGGAGTGCGTGAACTTCCCTACCGAAAGAATCGCGTAGGGGGGAGGGTGCACAGATGGTCTCCATCGAGGAAGAGATTTGGTACAACGATCCCTCGGTTGCTGCGACCTTCGAACCGCGTCATGCCAACTACCATCGGTGCGAGTACAGCCTGCTACAGGCCATCCTGGAGGATGCCAAGCGGTTCCTCTGGCAGCCGAAGCAGATGAAAGGGTCGAGCATGTACCGGCAATGGTGGCACGACCTCGTCTGGCTCCTGGGCGCTGAACAGATCGACCTGGTCCGGGGGTACGACTTCGATCTGCTCTGTGCGCACCTGGGCCTGCATCCCGACTGCGTGCGTCGGGTGATCCTCCACGGTATTCCCGGGGCCGTGCTGAAGGTCATGATCGGGCGGATGCCTGACGACTTCCGGACGCTCCTGGCCGAGAAGCAGGTTCCCACCACCGAGTACCAGCTCGTGGAGTACTTGCACGCGGCATGAGCCGTGCGACCGCCACACGGAAGGACGCCGGGACCGGCCCACAGAAGTGGGGGACCTACAAGTTCGACGATGAGATCGAAGGTACCAGTAACGTCCACCACGAAATCTACGGACAGGTGGGCCAGCCGATGCGCCTCCAGTGCATCGGTGACCCGGTCGTTGCTGGGACGCTATACCCCGACAACGGGACCGGAGGAGTGGAAGCAGCCACGTCTGCGCAGGTCTACATCCCGACGATGGGCTCAAACGTGCTCGTCGACTACGCAGACATGCTTCTCGTGGTACAGGTCGGGCCGGGACTTGGACAGGTGCGTCGGGTCACCGGGCTCAAGGCCACGATCGGCGCCATTCCATTCCACACGTTGCTGGTCACGCCCGTCTACAACCCTCGCCCAGATGATGGGAGCATCTGCGCGCTCCTCATCGATTTGTTCAAGTACGCGCATCTCGGTATCAAGGCGGAGTTCTCTACCAACAACGAGACGGACTACGTCGACATCCACGTGTATCTGTATGACACGCCGCAGGAGACCGTGCGAGGATCGAGACCGTTCGTCGACCGGCGTATTCGGCTCACCAACCGTGCCAACCAGGTCGGCGTGACCAAGGCGTCCTACTCGCACGGGGATCGCTACGAGCTCCTGACGCATGGGTGCTTCGGGGCCAAGGTCTACGCGCACACGATCTCGGGAGGTTCTGTGGTGCTCTGGGCCGGAGGCTTCTGATGCCGTCGCGATCAACCGTCAGCCGCGTCGATCCTGGTGGGTCCCAGCTGTGGGGCACTCTCCAGTACGACGACGAGATCGAGGGAACGACCAGCGTTCAGCACGAGCTCATTGGGCAGTACGGCAGCCCTCTTTCCCTGCAGTGCATCGCCGATGCGGTGAACACCGTGAAGGAATACCCGGATGACGGGACCGGTGTCGCGGCGGGTGTTGCCGCTGGGACGATCACCACGACCTCGGTGCCGCTCACTAACATCGACATCGATGGGCTCTTGGTCGCGATCACCGCAGCCTCGACCGGGATCGGACAGGTCCGCCGAATCGTCTCGCACTCTGGTCAGGTGATGACCCTCAATCGCAACTGGACGACGACGCCGACGGGAACGGTCAACTACGTCCTGCTGCTCGACCTCTTCAAGCTGAACCAGATGATGCTGAAGGCCGAGCACTCGAACGTGAACGAGACCGACTACCTGGACATCGTCATGACCCTCTTCGATGTACCGATCGTCGGGACGCGTGGCCCGCGCCGTATCCAGGATGCCCCGGTGCGCCTGATGAACCTCGGATACTCGGTCGGTGTAACCAAGGCGGCGTTCTCGCACGTGCAGGGCTACTCGCTCGCCTCGCGTGGGGCGGTTGGCGGGAAGGTCTACCTGAAGGCGATCTCTGCCGGCACCACGAGCCTGTGGGCGGGTGGCACATGAAGTGGCAGGATCGATTGCTCGTCTTCCTCGTCCCGTTCCTGCTCATCTGCCAGGTGATCAACGCCTTCGGTGATGACCCGTTGCCTCCAGGCGTCGGGAGTTTCCCGCGCGTGTCCTCGAACGGGGTCTTTCAGCGGCCATGTGCCTCGCTCGCGTTCGGTTCGAACCTCACCGCAACACGGAACGGTGATGCCTGCGACATCGACGGTACCTGCTCGTGCAGTGGAGGACTCGCGCCGTCCACCACGATCGACTACTTCGAGGACTTCTGGGGCAGCGTTGCTTCTGAAGAGCGTAGCGGTACAGAGTACGCCTTCACAGGAGTTGCGACCGCGACCGGTGGCGGGACCGTCTGTTGCTCACGGACCAACAGTCGTGGGATTAACGCGACTGAGTTCGATCGTCCTGGTGTCCAGGTCATCACGCCCTGCAATGAGACCAACAAGGGCTGCATGCTCCTGCACATCCAGGGCAACGTCGGCAGTCATACCCATAATCCGCGTGCCTTCTACGCGCTCGCGAACACGACCGGCTGGAAACTCACCTTCGCCGTACAGCTCGGCGATCTGACGAACTCCATCTACCTGATGGGGTTCACGAGCGAGGCCACGCTCGCTGTGTGTGGGAGCCGGAACTGCATCTCCACGCTCTTCACGCCCGTCGACTTCATCGGGTTTCGGTACGAAGCATCCGCGAGCTCGCGCATTCAGCTGTACAGTTGCTCGGCGAGCACATGTAGCGGAACGGACATCACCGCCGTCACGGTAGCGGCAAACACCTGGTACAAGTTCACGCTCGATATGAGCGATAGCAGCAACCTGCGTGGCCAGATCGACGCGACGACCGCCGTGACAAAGAGCACGAACCTGCCGTCCAACATCGCCTTGACCATGGGCCTCGGTGCCTGGACGAAGACGACGGCAGAGAAGCCGCTGCACATCGATTACGTCTGGTACCACGCCACGGTGAGCCGATGATTCGATCACTGCTTGCCGTTCTGCTCTTCGTCAGCACTGCCTTCGCCGATCCACCGTTCATCGGCCCGCCGGCACCACGTACGCCAGGTGCCCCGCGGGGGATCGATGTGCGTTCAGCCGGCGCGAAGGTCGCCGACTGCAACCGCATGGACTTCAACCTCGGGCTGGCAGCGGCTGGATGCACGGTCGGCGGAACCTGCAACTGTACATTCACGTTCGATCCGATCACGAAGGTCGACCTGTACGAAGAGTTCATTACGCAAGGAATCGGTGATCGGGACTACGACACGGATGGTGGGTGGTCCTGTACAGGAGCGGGTGGAGCGGGTTCGGGTTGTACTGGTATCGACGGGTCGAACTACAACCATCCCGGCCTCGTGTTCATGGATACTCCCGCGACGCTCAACGCAGCCAAAATCATTCACACACTCGGACTGCGCGATCAGAACACGCGTGTCGTGCCGAATCCGTTCTTCGGTCTGACCGGGCAAGCAGGCAACTGGTTCATGGAGTGGATGTTCGCGCCACGCCAGAACACGACGACGGTGCGCATCATGGCCGGGATGTACGGCAACATGCCGGACACCGCCGATACGCCGTACAACACCTTGGCGCCAGCGGACTTCATCGGTGTGCTCTTCGATACGTCGCTTGGCTCTACGGTCCGGTGTTACGCCTGCGCGAGCAGCACGTGCTCAGGAACGGCGTCAAGCTACGTTCCGAGTACTGGTACGTACATGAAGGTGCGTATCGACATGCAGAACACGTCCACCTTGCGATGCAACATCGACGGGGAGGTCGTGACGCATACGACGAACCTTCCGGCGAGTTCGGTGGTCTTCAACTCGTACCTTGCCGTGCAGCCGCTCTCGGCCAGCATCCGCGGCCTCAGCGTCGACTACGCCTGGTATAGCGCGAACGTGAGCCGATGAATCGAACCTTTCTGAAAGACGTAGTGAAGATTGGGATCGTGCTGTTCGGCTTGACGATGATCGGCATCATCATCGTCGCGTCCTTCGCTTCCGCGCAGCCGCAACTAGGTCAGCGCCCGCGGATCGAATGCCTCGCAGGCTCGACTTCTCGCGGGTTGGTGCGCATCCTCAACTTCAAAGGGCAAACCTCTGCGCTCGGTGGTGCGAGCTCCTGCAAGATGCGGATGGCGACTATTGCGGGCGGGAGCTCGCTCAATCCCTCTGCACGGGTGATCGCCTTCGACGATCTGCTGCAGGCGTACGACCATGGCGTCCAGGGGGCTCCGTACGCCATGGTCGTCAGTGGGAGTGCTGTCACGGGTTCAGGGCAGCGGGTCGCGACCTCGTTCAACACGTCCTTTCATCGCGTGAGTAGTGCGAACACGACCGCGCAGCTGGAACACAGTGATGGAGGGATGCCACTCTACGGACTCAGTAACACGGTGGGGTGGTTCTTGGAGTCCGTGGTCAAGCCCGAGAATCCTGCTGCGCTCGGATCACCGTTCACCAACAATCGGATGAACTGGGGCATCGACATCTGTACTGGTGGCAGCAACCCGGATAGCTGCCCGAACGGCGCGATCTGGATTCGGCATGATGGGGCCGAGAATAGCGGGAAGTTCCAGTGCTACACCTGTGGCGACAACGCGTGCAGCGGTTCGGATTTGAACATCCTCCCCGTGATTGGGACCTCGTATCGCTTCCGCGTCGAGCTCGTGAGCGTCGGCGTCGTCAAGTGTCAGATCGACAACGCGGCCTGCCCCGCCAGCGTGGGCTGTAACACAGGGTGCTGCCTCAAGTCATCCAACGTCGAGGACGATGGGCAACCCTGGCACTGGGGCCTGATGGTGCGTTCACAGGACGCGAGCGAGCGTGCCTGGGACATCGATTACATCTGGTACGAGCAGACCATAGACCGGCCGCCGTACCTGAGCACGTTGCACTGAGGGATCGATGGCCAAGGGAACAGCGTCCACCGCAAGCGCCGAGACCGTCGGGATCATCTCCAGCGATGACTACATCGAGGGCAACCCGCAGACCTTCAAGTCGGCACACGTCGCGCCCTTCGGTGCTCCGGCGAACTTCATCAAGATTGCCTCACAGGTGACTACGATCGATCGAGACTATCCGTATGATGGGGACGGGCTGCTCGATACGGTCACGTCGGCGACCATCGTCCAGCTCGACAACGTGACGGCGGGCCTTCCGGCGAATGCCGAGGGTCTGCTGCTCCACATGATCAGCGGAACCGCCGGCAACATCGGCGAGACACGGCGGATCATCACGCACGGTGCGAGCCGGACCATGACCCTCAACCGCGCGCTCCCGAACACGCCGTCGACTGGCGATGGATATCTCCTGTTGGTCGAGCTCTTCCGGCTCTCCGAGCTCTTGGTGAAGACCGAGTATTCGGCGAGCGGTGCTACCTGCGACTTCGTCGTCGCACTGTACGACTATGCACGTACCCTTGCGGCAAGCCCGGCCTTCCGCAAAGCGATCCGGTTCATGGATGTATCGCGCACCCCCGATAACGTGGGTGCGCAAGGCGTGGGAACTGAGGAGACGAACTATTACCACGGTCGTCTTATCTCCACTCAGACCCGCGCCTCGCTGGGAGCGAAGATTCGGCTCACGGCGATCTCATCTGGGAACGTATCGCTATGGGCCTGTGGAGTGTAGTCGGAGTACTGGTACTCATAGCGTCGCTTGCACACGCGCACATGGCTGGGGAAGTGCACGACGCCGAGGTGCGCCAGGACAACGCGTTGGTGAGCTCGGGCTGCGTCCTCGATTTTGACGCCCCAGCAATCGGTGCGACGAAGTCCGGCGGACGGTGCGTGGTTGCCCTCGACGCGGACCTCGTCGCGATCGCCGGGCTCGGCAATGGCATCCCGACCCGCACGGGCCCCGATACGTGGATTTCGCTCACCGGGGTGGCTGGGCAGGTAACGTACTGGGCTGGCACTGGCTCTATCGCGGCTGACAGCGCGCTGCTGTGGGATGCGTCGGGCAACTGCCTGGGGATCGGTCAGGCCGGCTGCACCGCCAACACGGGCGTACTCAACGTCGAGCTGCCCGGTGCAGGCCAGGGCTCCATCACGATCCACAGTCACAGCACCGGCACGGGCAACTCGGCCATCCTTCAGGGCTACCGGACTGGTGGTACACACGGCAGCGAGAGCGCGATTGCCCTCAATACCAACATCATGACGATCCAGGCGGTGGGCCACGATGGCACTGTGGGCGCGAGCGGCGGCTACATCGAGTGGTCGGTCACGGCGGGCAGCGGATGGACCGGCAGCGATCGTGGAACCGGCTTGACGATCGGTACGGTGCAGAACGGCGAGACGGTGCCGGAGAACCGCATCGTAATTGATGGGTCGGGCAACACGAACATCACGGACAACCTCGTGGTCTCCACGGGTCACCTCAAGGTGTCGAGCACTAGCAAGGGTGCGCGCATCGGTGATCCCGGCGACCCGACCGACTACTTGGAGACGCGCACGGCGTCCATCGAGTCGCTCAACATCGGCGACAAGACGGCTGGTGCGCACGAGGCGAGTGCCGGGTTCCTCGACTTCACGCTCTCGACTCCGAGCGCCGGCTGTTCGTTGGGGGAGTCCTGGGCGCAGTATGCCGATCGGTCTACCGACACCATGGAAGTCTGCAACAATGGTAGCCTACTCGCCATGCCCACCAGCGGCGCGGGGACACTCGTGTCGTCCGTCGAAGTCCAGGTTCTGCAACATGCCCTTCTCGGAGGAGTCTGATTTATGAAGCGTCTCGTCTTGGTCCTATTGTTCCTGTCCACCCTGGCGCATGCGGCCACTGCGCCGATCTACCTGGGCACGCCAAAGCTCTACGCAGTGCAGATGACTACCAGCCCCGGCACCTACGTCGATGTCGTGGGCACCGTGACGAACACGGTAAAGTGCGTCGGCCTCTACGTCACATCGAACGACAACGCCGCCAACCCGGTGACGGTCCAGATTCAGAAGGGTGCGACGAAGGTGGGTGGCGTAACGATCAGTGTGCCCGCCAGCTCCGGGTTCACTACCGCTATTCCCGCGGTGAATTTCATGAGCGGCAGTGCGTGGCCCGGTCTGCCCATCGACGGCCAGGGTAACCCATACTTCTATCTTGAGAACGGTGACGAGCTGCAAGCAACGTTCACCAATGCACTGACGAGCGAGGTCATCAACGTCGTGGCGATTTGCGGGACCTTCTGATGCGTGCGGTCCTCGTACTCGTGTTTGCCTTGTGTGCCGGACGTGGCGCAGCCCAGTCGTCGGAGGACATGCCGGGCTCGCCGGTTGGTCGCTTCTACCCGCGGTATGTCCAACGGAATATGGGTGCGGACTCGTCGGGGAGGACTGTTCCCGTCCATAGCTTCTACGGAGCCATGTTCACGTCGTCCTCACTGGAGCCATCCGTATGGGGACTGACGGCGAGCTTCTATGCCGTGGAGCACGGTGGTTCGAACGTTGCGAGTCTTGCACTGGAGACACACTCGTCGAGTATTGGCCCTGACTCCGTGATGGGGCTTCGCCGTGGTGGCGGAGACGACGCGCGCAACCCGACGAACGTCCAGAGTGGACAGACCATGGGGACATTCTTCATTACTGGGCAGGGTGCCGGCGTCATGCGTGATCCGCAACCAGGCGCGGCGAACGAGGGCGGGTACGCTTGGGAGTGCTACTCCTCAGAGACGTGGACCGCGAGCTACGGCATCACCTGCACGGCGTGGTCGAGCATCACGGGTGCGACGCTGTACACGCGGCGCTTTGGCTTCGGCAGCGACGGTGCGTTCGAGACGTACGGGAGCGCGTACCGGACAGGGTGCGGATCGACCGCGACCGGCTGCACGGCATCGAGTTTTATCGGCGTCGGGGCAGCGGGCAGCGGGACGGGCACCGTCGGGTCGGCTCAGGGGCTCACGCTCCCGACGAATATCTCTGGCGATCTGCTGCTCCTGGCGATCCAGACGGAGAACGATCCAGCGACGTGCCCGGCTGGCTATACAACGCGCGGTCCGCAGACAGGATTCGGGATTGCGAAGGCCGCAGGAACGACTCGTCTCACACTCTGCTGGAAGCGCTCAAGCGGCGCGGAGTCCGTCCCGACCGTTGCGGACTCGGGCGATCATACCTACGTCGTCATCGCGTCGTTCCGCGGCGTCGCTGCCGCCGGTGACCCGACCATCTTCATCTCGTCGGGAGTCAAAGAGACAGCAAGTACGAGCATGACTATCCCTGGTGGTCGTGTGCCCTACGACAACTTGATGATTGTGCAGGTTGCGGCGCACGCGGTGGACGGAGGCACTGGCGCGCAATACTCGTCGCAGGCGAACGCGCAACTCGCGACGCTCACTGAGCGGTTCGATGCGAGCACGGCGGATGGGGACGGTGGTGGGATTATGATCCTCACCGGCTTCTACACCGCTGCGGGTGATCTCGGTGCGACCACTGGCACCGTGACGAGCACCGCAGAAGCCTATATCACGATCGCGCTTGCCCAGGTGAACACCTGGACGGCGACCGCTGCGCAGGTGATCTCACAGACACCACGTACGCCCGACGTCCAGATGTTCCGTGGCGGGGGGGCCGACACGTGGGTCAAGCCGCAAGGAGCGAAGCACGTCGACATCGTGATGCTCGGTGCTGGCGGTCGTGGTGGAGCAGGGAACACAACAGGGACCGCTGCTGGGGGCGGCGGCGGCGGCGGCGGCGCCTACCAACGGGCGATGTTCCTGGCCTCCGAGCTTCAAAGCACGTTGACTCTCAGCGTCGGGGTCCGTGGCATCGGTGGTGCTACGAAGTCTGCGGCGACTTCAAGCACGGTGACGAACAACGGTATCGTCATCCTGTCTGCGAATCTCGGGTCGGCTGGTGTGGATGGCGCGAATAACGACTCGGGCGATGGTGGGGCAGGCGGCAGTGTGCAGAGTCTCCCGACGGCCCTTTCCAACACCGCCTGTCAGACACTTAACGCCTGTCAGGGGAGCGGCAGTATGGGCGGTGGTGCGCCCACGACAGCTTCCGCTTCGACAACGCAGAATCCGGGAGGTCGCGCAGACTTCGGTGGTGCAGCCGGCGGTGCGGGAAACCTCGGGGCGAACAATGCCGGCACGGGCGGCACCTCGAATTACGGCGGTGGTGGAGGAGGTGGTGGGACCGTTTCGGGCGCTGCGGGTGTCGGTGGGGTCGGCGGTGGGGCTGGGGCGGGCGGTGTGGAGGACGGCAGCGCGACCGCGACGGGAATCAGCACCCTCGGGGGTTCTGGTGGAGGCGGTGGCGACGTCGGTGCGGGTGGCAATGGCGGCTTCCCCGGCGGAGGTGGTGGTGGGGGTAGCGGTGATGCGATCAACAACGGCGGCAACGGCGCCGATGGCGTCATCGTCATCATCACGGCGTTCTGAGGGAGATCAGAGTGAAGTGGATGTACGTCGGACTCGGAGCGATCGGGTTGCTCGCCACCATGGGGCTCGCCTACGCGATGTTCACCTCGTGGCACGCCCAGCAGGTGCTGATGTGCATGCACGTGCAGGCGGATCGACGCCTGATGTGGGCGTGTTCCTTGCCGCCTGCGGTGACACCGCCGACCTCGACCACCACCACGACCACACTGCCCGAGGAGCTGCAGGTCGGAGTCATGCCGTGAGGCCGTGTCTGGGGCGGCATCCTCTGCGCCCTGCTGCTGGATTAATACCATCGGCGGCTCGGGCGACGGGCGTGAACAACGGTGGGAGCGGTGCCGAGCATTAACCCCCACCGAAGCCGTACTCGATAACATGATGTACAAGTACAGAGACAAGGAAGAGGTACAATGAGACAGTACCAAGTGATTGTGATGCTGCTGGTTCTTGGATCGGGTGGCGGACGCCCGAGCGAATCGGCGGAAGTTTCCACCACAATGACAACGGTCAAGACGAATATTGCGAGTACGACAACAGACCCGGTATCGTCGACAACTACCACCCTGCCAGGGCCGGCGGAGATTGACCTCTCTGAGGTCGATCAGTTGAAGTTGACCAATATCGTCCTGGAGGCGGAGCTCCTCAAGCGAAGGATTGTCGAGTGCCAGACGCCGAACCAGCGTCGTCTACAGGAGCTGCAGGGACAGTTCGATCAGATCGCCGCACGCGTGACGAAGGAGAAGAAGACTGTGCCGGCGTCCTATATCTTCGATCTCGATACGAAGAAGCTGAAGAAGAGAACCGGTAGTCAATGAGCTGGTTCCTCTTCTTCGTTCCGCAGCAGCTCATCACGGCGTTGATAGTCAACGCCGCGGAGAACGCGACGGCTGTGGACCAGCTGGTGAAGCTCTTCGCTTCGCCGCTGCGGATCAGCACCAACGACACCATCACGACGAGCGACATGGTGGTGAAGGTGGTGATCAATCCGTTGATCGTCCAGGCCATGGAGAATCCCACCCTCACCGATCAGCTGGTGAAGGAGGTCATCACCCCACTCATCATTCGCTCGAACGATACCGCGACGATCACAGATGTCCTGGTGCGCATCTTCGAGAGCCCGCTCCTGCTCCAGGCGATCGAGAACCAGGGTATCCAGGACGCCGTCGTCAAGCTGATCATCAACCCGCTCCTCGTGCGGGCGAATGAGACTCCGGCGATCGCTGATGCGGTCCTGAAGCTCTTCGTCGAGCCGCTGCGCATTCGGGTCTCCGATACCGCGACGCTGACGGATGTGGTGTCGAGGCTCTTCGTGAGCCCGCTCCTGATCGCGGTCTCCGATTCGCCCGTGTTCCAGGATGCGGTCGTCCGCGTCCTCATCAACCCACTCATTATCAATCGAGCGGAGTCGGTCACGGTCGCCGACTTCCTGATCATCTCGATCGGCCTCGTGATCCGGGTCAGCGACACGCTCAGCTTCGCCGATGTGGTGACGAAGCTCTTCATCGATCCCCTGCGCATCGCGCTGCAGGAGAGCGTGACGCCAACCGATGTGGTGACCAAGCTCCTGGTGAACCCGCTCGTCGTCCGGTTACAGGAAAATGTTTCGGTACAAGATGCGATCACCCGGCTCTTCCTGAATCCGCTGCTGATCAACAAGGCCGAGACGATGACGGTACAGGACCTGCTGAACAACCTGAAGATATTCGTACCGGTCCTCACCATCCAGGCGGTTGAGAACGTCGGTTTGGCTGATATAATTGCCATGCTGATCGGTACGATCCCGAACGACCAAGTCCACGTGAACGTGAGCTGGCAAGACGTGTTGGGGGACGTGATCTGGTACGACGACGTGCCGAGCGTGATGTACCATGACAAACCGATGGAAATCCTCGCGGCATGACCATCAGCGGCGGACGAACTCCTCGGGCCTTTCTGACCGCCGGCAATCGGCTCCCGGTGTTGGTGGCGACCGTGATCAAGGAGAGCACGGGGCTGCCCTTCAATTTCACCGACTGGACGAATCCGCGCTTCAGCATGCGGAAAGAGGACCAGACGGTGTCGACGCTCTCCCTGGTGACGGCCGCTTTCATCTTACCGAGAACCAGCGGTCAACTCGTCTATGCCTGGGCGGTCACCAACACGGACGATCCGGGCAAATACCTCGCCGTGTTCTACGCTAACGATCCGTCCGGTCTGGAGTCATCGTTTCCCAATGGAGACACGCGCATCGAAATCTTCATCCTCCCGAGAATCTGATGGCGAAAACTGGGAAGGCACTCGTCCTGGATCAGGCAGCGCTGGATGCGCTCCCTGCGGAGGTTCGCGATCGGCTCCTGGAAGCCCTTGGGCTTAAGGAGAAGCCGACCGCCGATGACTACACATCCGTGACTGACGCCGTGACCATTGGGCTCAGTCCAGCGACTCCTCCTGCAGGGAAGAAGGTGAGTGGCTGATGGCTCGTGTCAAGAAGCAACCCGTATCCAGGCGCACCGCATCGCGATCACGCCGTCGTGCCGGCCGTTACGTCGATCTCGTCGGCATTCGTGGCTTCATGCGTGTGCAGCTCACGGATGCGCGCAACGGCGAGATTCTCGGCGACTCCGGCTATCGCAAGAACCAGGTCACCAATCACGGGAAGGACGTGTATATCGTCCGCTCGATCGGTGGCATCGCTGCCAACAAGACGGTGTCACACCTGGCGATCGCCACGCAGACGACCGCCCCTGCCGCCGCTGATACTTCTGTGCAGGGAGAGTTCGGGGGCCGCAAGCTCCTGAACGACACGACCGATACTGGATCGAACCGCAAGCTGCTCGCCTCGGTGGGCACCTTGCAGATGATCGCGTCGTGGGCCGGCGCCGATCTCGGAACCGACAGTCCGAAGACGATCGGCGCGATCGCCGCGTTCAACACCTCGTCGGGTGGCAGCATGCTGTGCGCTGCGACGTACCCGACTTCGCAGTGGACCTCGGATCAGAACGTCAACGCCACGTACGAGCTGCGGGTATCGTGATGTCCTGTTGGACAGGGCTGGAGGGCGGTGAGCGATGAGACGGGTCACATCCGCCACAACGACTCGTCGCCCTCCAGCCATCGCTTCTCAACGGCGTCGTCAGCCGATGACCCCTGCGCAAAAGCAGGCCTACAAGCAGCGACGCAAGCAGCATCGTCGACGGATGGCACGTTCTGCTGAACCACGCGACATCGCCTACACCATGATCAACCGTGCTGTCCGCAAGTTCCACAATCCAGGCACGAGCCGCGGATGAGAACCATACGACGAGATGACCGACAGCGCCGCGCCATGTTCGCCCGGCTGCGTGGGACAACCCCCTTCGGCAAGGGCTTCAGTGCTGGGGTGATGTATGGAGCCGGTACGGGAATACTCGTGCGTGGGAACGCGCGGGCCATGATGTCCGCTCGGCGGCGGCGCGGCGGTGCTCCAGTCGTGTTGTCCAGGATGTCGATGTCGCGATTCCTTACCGGTACGGCACTTGCGCTCAGCGGCGTGAATAGATTCAATGTCGATAAGCAAAAGAGCACGAAGTCGACGATGCAGCAGAGTGCTGGTTTTGTTGTCGGCGGACTTGCCTCACTCCCGATCGCTGCTCTCGGGCCGGGAGGTATTCGGAACGTCGTTCGTGTTGTCACGCGAAGCGTTCGCCCAAAGATGTGGTCAGCGAGTGCGAAAATGAGATCGGTGCTGAAGCGGACCTTCGCACCAACCTACACGCCTGCGGCCCGCATGCGAAATATGCGTGTGTGGATGGCGAAGACCCAACCTGTACTGAAGCTTCTCACATGACCTTCCAGAACGAACAACAGCGTCGTGCAATCTTCGCTCGGCTCCGTGGAGCTCGACCCATCGCACGAGGTCAGGCAATCGCTCGTTCGTTCTATCAGCGCCATCCGTACGTGACCGAGACCGCGATCGCGATTCCGGCCTTCGCCGTGGGTGGCTACCTGACTAGCAGGCTCGGCGCTGCACGCCCGGTGACCAAGTTCTTCGGCCGCTTCGGCGTGCGCGCCTCCGCGCGGGCCGTGGGCCGCGGGACGAAGCTCTTTCGCACACGCGTACGTGGGCGCGTACTCGCGGGAAACATCCTGCGTACGGCCGCGGTCGAGATTCCGGCCTACGTGCTTGGGGATTACCTCATCCGCCGGACAATCCTCGGGCGCCGCACAGAGCGTCAGAAGATCGAGAAGGTCGGGCCGCAGCTCATCGGAGGGCTCATCGGGTCGAGTGGCCGGGTCCAGCGGCTCTTCCGGGCGAGGCTCCGCCTGTGAGGCTCATCCCGGACGACCAGCGGCGGGCGATGTTCGCTCGGCTGCGTCAGGTCCGCAGAGGAGCCCGTGTCGTGAAGCGTCGGTGGGGGAAGCTATCCCCCGGCGTGCAAATGGCTCTGGTGGGCTCTGGGAGCCTCCTGGCGGGTGGTTTTGCGATCCGTGAGAGTGTCTCCCACGTCCCCCTGCGGAAGTTCCCCAAGGCATGGGGTCCGTATGTGGCCGCCTACGCCGCCGCACCGGTAATTGGCACAATTTTTGCTCAGAAGTTCCGGGGGAAGCCGGCCTCCGAGACCGTGCGGACGAAGAAGAAGGCGCTCTTGGGGCAAGCCCTGCTGGGCGTCAGCAGCTTTCTAGGTGAACGCGCGCTCGTCCACTCGATTCCGATCTACACGCCGAAGCGGATATGGTCGCGCAATAATCTGACCAGCACCCGCATGGGCTTTCTGCTCGGGCATGTCGTCCCGCTCGCGGCGGCAGCTGTCGGTACGGCGTACACCGGCATCAAGCTCCAGCACCATCGGAGTCAGCCGCGGCTCATCGAGGAGCAGCCAAAGGTTTCCGGGAAGGGTGCGATCCTCTTCGCGGCCGGCACGCTCGCGTCGACTGCGTTGCCTGCCACGCGCCAGGCGCACCAGATTCGCAGACTGTACCACATCACGGCGTCACCGACGCTGTCCTTCTGGCAGCGGATTCGGGATCGTCGTCGACAGAGGAGTACGTGAATGGCCGTCGCACACGACGAACTGCAGAAGCTGCTCGATGAGAAGGGCGGCATCCAGCTCGACATCGGCTGTGGTCGGGCGAAGCAGCAGGGCTACGTTGGGATGGACAAGCGTCCGATCCCCGAAGCGGACTTCATCCACGATTTGGAGAAGATGCCGTGGCCGATCCCGAATGACAGCTGCATCACGATCCTCGCCAGCCATATCCTGGAGCACATCGATCCGCGGAACTTCCTCGCGGTCATGGCCGAAATCTACCGGGTCGGGAAGCATGGCTGTCAGGTGCTGATCTCGGTACCGTACGCAGGCTCGTTCGGTGCCTACCAGGACCCGACGCACACGCGACCGGGGTTCAACGAGGCCACCTGGCAGTACTTCGATCCACGCCCACAGAACGGTCAGCCGAACATCCTGTACCGCATTTACGAGCCACCGCCGCTCTTCCTGGAGCGGCTGGAATGGAACGTGGTCGGCAACATGGAAGTCATCATGCGTGTCGTGAAGGAGCCGGAGCTCTTGAAGAAGCTCCTCAAGGTCGGCGTGAAACGTAAGGTCAATATCGCGCAGAAGGGATCACAGGAGATTTGATCATGCCCGTTACTCGTATGTCTCCGCAGCAGCGCGCTGCCATGTTCGCTCGGCTGAACGAGGGTAAGAGCGGCAGTGGCCGTGGGACGAAGCGGACGAAGAGTGGAGCAACATATCGTGATCTCGGCCGGGCCGGGAGGGTGGCCGGATACGGCCTCCTTGCAGCTGGGGTTCTGGGCGCAGGAGTGCTCGGCGGCGCAGCAGCGTCACGACTCGGCATCTCGAAGGCGATCACGAGCGGGCTCAAGTTCGGTATGTCCAGCGCAGCGCGCGGCGCGCGAACGGTCGTTGCTCAGGCGCGGACGCGGCGCGTGGGCCTCATCGCACGGGCGCGCGGTCGGGACATTCAACGCCGGGTCGCACAGCGCATTCAGCGGCGAGGTTACTGATGAGTGGCTTCCGTCTGTAGAGGTACCGATGGGAAAAGTACTCGACCTGAAGGTGAACAAGACGCCGCATCGGCCACGGGTGCATCTCTGCATCCCGACGACGGGCGTCATTCGGTACGAGTGGCATCTGGCCAACTCGGGCATCATTATCCCGACCAACTGGGAGTCGACGCACACGGCCCAGCTGACTTCCTCGACGCTGGGCTACAGCGTCGCCGAGGCGCGCAATCTGCTGGTGCGTACCTTCCTGCAGAACGGACGGGAGTGGCTCTTCTTCCTCGATCACGACGTGCTCTGTCCTCCGAACACGTTCATCTGGGCGGACGAGTTCATGCGGAAGCCTCCCACGCCGATCATCGCCGGTCTGTACTACACCAAGAGCTACCCGGCGGAGCCGCTCATCTACCGCGGGCGCGGCAACGGGGCGTTCCGGGACTTCAAGCTCGGTGACCAGGTGTGGTGCGATGGAATGGGCATGGGCTTCACCATGATTCATCGCGAGCTCCTGATAGCGATGGCGAAGAAGGCGTCGAAGATTCGCCTGTCCGATCGCAGCGAGGTCCGTCAGGTGTTCATCACGCCGCGGGCCACGTTCTGTGATCCCGAGACGGGAATGTGGGCACGGCAGGTCGGCACCGAGGACCTGAACTTCTGTACCAGAGTCATCGAGTCGAAGGCATTGGCCAAGACGCGATGGAAGTCGCTCGTCACGAAGCGGTTCCCCTTCCTCGTCGATACGCGGATGTTCTGCTGGCACATGGAGATCAGCGGCCAGCGCTTTCCGATCGACATCGACCTCCCACCGGGATTCGAGGCATGGAAGAAGAGCCTGGAAGCGCATCGTTGGCAGAGCCAGGGGTAGCGCGACGTTGGCGCCCGCTGACCGGCGAGCGGGTGGTGATCTGGACCATCATCGTCATCGCGTGCGCCTCCGTGTTGATTATTGTTGCGACGCTTACGGGACTGCGGGTTACCTATCCGCCGGAGGAGCTCGCCAAACAGTCACAGAGGAACCGGCAGGAGATTCTGCAAAACCGACAGTTCAATCGTTCACAGTTCTGCCATCTAGCTCGGGCGATCAAGCGTATGGAGAACGCATGTCGATCAACTGGGGCGAAGTCCTAAGTGGGCTGATCTTGTTCTTCATGACGACGGGCTTCGTCGGCATGCTGCGCATGGCGCGACAGCTGCGTTCGAAGATCGATCATAGCCAGTCAGCGATGCAGGGATCGATCTTGGAGCTCCGCAAGGAGAACAAGCAGGAGTTCGATCTCTTTCGTGCCGATCACCGTCGCGATCTGTCCGGCATCGAGATGAAGATTGGTGAAGTACAGACCGAGATGGCGAAACTGAATGGTCGGATGATCAAGCAGGAAACTCGACAGACGATGCACGAAGAGCAGGATCGCGACTTTCACAATCGGACCCAGTTGGGCATGGAGCGTTTCGTGGATCGCCTGGAGAATTTGCAGAAAGCAGATCGAGAGCGACACGAGCGTGATCGTCGAGGTGGTGGATCATGATGAACGAACCACACCGATCAAACCTACTCCGTGCGATCCACTTCAATCGCGTGGCGAAGCACGTCGGCAAGCCGATCGCGATCAAACTGATCAATCGCATGAACGTGCGGATCGAGATGGCGCAGATCGCGCAGCTGGAGCGTTTGCTCACGGAGCACCCTCCGCCGGAGGAGAAGAAGGACAAGACGTGAGACGCCAGGCCGCCATTCGCCGTATGGGAGCACGCCGGCTCGGTCGTCGGAAGATGATGTCCGATCGGCAGCGTCGGGCCATATTCGCCCGCCTGGCGGAGCATAACCAGGGGCTCGTCCACAAGGTCGTGGGGCAGCACATGCGCAAGTTCGGCCCACGTATCGAGGGCATGCGCGAAGACCTGATCTCGGCCGGAAATGTGGGGCTCTTGGAGTTCGCCCGCCGCTACAACCCACGCCGGAGCACGCGCTTCTCGACCGGGGCGGTAATCGCGATCCGCAATCGGGTCCTGCGCGAGATTCAGAAGACGACCGTACGCGTCCCGGAGCGGCACATCAAGAAGCTCGCGGCGCTTGGCCCGCTCCCGTCGACTGTCGAGTTTGCTCCCGAGGTGCACGGCGGACGCCACGCCGATGATGGTGGGATCGGTGCGGTCGAGTCCCGCGTGCACGTGCAGCAGCTCCTGCGCCGTCTCCCACTCCAAGAACGGCGAGTACTGCAACTCCGAGTGCTGCAGGATTTGCCCGCGAAGGCCGTCGCCCAGCGGTTGCGTATGAAGCCGTTGCGCATTAAGAAGATTCAACAGCGGGCAATCAAGCGGTTGAATCAGTACGTCACCGTGAGTGAGTTCGCGAAGATGAGGAGAGCGGCATGAAGACGAGGGTGGGACGCTGATGTTCACGCCACGGAAGTACATGACCTCGATCAAGACGATCCGACGCAAGCAATCGGGTCCCAAGAAGGCGAAGCCGCTATTCCGTACCAGTGGGCCCTCGGTGATGAAAGGAGCTAATCGCACGGCATTCGCATCGGGAATGCCAGAACGGTTCCGTACAGGTCCGTGATGCGCTTCACTTCGGATGAACAGCGTCGGGCTGTGATGGCCTCGATCCGTAATCGACGAGCCCGGCGCCGTCGGAACATCAAGCTCGCGAGCCTTGGGGCTGCGGTTGTCGCTGCTCGTGTGCTGCGACATCCTATCATCCGTCTCGGAGCTCGGATGGGCGACGTGCTAACAATCCGGCGAGTGAGTAGAATACTTCGGGAGCGGCTGTTCCGCTTCCAGCGGCCGTTCCAGAAGGTCCGCGCACCAGTGGTGCACGTGAGGTAACGCATGCGATTCGTGAACCAACAACAAAGAGCTGCGGTTGCGATCGCACTCCGGCTGGCACGGGAGAAGTTCGGCGGCTTCGTGCGCTCACCGACCGTGCATCGGCGCGTGGCCATCGGAACAGTCGGGCTCATCGCCGCCAACCCGGACCGGGACTATCCGGAAGTGCCCATCGCGGCGCGATACGGGCTCGCTGCCTATGGGGCGCATCGGCTGTCCCGAACGTTCCGGGGACGGACGCAGGTTCTGCGCAAGACGTATGTCGCGACCATGCGCGCTCCGCGGATCGCGCGATCGCTCTACGAAGCCGTTGGCGCCGCTCGTGTAGGCGACACTGCGAACACGGCAACACATGCCGCCATGCTGGCCGCGAAGCGGGCGTGGCAGGGGAAGGCCTCCATCCACCGGGCGTTCATTGCTCCTGGAGGAGGGCGCGAAGCGATGCAGTCCGCGTTCACATACCTGCGCCGCGTGCGCGGAGCAGCCGGATTCGCCGCAACCGCACTGCCGGTCATCGGTGCCGGACACATCGGCTACAGGCTCTACACGCGTGCGCGCTCGAAGGTACGCCATCGGACGCAGCTGCAGCGCGGCATCGAACAGTACTCGGCGCCGGTGGTCGTCAGCCGTCCACATCGCCCCACGTACGATCCGCGCGTCGCCGGAGTGATCCAGCGGCAGCACGACTATTAGGAGTCTACTGTGGCAGACGAGTCGACCAAGCGAGAGGGAGTCATCTGGCGAACCATTCGGCACGGCGGGCGTCGTATCGCCGTGCCGATTCGTGTGAGCGCCGCGGCCGTCGGTCGCACCGCAGCCAGAGGCGGCAAGTACATCTTGGGAGCGCCTGGTGGTGCGAAGCGGTACGCCGCCATGCAGAAGGAGAAGGCCAAAGCGCGCGTGGCGGCAGCGGACGTGTCGGATGTTGCGACCCGGATCGCCTCGACGGCCGCGAAGGTCACTGAGCTCCCAATCTCCTGGGGGCTCGACTATCTCGCACGGGAGGCCGAGCGCCATCTCGCAGAGCGCAGCGTTGCCCGCGAAGAGGCGCTGCGGAAGCGTCTGCGTCGTCCCCTCGGGGCGATCCAGACCATTATCACGGGCGGTGAGCCTCGCATGGGCCTGCTCACGAATCCGATCGAGCGGCGGAGCAAGCTCCGCCGCGGCTTCGAACGCGAGCACATCCTGAGCGAGGTGAAGTCGCTCCGCGACAATCTCCGCCGCATCGGCCAGGAAAATTCGCCGCTCGGGCAGGCGATCATGGCCGAGCACATGACCAACCTCCTGAAGACGATGGAGAACGAGGGCGGGATGCAGCTCGCGCACTATAAGAGTGAGTACCGGCGGATCGCTCGCGAGCTCGAACGGCAGCGGGCTACACGGGCGCGGGAGCGCGTCGACTGATCGATGCTCAGCGCTGCCCGACATCTGATCACGCGTCAGCAGTGGCGGGCTATCTTCGCCAAGGCTGCGCAGCGTGTCGCGCGCTACGGTCGTGTCGCCGCGATCGTTGGCGTGGCGAAGGAGAAGTTCACCGGTATCTCCAGCGGTCTGGGTGAAGCGGTCCGTCCGAACTTCGAAGGTGGGAAGCGTGTCGTCGGCTTCACCCAGCACTTCGAGGCGAATGAGCCTTGGCGGACACAGGATGTGCTCGTTGGGAAGCTGAAGAAGCTTCTCCACGACGTGCTTCGTCGGAAGTTCGCCAAGGAGGCGATCCCCGGCGATCCGACTGCCCCGTGGTGGAAGCTCCACAAGCGCGCCTCGCCACTCGATGTCGAGCGTCCACTCGAATCGATGGCCGACGATGCGCAGAAGGCCGCCTATCAGTTCGGAAAGACAGCCATCAACAAGGCCTCGCGCCCGATCGCGAAGGCGATCCGCAGTGCGGCGTTCGGTAGCCCGCTGAGCGACACACAGGCGGAAGTGATGCGGCACTTTCGCATCTCGGCCGACTCCGTACGGCGGGCAGCAGGACAATGGCGTGGGGTAGTGCCGCCAATGGAGAGTGCGATCAGTCGGATCACGATTGATGATCGTGCCCGTCGGGCACTAAAGCGGGCGGTTGTGAACCGCATTCGGTCTCGGCGCCTGGAGCTCGCGCGCACCTTTCAGGTGGCGCGGAGGAACTACCGGAAGTCGTCGCTATGATGGCGGTACTCTCACGGACCCAGCGTATGCTTTCGCGGCACCGCCGCCTGACGGCGGCGCAGTGGCGAGCGATCTGGGCGAAGTCTGCATACTCCAGCGCCGTCCTTGCGCGAGCGGGAGCGCGCCGAGCGGGATCGATGTCCCTGGCGCGGATGCTAATCGGTGGTCCGGTCAAGGGCGTACGGGTCAGCTCACTCGTCAACCGCTTCGTCAACGTGAAGCGCCCGCTCACCGAGTTCGTCGGTGACTTCCACCTCTTCCTCGATAAGCGCATCCGCCGCACGACGGATGAAGGAAAGGAGCTTGCGAAGCAGGCCTACCGTGGCTGGCTCGGACGCAAGCGGACCGCGCTGCAGCAGGGCGCGCTCTCAGGGCAGACGAACGAGTTGGTCAAGCGGGTCGGCCGTGCAGTAACTCGCCGGCTTGGTACCGATTACCCCGGTGATATGTGGCCCGGTGGTCGCTCGCTCTACATGGTGCCCAACATGGCCGCGCTCACGCGCGTGCATGGGATGCTTGGCTACGTGGCGGGCGGTCCGATCGCCCTGCTGGGCAGCCGTGCACTGGAGGGACGGCGGGGAATACCGAAGCAGATCACGACCAATCCCTCGATCGTTTTCAAGGGGCGAGGACTGCCGGCGATCATCGAGCGAGAGCGCCGCGCCGTGGGTCAGATGCTGTCCGGTGTGCGCCGTGGGCTACCACGGTTTGAGAAAGAGGGACGCATGTATTATCGTGTTCCTGCTCGGCTAGTTGATACAGTACAGCATCTTCGCACCATCTCGTCAGCTCCGAGTATTACGGAACGACACCGGACTGTTCTGCGTGAGCTTCAACGTACAAGTACCATTCCCCGCGAACGCATCGCCTTGCCGTCGCGCAGTGTGCAGCGAGCGACGACCACTAAGGTGGCAATCAGCAAGGCGTCGAAGCCGGCGGCAATCCTGTCGCGGATCAAGCGTGTCAACTACAGGGAGATCGATCTCGGAGAGCGGAAGACGGTCTATCGCCGGGCGACCGAATCCCCGTGGTCGTTTGGTGGTATGAACGTTCCACTCACACGTTACGGCAGGGCAGCCTCAAACCCTACGTCCCTCATCCGGCGCTTGCGCCGTGCGAACCATCCTGAGACGGCAGCCGTCGAGGAGTTCTATCGCCTGTACGGGAGGAAGCTCTGACCTTCTCGAAGCGCCTCGTCTCCGCCTTTGTTCGCGTGCGGCAGCGGCATGAGCTCGACGCGATCGAGCATGCGGGTGGGATGGAGCCGCCGCAGCGGGTCACGATCGAGTACCGGAAGAAGGACGGGAGTGTTGTCGAACGGGAGATCAGACCGTATGAGATCAAACCGCACCGGACCTCCGGGCGACTCATGGTGTACGCGAGCGATACGCTGCACGGCGCGGGACAGATTCATTCGTTCATCGCCGGCAACATTCGTGACGTGTCGGAGCCGGAAGGAACGTTCCGCCCACGATGGCCGGTGCAACTGGGAGCAGAGTGATGCCAGTTCCACGAAGTCAGAGCGCACAGCGCGCGGTGATTCATCGGGGAAAAAGTGCGGTACGTCGTGGAGCACACTTCAACAAAGGATCGACCGCGCGGATCGCGCGGGAGACCTTGGCGATCAAGCTGATGAAGAAGAACCCGCGGTGGTCAAAGTCCCGGGCATACGCGACCGCCACGGCTGTGCTGCAGGGTACTGCCCGGAGGAGGGGTTCATGATCCGCATCCTGTTGTGCGTATTGGTACTCGTGTCGTCGGCACTCGCCGAGACGAGCACTACGACGAGTACGAGTACGAGCACGACGCTCATGGGCATGCAGCGGAAGCTGCGCGCCGCCGAGGAGGAGTTCGTCAAGCAGCATGGGCGCCAGCCAAAGGGTGAGGAGATGCGTGACGTGCTGGACGAAGCGCGCAAGATGCCTGCGGGTCAGGTGAAGAAGCTGGAGAAGCAGCAGGGTCGCGGGAGGGACAACTGATGCGACTACTGCTAGCGCTACTCGCGCTCGGGCTGACCCATGGGCAGGTCGATGCCGCTCCGTTCGACTGTAACAGGCTCACGAATTGCTGCACGAAGATTCGTGCCTGTCTTCCGACAACCTGTCCACCAACCTGCCCGCCTGGTCCCGTAGGGCCGAAGGGTGACACCGGGCTCACAGGTGCACAGGGGTCGAAGGGTGATCCGGGTGTCTGCCCGGCCTGTCCGCCAAGCGGTGGCGGCCCAGCGGACCTTCTCCGCATCTCGCCGAACCAGGCAGGTCCTGGCTTCCCCGTCCTCGGGATCGTGAACTCTCAGGGGCGCTGGATCGCAGGCGTCTCCAACGATGGCGTGGTACGCCACGGCATGCTGCCCGACATCCCGCGCAACACGGCGGTGAAGGTGGGTGATCAGTACCGCGCAAAGCCGATGATCGGTTTCGACATCCTCGTAAAGACCGCCGGCACGACCGGTACGGTGCAGCCGCTCGCCATCCCGACGCTCTGGGAGACTGAGGCAAGTTACCCCGCGGGCGCGCGGATCATCCGTGCCTACGGCTACTACGAGCCCGCCTTCCGAACTAATACCGCCTGCACGACCGGTGAACCGGAACCATCTTGGCCGTGGATCGGTGGTAGTGTACAGGATGGTACCTGTATCTGGACGGCTGTCGCCTTTCCCCGTGCGGAGCTGGAAGCCGGCATTCCCGACGGTACGGCAGTGCTCCGCCTGGGAGGCTGGACTGCCACGCAGAATCAGAGCGACGTGGAGTTCGGCAACTACTCCCTGAACCGACCGACGCAGCGCAACAACTTCGGGGACAATGGGCAGGAGAGCTTTCTCGTGGATCGTGGCTACGAGGACGGCGATCCCGTGGGGTGGTACAGTTTCGCCATCCACGGCATGGCTGATGGTCGCACCGATCGCGGCAACCTGGAGATGCCTGACTTCGGCTATGCTCCGAGCTTCGTCATGCGCTCGTGGGGTCTGGGCGCACCGAAGACGAAGCCGAAGGTACGCGCCTATCTGAGCCCGAAGGGGAAGTTCCCTCCGGGTTGGGGCTTCGAGTTCTCGCTCTCGCAGAAGAACCCCGACAACGGCGGCATCTCGCAGGGTGCCAAGGTGCCTGGCATCAACCGACTCGTACGCAAGGTGCAGTGCCCGGCGAAGGACCCCGCCAACCCGACCTGGGGCTGTGCCTTCGAGGTGAGCGCGCCCAACGGCATCTGTCAGGACAACCTTTTCCAGAACGTGCCCTGCACGCTCGACAGCCAATGCCCCGCGCCGCAGAAGTGCACCTACCGGAACAACGCGCGCATGGTGCTGAACATCGGGAGCGACTACTACTCCTGGCGCGTGCTGGAGTTGGCGAAGCCCAGCCAGGTCGTGCAGGTCTTCGATACAGCCGGTGAGGTCGAGACCGAGAGTCACAAGGACTACAGCGGCTATCAGCTCTTGAGCCTGCGCGGCTCGATGTTCGGCATGGGGGTCTACTGGAAGCCCGGAGAGCAGACCTGTGTGGGGCACCCGGTCGAGCCGAAGAACGGTCCGGGTAACGGCAACTACTACAAGACGGTCGGCACCAACTGCGACGCCGAGGGCGAGAACTGCGACTACATGACACACCAGGCGTGCGCGAAATGGGGGCCGATGCCTCCGGTGTGGCGCATGGACAACCGTCGTTCCTGCACCATGGACGAGACCGGCACGATCCGCATCTGCGTCGAGCGTGCTGGCTTCACGCACATCACCGAGGCCGTCGCCGCGCCTCCGGGCGCCTGTCAGGAGCGCTACTATGCGATCGCGGACTGGCGAGCCCCCGGCTATCAACCTCAGGGCGGTGTGTGTGACGGGCGTCCGGTCGTCTACGGGCCGTGGAGCCCGCAGAACCAGATGGTCATCGATCATCCGGTCGTGGCGCTCACCAAGCCGAGCGACCCTCCGGGGATCGAAACTGGGCCGGGTACTGGTCCGACGGACACGAAGCTCACACGGTGTGGTATCGGGGAATGGTGTGTGCCTCCCGGCGGCAAAATCTGTTTCCTGGACACTGCAGGAGCAAAGAAGTGCCTGACCATCGCGAGCGTTCCATGAGCAAGACAGCGAGCAAGAAGAAGGCACCGACGCAGCAGCTACTGGCGAAGATTCGCCTGTTGCCGAGCTCGGGTGTGTTTGATGTACTCGACTACCTCATCGCTCGCCGGAACTGCATCAAGAAGGTCATGGTCGTCATGATCCACGACAACGAGTGCCCAGACGTGATCGCGAGCGGCTGTGACCTTCCTCAGGCGATCGGGCTCCTGGAGTTGATCAAGACGGGACTGATCGATGTGGCGAAGTTCGACTCGGTAGCGGACGTGATCTACGGCCGCGGGACGGACCCGGAGGACGCGTGAGCCAGTCTGCGCCCTGGATGTGGGAAGCGCTGAATGAGCTCGGCGTTCGCGAGATCGTCGGTTCGGGCGACAATCCTCGCATCGTGGCCTATCATCAGGAAACGACGCTCAAGGCCACGTATGACGAGGTCGCGTGGTGTTCGGCATTCGCCTGCTGGGTGATGGAGCGAGCCGGCATCAAGAGCACGCGTTCGGCGGCAGCGCGCTCGTGGGCAGCATGGGGCAAGCCGCCGGAGACGATTCAGTACGGTTCGATCGTGGTACTCAGCCGCGGGGATTCGACTACGCGGGGACATGTTGGCTTCCTGATCGACAGGGACGAGAAGGGTCGATTGTGGCTCCTGGGCGGCAATCAGGGGGATGCGGTCTCGATCGCCACGTTCCCGATTCATCGCGTGCTTGTGTACCGGTGGCCTGTTCTTCCTGAGGAGGTACATCCATGATCCGTTGCCCCGATCCCAAGTGCGCTTCGTTCAAGTGCCTCATCATCGATCGATTGATGGGCATCGTGAAGTGCGTGCAGTGCGGTCGGTTGTTCCGAATCAGAGAGTGAATTGGAGACGAATCATGGACTGGTCTGCTTTCTTCACTCCGTTGATCCCTATCCTGCTCTCATCCTTCAGCCCACTCCTGACCGCGGTGGTCAAGAAGGGAAGTGAGCAGGCCTTCGGGAAGCTGCCGAATCCCGTGGTGCCGCTCGTCAATGGCATCCTGGGTGCCATCATCGCAGGTATCGGAACATCGATGGCCGGTGCGACTCCCGAAGTCATCGCACTGTCGCCCGCGCTGGGCGTCGCGGGCGCGCAGATTGGGAAGTCGGTGCGCGATCAGCTCAACAGGAAGCAGTAAAGGGAGGATGTATGGCCTGCATCGACAAGAACGGCAAAGAGATCAAGGCTGGCGATTCGTGCAGCGATAGCCGGCTCGGAACATCCGTGACGGTCAGCTCCACGCGTGGTGCTGTCTGTCGGTTCCAGTTCAAGGACACGGCAGGCGTCATGCACCGCGGACGAGACTGCGTCGACAACACCTGAGGGAGGTAAACGATGTCGGTACGAGACCTTCTGTGGCAGCTGCTGGCCCTCGGCGGTGTGGTCGATCCTGCGAACGTGCAGAAGGTCGCGTACACCGCCACTGCGGGTGTCAGTACCGTGTTGGCCAGGAATACGCCGTATCTCCTGATCGCGACAACGGATGCCCACATCAAGTTTGGGTACAACAACGCGGTGGCAGCAGTCGCAGCGAATGATCTGTTCATCCCGGCGAAGATACCCATGGTGTTCTTCACCGGAGATTTCAGCTTCGTTTCCGCGATTCAGGATGCAGCGGGAGGAACTCTCTGGATCGCGAAGGTGAGTCAGGACGCGGAGGCGAGACAGACATCAAGTACCGGCCAGTTCGGTGCATAAGAGAGGAGGGAAGAGACGATGGGAGCATTGGAAGGTTCTTGCACGATCGAGGAGATGGTGCCGTACAACGCGGCACCGCAGACCCAGAAGGGCGCTCCGGCCACAATCGACGGTGCGCTGCAGGTCACAGTCCTCAGCGGATCGGGAACGTTCATACAGGACCCGGGAAATCCGGTGCACCAGGTCATGCTGGTCTCCGGCTCGACGCCGGACGACACAGTGTACGACATCGGCGGTGATCCGAACCCCGACCCTGGCGTAGACCAGAACGAGGTCATCCACGACACCGTCACGATGCACTACAGCAATCCTCGCGCGGTGAGTCTGGGTGGTGGGCTCGGCGTGGCTGTTCCGAAGCCGTAACAACCACGGGGACAATCGATGAGCGCAACGACGGATGCGATTGTGGAGCAGGAGGCTGCTCTCGAAGTCGTACAGAAAGAGCTGGAAGGTGCTCGTGACTTCGCGCGCACGAACATCAATACGGCTCGGGAGGTCGCTCAGCGAGCGATCGTAGACTACGAGCGACGTGAGCGTCTGTTGCAGGTATCGATCGCAGCAAACGCCGAGCTCCGTGACGATGGGCATCCAGACCTGCCACAGCGGTTGGTTTCTGGCCCCGAGTTCCGCGATCTGAGGGACCAGCTCGACACGATGAACGCGTTCTTCTCGCGTGTCGACAATGGCGAAGCGACCGCACTGCACGGAGCGCTGGGAGCGGTGGAGCCGAAGCCGTAAGTGGGAATCGCTGCTCCATCGAAGGACGTTCTCCGTCGCAGTCTGTTCCAGTACCATCTCGAACGCGGACTGCGGACGGAGGACGAACTCTGGGACTTCGTCTGGGAGTTTTTCGGCTTCCGTGTGCCCCGACAGAAGATATGCCCCCAGCACTGCTCTCCGATGGACTTCCTCTCTGATCAGTTCTTCGAGCGGGTCAGGACCTCGATCGGATTCGCCAATCGCGGTGGGGGCAAGACGCTCCTGGTCGCGATCCTCAACATCCTCGATGCGCTCTTCAAGCCAGGCGTCGAAGTCTGCTCTGCGGGCGCCATCATGGAGCAGGCGAATCGTGGGTACGAGTACTTCATGCGATTCCTCACCGACGAAGGACTCCTCTTCCAGCAGGTCATGCGTGGCCCGCTGATGAAGGAGACCCAATTCTGGAACGGCTCGAAGGTGAAGATCATCGCGGGGACCTATCATGGTATGAATTCACCACACCCGAACAAGTTCCGTTGCATTTTCGAGGAGTGTGGTGTATTGATGGCGGATGGCACGACCAAAGCGATCAAGTTCATCCGCCCCGGCGAACGCGTTTCGACCGGATATGTCACGGAAGTTCGCCAAACCGGAATTGAAGCGACAATCCGTCTCCACCTCTCGAACGGACGAACACTCATCTGTACTCCAGACCACGGTCTCCTCACTGCCGAGGGAGTGTGGCTGCGCGCTGATCGTTGCAAAGCTGGCACCAAACTTGGGACGGCGTGGCCCTGTTCGTCGGCTCGCGATTCACTTCTGTACGAAGTGCGAACGGCAACTTCATGGCCATCAACCAACGCGGCTACATCTGTGCCGCGAATGTTGGAAGCTGGAGAAGGCAGCGAGTCGGTGGCGTCCGCAACCGTGTCCAGGTTGTGGAAAACCACTCTCGACGCGTTACACGAAACATTGTCGGAAGTGTACGCATCTGGTGATGAACGAGAAGCGGGTCGCCGCGCGTTGGCGAGGATCGAAACGGTTCGTTTCATCAGCCGAGCATCGCATGATCGAGCTGCTTCGGTTGTGGGGTTTGACCTTTCAGCATCAGGTGGTGTGGAGGCAGTGGATTCTCGATTTTGTGCTCCTGACCAGGAACGTAGTGATCGAAGTGCACGGGCAGTACTGGCACGACTTGCCTCGATCGATCGAGCGCGATGCACGCAAGAAGATCGAGCTCGAAGCCACGGGATTTCGCGTGATCTACGCACGGACCGAACACATGCACCTGTGGTGGAGGTTGTTGCAGTTGATCGCGGACCCACCGGCCCTGTTTACGATCTGACTGTTCCCGGAGTTCGCTGCTTCATCGTAGAAGGCGTCCTCGTCCATAACTGCGACGAGATCGAGCTCATGCCGTGGGTCGTGCTGCAAGAAGGTTTGCAGATGTCCATGGAGAAGGGTGGATGGAAGGCCCAGGACACGCTGACCAGTACCCGGAAGTTCCAGAAGGGGACGATGCAGCGGCTCCTCGACGAGGCGGCCAACAAGAAGATCAAGGTCCACTCGTGGTGCATCTTCGAGGTGCTAGAGAAGTGCACGCGTCAGTGTCAGGGCGACAAGACGTACGGCGACTGCCCGGCGTACGAGATGCTGATGCCGGATGGCCGCAAAGAGAAGATGTGCGGCGGCATCGCCCACAGCTGCGACGGGTGGTACAAGATCGACGACTTCGTCAAGAAGGTCCAGCTCCTCGACAAGGATACCTGGGACACGCAGTGGCGGAATCTGCGCCCCTCCGGCGCGATCCTCGTGTACGGGGATCACTTCCGTGATGAGGAGCCTTGGCTCTGTGATCCGTTCCCAATCCCAGCCGACTGGACCCGCGTCTCCGGTATCGATTTCGGCTCGCACTTCGTCTACCTGAAGTGCGCCATCGATCCACACAGCGGGACCTGGTACGTCTACCACGAGTACTACTGTGATCAGGACCGGCCACTCGAAGGACACGCCGATCAGATCGGTACAAGCCCGGATTTCGGCTCGAAAGAGTGGGTGTTCCCGGACCCGAGCGGCAAGCAGGCGATCATCGATCTCCAGAAGTACTTGCGTCGGTACAACGGGCCATCCCTCATTCCAGCGAACAACGATGTCTACGCTGGAATCAACCGGGTGAAGGCCATGTTCCGCCGGCAGCCGACCACGCAACTGCCGCTATTGAGAATCTTCAAGTGGTGTTCTAAACTGCGTGCAGAGCTCGGTGCTTTGTACTGCCACAAGGTAGAACGGGACGGCACCGCGAATCGGGATGTCATCGTGAAGCAGAACGACCACGCAAGCGACGCCCTGCGCTACGCCGTGTACAGCTACGGCACGCGAGCCGCGTCCGTCCGCACGCGACGCATGGAGAGTTTGTACTGATGCAAGCCACTGAGGGCCTGGACAATCTCTGTGCAGCACTCGCAGAGATCGCTGCGATGCCATTCCCTGGACAGGTCGAGGAGAAGCACGAGCCGGTCACCGTGGCTGTGCAGACCTGCGATCAGTGTGGTGGCCCGATGGTCCTGCACTCGGAGGTCGTGCACTCGAATCGTCGCGGGCTCATCCGGCACTGGCGCTGTGGTCCCTGCAATCTGATGCGGCACGAACACGCGCTCATTCGTTGATGGCCGTCATTCGCCAACTCCGCCGCCAGCAACAGCAAGGCGTGATCAGCCCTCCGGGGGGCGAGGTGATGCTGCGGGCGTTGACGGACTCGCACCCGCGCTACCAGGAGTTCCTGCCGCGCTGGACCCGCTTCATCGACTGCTACGAGGGTGAGCACCTGGAGCGGTACCTGTTCCAGCATCTCCGCGAGAGCCAGAAGTCGATCGACATGCGTCGGCTGCGGCTCTACTACCTGAATTACTGCCAGCCAGTCGTCGATCTCTACACGCACTACATCTTCGCGAAGCCGGTGGTGCGGAAGGAGACACCGGAAGAGCTGCTGCGGACACCGTCGTACGAAGGCGACGTGCTCGAAAACCTCGGGCTCGGGAGCTTGAGTGAACTCGGCGACATGCCGGAATCGCCCGAGGCCAGCGAATGGGCGAACTGGCTGCGCAACGTCGATCGAAAGGGGAACTCGATCGATCGGTACATGGCCGATGCGGCACGCTACGCGTTCACATTCGGGCACGTGTACATCGTCGTCGACATGCCCCGGCTGCCCGAGGGCGCGACGATTCGTAGCGAGGCCGATCGGCTGAAGTACGGACAGCGTCCGTACTTGACCACCTACTTCCCGTCCGAGATGCCGGACTGGGGCGTGGACGAGAACGGCGAGTTTCTGTGGTGCCGGTTCCGCGAGCCGCTTCCCGAGAAGAATGATCCGTTCTCGCCGCGTGGTGGAGCGCCGATCGCCCGCTACGGCGCCTCGGCGTTTGTCGGCAGCTTCGGTCCGTCAGGACGGCAGACTCCTGGTCGGTACGTCGGTCCTGAGCGGCCGATGGGACGGGTCGACGGTATCTATCGCACCTGGACACGCGATGCGTGGTTCATTCATCAGGTGGAGAACGGGCAGGCACAGGAGATCGGTCGCGGCGCGCACCCGTGTGGACGCGTGCCGGTCGTGACGCTCTTCAACAAGCGGCACAGTCAGTACCCGTCGTTCGGCGTCTCCCTCATCGCGGACATCTGCCGGATCAACATCGCGATCCTCAACTGGTCGAGCTTGGTCGATGAAGAGGTCTACCAGAAGACGCTGAACATCCTCTGCATGCAGCGTGATCGTGAGCAGAAGCAGGAAGTCACGATCGGGAGCGACAACGTGCTGGAGTGGGAAGGCACGACCGCTCCGTTCTTCCTGGCCCCGTCGACCGATCCGGGTGCGTTCATCGCCTCCATGATCGATCGGGCGCGGGACGAGGTGTATCGCCTCGCGAAGCTCGGGGGCGGTCTCGGTCTGGTACAGCCGCAGAAGGTCCCGTCCGGTATCGCCCAGGCATTCGAGTTCAACGAGACGAACCGAACCTTGGCCGAGCATGCGGACGAGATCGAGATGGCCGAGAACCAGATTCACCGTATCTGGCATGCGTGGCTTGGCATCGAGTGGCAGGGCACCGTCGACTACCCGGATGACTTCAGCGTGGAGTCTTTTGCGGATGAGCTCGACATCGTGCTGAAGGCGAAGCAGACCATTCGGTCGCCGACCTTCAAGCGCGAGGTGGAGAAGCGACTCGTGCGCAAGATGCTTCGTAACGCATCGCCGTTGCTGAATCAGTTCATCAGCGCCGAAATCGAGGTGATGCCGGAGCTCGTGATCACAGGCTTTGGGCCGATGTACTTCGACCCAACGCAACAGCCGGCAGCAACGCCGGCTACCGCAGAGGAGATCAGTCGATCGCCGCTGACTCCGAACGAGGACGAGGAGGAAGCACCAGCTCCTCCTAAAAAGGGCGAGAAGCGACCTTCCGCGAAGAAAGCGAAGGGCAAGAACCGCGACTCCGCGGGTGACAAAGGAGGGAAGTGATGTACGTAAGAGACCAGTACGGGAATCTCGTGTTCGTTGGACGGTTTTGTTCAGTCGACGGTGGTGGTGACGCCGGGGGCGGAACCGGTACCGGTACCGGAGACGGTAGCGGGGAGAAGCCGAAGGTCGTCTTCACGACCGAGCAGCAGGAGCTTCTCAACAGTATCATCAAGCGTGAGAGCGACAAGCACGAGGCGAAGCTGAAGGCGGAGCGTACGGCTCGCGAGAAGGATCGCGAAGCGTTCGATGCGCTCAACACCGACTACACCACGCTGAAGCAGCTCCTCGAAGAGGCCGCTGGCGACCTCGAAGGGGACGGTGCGGGCAGCGGTACCGGCAACGGAAAGGACAGCCCATTCCCCGAGCTCGAAGAGTTCGAGCGTGAGCTGACGATCCCGAACGGTATCAAGGACCCGGCCGCGTACCGAGCCTGGAAGAAGGCGCAGTTCATCCAGGGCAAGCAGCTGAAGAGCGCGATCGATGCGCTCGACCAGCAGAAGAAGGACAACGACGAGACCAGGAAGATGGTCGTGGAGGAGCGCAAGCTCCGGCAGGAAGCCGATACGGCCAGGGCGTCGGCAATTCGGGACACCGAGCTCGCCACCGCACTGCAGAAGAATCGGTGCGTCGACCTCGAAGTCGGCGTGAAGGTCCTGCGCGAGAACGTTGTCTGGGACGATAAGCAGAAGTCGTTCGTGTACAGGCAGAAGGATGGTTCGATCGTCTCGATCGCGGAGGGCGTTGCTGCCGCTCTCCAGAAGATGCCCTTCCTCGTCGAAGCGGCCAATGGAGACGGCGGTGCGGGTTCCGGTGGAGGTCGTGGAGCGCCTTCGGATCAGCAGATCAAGGGGCTCGAAGCGAAGCTCGCCGACGCCGAAGTACGTGCACGGAAGTCGGGACGCCCGTCTGACGTGTCCGAGTACCAGAATCTGAAGCGTCAGATTCGCGAGGCCAAGGAACAGCAGCAGAAAGCAAAGGGGAGCCTCGGCGCGTAGCTCACCGGAAGAGCGCTCGTTCGGGGGAAAGGTCGGAAACAATGTCTTCCATCAGACAAGCTGGAGAAGATGATGAGTCATAGGAGCTGAAGCTCATGCCTTTCACCGGACGGGCGATCTATGACAACGGTGTGATGACGGGTGTGGCGGAGGATGTCTCCGACCTCATCTCGATGATCTCGCCGTTCGAGACGCCGCTGCTCGCCGCACTCGGCGATGCCCCGTACCCAGCTCGCTCGGTTCTTCACGAGTGGCTGGAAGACAGTCTCGGCCCGAACACGATCGTCGGGTCCGCCGCAATCACCTCGACCACGGTCGACACGCAGATCGGAATCGCAGGCGGACTGGCTACGTTCCTACAGGTTGGTGCCATCCTCCGTGGACCGGAGGCAAGCGGTGCCGAGTACTTCCAGATCATCGCTATCGCCGGCAACACCATCACGGTCAGCCGGGCCTTCGGTGGCACGGTCGCGAACTCGGTCGCGGTCGGTGCGAGCTACTCGGTCATCGGTGACACGGCTCTCGACGGTGCCGACGTGACGGTGGACACCAGCCGTCCGCGGACCCGCAAGACGAACTACACGATGATCGTCAAGAAGGATGTGATCATCTCCGGCACCGTGCGCGCCGTCTCGATGCTCGGCGGCATCACGGACGAGTGGGATCATCAGGTCCAGAAGAAGACCCGTGAGGTTCTCCGCGACCTGGAGAAGCAGGTCATCCTGTCGCGTCTCTCGGGCAACACGATCGGTTCCGCGTCGGCCTATCGGACGATGGCGGGACTCCTGCAGCAGATCACGACCAACGTCGATTCGTGGGGCACGCTCACGGCGGAGAACCTCACCCAGTCCGTCAAGAAGGCCTGGGATCAGGGTGGCACCGACGTGAACCTCATCGTGTGCGGCGACACCATCAAGCACACGGTCGACGGCTTCAACAACACGCGCATCCAGACCGTGCAGGGCACGGGACAGGAAGGCGTGTACACCGAGCTCGTGTCGGTGTTCGAGTGCACCTACGGCAGCCTGCCGCTGCTCCTCACGCGGTGGATGCCTCCGAACCGGTTCGCCATCATCGCGACGCCTCGGGTGCGGGTCATGCCGCTCCAGGGACGGTCGTTCCAGTTCCAGCCGGTGGCACAGACCGGTGACGCCACGAAGGGGATGCTCCTCGGTGAGTACACGATGGAGGTCCTCAACCAGGAAGGCATGGTCCAGGGGAAGGTGGTCTAACAAACCATCTTATTTGGGAGGCGGGGTCTCCCCTGGCCCCGCCTCCTACTTTCCGAAAGGACGAGTACCGTATGAAAAAGCGACCCAAGAAGAAGCGTGCGGGCCGCGGTACCGAAGCTCCGGTGGTGGAGCCAGTCCGCGATGCTGGCGTCTCCAGCCCGACAGTCGTCGAGCGCCCGAAGTCGGAGCTTCACGATCTCATTCGCGATCTCGGGCTGGCCGGGGCAGCGGTGATCGGTCGGCTGGAAAACGTCCGCAAGGACATCGAGCACACCAATCCGCGCATGCACCCGATCAAGGCCACCACGAAGGACCAATGGCACGGAGAGATTTGTCGAGCCATCTCTGACATGCAGGGCGCGATCGATCGGATTCCGCTGCTGTACCGGAGCGCCGCGGCGTGATCCAGGAGAACCCGGATCGGCTGCGCTCTCCGGAGAGCGAGCAAGCGAAACTGCTCGAAGCTCAGGACGAATCACCGGATGCGATCAGCTTCATCCGTCGGGTCGCTGAGGCGATCCGTAGTCTTCTCGCCCGTCGCACCTGATGCTCACGCTCATTCCAACCTGGGGAAGTGCCTCTGCGAACGTCTACGCGGGGCTCGCTGACGCCAACAGCTTCATCACGGACGAGTTCCTCGACTCGAAGCCGTGGGCAGAGGCGAACACCGAACAGCGCACACGAGCGCTGGCGCAGGCGACCCGCGACATCGATACCATGAACTGGCACGGGCAGCGGTACTTCTACCGTCAGGCGCTCGCGTACCCGCGTGTGCCGACTGGTATCGGAATCGATCCGTATGGTCCGTACGCACCAGGAGCCGGCGCGACCGAGTCGGACGCCAACTTCTTCAACTTCCTCGAACAGGACGAGTACCTGAACAAGCAGCACAGGCGTGTGATGCGCGCGTGCGCGATCCAGGCCGTCCATCTGCTTCGCAATGCGGGAAGACACCTCGATCGCGAAGCGCAGTTCACTGGTCTTGCATCGCAGAGTACCGGAAGAGCCGGAATCAGCGAGAGCTACTCGTACGCAGGAATCGCGTTGAAGCTCCATCCCGACGCGTTCGATCTCCTGCGGTACTATCGCGTCACCCCTCGCCTGGTTCGTGGTTCGGGCCCGGACCCTGCCTACGAATGAGGCGATGGATCAGGACTACCTCCTTCGCAGCTTCGTCCATCGGGTCGATGTAGCGCAGCGAATCGACACCAACGACTACGGCGCGGCCGTGACCGAGTACTACAAGCGAGCGCCGTGTCTGGTCGACGAGTCTGGCGGTCACCGCTTCGTGCCACAGGGCAACACGGAGACGCTCTCCTGGGACTTCCTGGTCAGCTTCGGACCCACCCCGTTCGCGTTCAAGATCGGCATAGAGCTCGCTGATGCGCGTGACCAACGGGATCAGTTGATCTTCCAGCGAGCACGAATCGTTCAAGTACGAACGTGGCGCTCCTTTCGACGGGGCGGCGTGGAAGGGTACCTTGTGTACGCGGCCAATGTGGACTGATGGCCGGCATCGACGTGAAGGTGACGATGCGTGGCCTTCGGGAAGCGAAAGCCGGGATGCTCGTACTGCGCAAGGGCATCACGCAGTTCATCGGGCTGCAAATCTACACGTACGCGCAGGGCTTCTTGCTCGAACGGATCAAGGTCAACACGCCCATCCTGACGGGGGCGTTGCGCGAGAGTCTATATGTGCGCGGTCCATCGGTTCGCGGCACTTCGCGCGCAACGGTCAGGATCGGATCGGACAAGATTTACTCGCTGCGGGTGCACGAGGAGACGTTCAATCTTGGTCCGATTTCGCGGCAACAGCCGGGGCAGCCTGAAGGGGGAGTTGGAAACAAGTACATCACACGCGTCGTTACGTACCATCGCGAGGACATGCGGAAGCTCTTGGGCGCGCGGGTGAAGCAGGAAATCCGAAAACTGTACGCGTCCGGGGCGGTACGGGGACTGAGGAGATAGCGATCGATGGATTCGAAGTCGAAGGCTCGACGGAGAGCGTTGAAGTACTACTACAAACACCGGAAGCGTTGCTTACGCTCGATGGCCGAATGGTACCGAAACCTTCCGAAAGATCAACGGAGGGATCGAGGGCTGAGGACAAAGTACGGCATAACGCTGGAGCAGTACTTGGTGATGGTACGTGATCAAAATGGACGATGCAAAATTTGCCGCGGTAAGCCACGTGGCCACTACAGCGGTCTATTGCTCGTCGATCACTGTCATCTAACTAATAAAGTTCGGGGCCTACTCTGTCACCCTTGCAACGTCGCCATCGGCGTATTTGGTGATAACCCAAAACTGATGCGTCGAGCGATCAGATATTTGAAGGAGGCGATGGCAGCATGAGGCTCACAGTAGGCTTCTTCGACGTAGGGTTGGAGTGGTCGGGCACGACCGACATTCGTGAGCAGTCGTTGGGCGGCTCGGAGACCGCGCTCTACTACATGGCGCGGCACCTGGCCGACCTGGGCCACGAGGTGAAGGTCTGCTGCAAGGCACGGGACAAGTACGGGAAGGCACACGGCGTCGCCTACTACGATCACTCGCAGTGGGGACCGATGGCCGCGACCATGCTGTTCGACGTGCTGATCTCGAATCGGTCGGCACCGCAGCTGTGCACCAAGTTCCACTCGAACATGAACGTGCTCTGGTGCCACGATATGCCGCCTCAGAAGATCGACGACCTGGTGCGGTACCTGTGGAACGTGGACAAGGTCATCGTCCAGTCGCAGTTCCAGGCTCAGCAGTATGGCAAGGCCCGCGATGGACTGCCCGAGGGCTGGCTCAATCCGTTGCTGTACATCAGCCGGAACGGGATCGACAACAAGCTGATCCGCAGTGAGACGGTTGGGATCAGGCGCGAGAAGAAGAAGCTGATCTACATCTCGCGCCCCGAGCGTGGGCTGCAGGGCCTGCTGCAGGACATCTGGCCGCAGCTCATCGAACAGGACCCCGATCTCGAACTCCACCTGTGCACGTACAACATGACCGGGCTGGAGATGCCGCAGCACATGTTGGAGTTCTACTCCTACATCGATCAGCTTGTGGCCGAGTCGAAGAACGTCCACATCCTCGGTGCGCTCACCAAGGCGAAGCTGTACAAGGAGCTCGCATCGGCCAGGGCACTGATCTACCCGTGCCACTTCGCCGAGATTTCGCCTGTTCGCGGCGATACTATTGTCGAGACTCTCGCAGGTCCTCGTCGGATCGATTCGATGGTTGGTGAGCGAGAAGTCGAGATTTACTCGTGTCGGCCTGATGGAACACTTGGTGTCTCGCGCGCGAAGCGTATCGTGTGCACACGCCGGCAGGCGCCTGTTATCACCTTGCGTCTGCGTCCTGGCAAGGCACGGCTATGCAACACACGCAAAGAGGTTACGCTCACGCTGACGCCTGACCATGAAGTTATGCTCCGAAACGGCACGTACTGCCCAGCGGGAAAGTTGCAGATTGGCGACCGCGTCCGTGCTCGTTGGGAAAAACGTGTCGCGTCGAATCATGTCGTAGTCGGAGTCGATGTTGCTGAGCCGGCAGACGTGTATTGTATGGAGGTGGAGCCGGATCACAACTTCATCGTGAACGGTGTGGTGGTACACAATTGCATCTCCGTCGTGGAGGCGATGGCGTGCGGTGCTCCGGTGATCACGACTGACGGCTTCGCACTGCCGGAGACCTGCCTGGATGCTGCTCGGTTGATCCCCAGTCGTCCACGTGATGCCGAGTACCGTGAGGAGTTCATCAAGCAGACGTTGGAGATTGTCCACGACGACGGCGCGTTCAAGGCGATGCAGAAGAGGGGCTACGAGCGCGCGGCCCAACTCGACTGGCGCGAGGTCGCGGAGGAGTGGGATCAGTTCTTCCATGCGTTCTTCGAGGAGCGGTTCGTCGTCAAGCGGAAGCGTATCTGCGAGAAGCTGATCTACGACAGTGATCTCGTCGTTGCGAACAAGCTCGCGCATGAGTACCCAGAAGAGCTCGCCGAGGAGCTGGAGCTCACCGACACGCTGCTGAAGAACGCCTACACCGAGCCCGAGCGGTACTCGCTCAAGGAAGACGAGCAGATCGGCGAGCAGTGGGAGCAGATCACTCGCTTCGAGATCGTCGCGAAGCAGGTTCCTGAGGATGCCAAGACGCTCCTCGACGTGGGCTGCAACATCGGGATGCTCTTCGCCTGGATCGAGAAGATGCGCGACGACCTGGTCATGACCGGCATCGACTCGTCCGAGGACCTGATCCGCAAGGCGCGCGACTTTGCTGCCAAGTACCTGAAGCGTCCGGGCCAGCTCATCCTGAGGAACATGCGTGTACAGGACGTGACCGAGCAGTACGACGTGGTGACGTGCTGCGAGACGCTCGAACACATCATCGAGACGGAGGGCTTCGTCGACCAGCTGGAGCGGGTCTGCAAGCCGGGCGGGAAGATCATCCTCACCGTACCCTACGGTCCGTGGGAGGCGATCAGCTTTCATGAGGAGAGGAAGGCGTACATCCGCGAGCATGTGCACCACTTCATAGCGCGCGATCTGTACGATCTCTTCGGCGAAAAGAAGAAATTCGGCTTCGAGTTCATGACCGGCGCGGGCTCAGGCAACGTGAGCCCACACGGTGGCGAGCTCTGCGGCAACTGGACCGTGGTCTGGGTGAACGATCCGAAGCGCGGGATCGGCGAGATCGACTACGAGCACAAGGTGAAGACCTGTCGCCCGTACCAGAAGATCGCCTGCTCGGTGATCGTGAAGAACGAGGAGGACAACATCCTCGGGTGCATCAAGCCGATCCTTCCGATCGTCGACACGCTGGTGATCTACGACACCGGCTCGAAGGATCGCACGGTCGAGCTGGCCGAGTCGCTCACCGCGCACCGCTTCATGCCGAAGGTGAAGATCGTTCGTGGCGAGTGGCGAGACGACGAGGGCTTCGACTGGGCGCGCAACCAGGCCCTCGCACACGCGGGCGATCGGGACTGGGATATGTGGCAGGACGCGGACGAGCGCCTAGTGAACGGCCATGCGCTCAGAAAGTACACGCACGGCGTGCTCTTCCCCGGCTACATCCTGAAGCAGGTCCACATGATGCTGGACATGCATAACCAAGCCGACAATCCGGTGCGGTTGTTCCGCAACGACGGCACGGTGCGCTTCTTCGGCTCGATTCACGAGCATCCCGAGCACGAGATCAACTGCCCATTGGAGCCGATGCTGACGCTCCCGGACGTGGAGTACGAGCATCATGGCTACCCGACGGAGGCCATCCGCCGCGAGAAGTGCGTGAAGCGAAACCTGCCACTGCTCGCGCTCGACCGGAAGAAGTATCCGGCTCGCTACGTTGGCATGATCTTCCTGCAGCGGGACTACATCCACATCGGGCAGTACTATCTGGCCGCGAACGGCGGGAAGCTGAACGACACTGCGCTCATGTACTTCCGCACGGTAGTCGACATCTACTGGTCGGTGTTCAGAGCGTTCGAGTACGATTCGTATCGGCGTCGGTGGTGGGCGTACAGCTGGACCTTCTATCAGGAGGCCCTGAAGATCATCTCCACCGCCGGGCTCTCGCCGTTCGACGACAAGCTCCTGCAGTGCCCGTTCGAGATCGCCCTGGCCCTCGGTGGTGCCTTCGGCGGTTTGGAGAGCACTCCACAGCTCGCCAGGCGTTGGTTCTCAACCAAGGACGAGTATAATGAATGGGCAGTGAAGCAGGCGGAGGAGCTTGCCAAGCAGCTGACTGTCCATCGGATCGGAGAAGCGATTCTGTGATTGAGCGCGCTTCACAGCTGCGGAGGTTGCGGAAGCTCATCAGCGACTTTGCGTACGAGAACTTCTACGGTGAGATCACGATTCGATTCGAGCACGGGAACATCGTGTACGTCGAGATCATCGAAAAACGACGCCTTCCTGACGTGCAAGCGCAGGACCTCCTCGCGGATTGGCCTGCTGGGGTGAGCGAAGTCCGTGCTCGTGAGCTGCAGACTGGTACTCCTGAAGAGCCGATGGCGCTCGTGCAGCTGATCCGGCGTGGCAAGCTGGAGGAGCTGGCGGACCCCACGGTGGTACTAGAGGAGGAATCGTAGGTTGTCGTACAATCCCATCACTGTGCTCGATGAGATCGCCGTACATCTCGCATCGAAGCAGTATGGTGTGGTACAGAAGACGATTTTCAAGGGTGAGCTCCCGGCCAGCCCCATCAGTGCGATCGGTGTGATCCTGACTGGTGGGAACTCCGCGACGCCCGACCCCAGTGAACCGGTTCTCCGTCTGTCACTCCAGTTGCTGGTGCGCGAACGTGACTACAAACCTGGCATGACGCTCGCGCAGCAACTCTGGAACTACCTCGATGGGAAGGTACTCGTCCTCACGACGGTGAGGGCACGACTCGTATCCGATCACGTTCCGGGGCCAATGTACCGAGACGCGAATCAGAATCGTGTCTTCCCGCTGAACTTCGCGGTGTACTTGAACCCAACCCCGTGAGCGACGGAACGCTCGCGTATCTTTCAATTCGAGCGCTAAGGGTCGTGTCCTGGCGTGATTGACGGAGAACAGGCATGCCGATTCAGAGTACCGCAGAGAACCTGATCCATGTCCGGGAGACCTCGCTTGCAATCGAAGGATTGCTGATCGCGGACTCCGGCATCACGTTCTCGCCCACGCGCGTGGACGTATCGTCCCCGCCAGCCGGCTTCTTCTACGCCGGGTGCGTGGTCGAGGACACCCCACAGCTGCAGACGACTCGTGAGAAGTACACGCTCCAGACGGGCATCCCGCGTGTACGGCAGTACGAGGCGATCCGCGGCATCGATGGCACCTTCAGCGTGACGTTCTACAGCAACGCGAACCGTCTGGCGCGCTTCTCGGCTGCAGGCGTGAAGCAGGTCAAGACGATCATCGGGTCCTTCGGCAATGCGGTCGTGATCACCTCGATCGACAACGCGAAGACTAGGGTGTTCGTCGGCACCATCGCTGCTGCCTCCTTCGTGATTGGTGACTGGCTCACCGCCGGCATCAACGCAACCGATCTCACCCGTGGCGACAACGAGGGTGAGATTTTCGGCATCGGCACGGCCGCGGGTGAGACCCCCGGCTGGCTGAGCTTCACCTCACCCGGCTTCATCAGCAACCTCACCACCAGCGACAAGATCGCCAAGGTGACGATGAGCCGGATTCCCTTCGGCACCAAGCAGTTGCCCACGTTCCACGTCATCGGCGTCGCCGACTTCATCGACGGCGTGCAGGTCCTGCACGACTTCCAGAAGGCGGTTCCGGCCGGCGACTGGACCGAGCAGATTCGTCCCGACGCGGCAGCGCAGATCGCGACCCAGTGGAACCTGTTCGGGTACACCGTGGCTGCTGCGCTCTACGGCACCCCGAGTGCTGAGTTGGTCGTGGGAGAGCGCTTTTTCTTCCCGAAGCAGTAACCCAGTAGCGAATGGTTCGCCTACTGGATGGAACCAGGAGGGCAGAGATGAGTGAGAACGAGCAACAGTTGACCGAGGCCGAAGAGAAGGTCCTCTTCGGCCTCGAAGAGCGGCCGGTTTACGTCTGCGGCAAGAAACGGAACGTCAAGGTCTTGCCGAAGCGTCCGGCCACGAAGCTCGCATCGTACGTGAACGGTGCACTGACCATGATCCAGCAGGTCAGGGAGGAGAACGAGAAGGCGCAGAAGCAGAATGCGCAGGTGAAGCTCGGACGGATCGAGGAGATTCTGGGTGACGCCTACACTGATGCGCTCGTGATGCTCGGTGACCACTACGCGTGGTCCGACGTGTCGCGCGACCTGATCGAGACGACCATGGCGGTCGGGCAGATCAAGCTCGCGGTCATGACCCAGGTCGAGCTGAATCGAGAAGACGATTTTTTGCTGCATCAGTGGCGGCTCGTATCACATCTGCTGTTCCAAACAGCAGAACTCCTCAGAAAGCTGGCCGATGGCAGTCCAGTCTCCTTGTCGGACTTGCCGAGTTCTGGGGAACCCATCCCGCAGAGCTAATCGATCGGTACAGTAACGGCCAGCTGATGATCCTGGCCGCTGCTTCGGCCCTCCGCGCGCATCAGCAGAATGAAGAACTCAAGAAGTCGAGAGGGAGGGGTGCTCCACAGGGCCGACAGAGCCGTCGCGCAGATGAGTATGAAGTCATCCGACCACCGAAGCCGTTCGGGCAGATGACCTTCGATGAGTACAAGCAGTGGTTGATTGAAACGGGACAGGGGAGCTTCATCTAGTGGCTACCGATAACCTCGGAACGATCAGTTTCGATTTCGACGCCGCGGTCGATCAGTTGCTTGCGCACGTCGACCAGGCGTTGAAATCGTTCGATCGGCTGATCGACAAGATGGCGGCAGTCGCTCGGTCGAGTTCCCTTCTTTCGTCTGTCAGTGGTGGGATCGGGAAAGCGCTCGGAGTTGCGGGGGCGGCGGGTGCTGCCGTTGTCGCGTATCTGAACTACGACAAGCTCCGCGGCATCATCGACAAGGTCTTCATCAGCGCCGGGAAGCTCCCCAACGTCTTCAAGGCGGTAGCGACTGGCAGTGGGGGCCTCTCAGCCGCCGTCCGCGTTGGCGTGCAGGCGCTCCACAAACTCGTTGAAGCGATCGAGCTCGGTGAGGTGGGCATCTTCGCGATGTCCGGCCGCATCCGTGAGTACGTTACGAAGCTGGGGCTCTTCAGCGCGGCTACTGCCGCGGCCGGCGTCGCAACAGCAGCACTACCCGGTCCGGTCGGCGCGTTCGGTGCCTCGCTCCTGAGCGTCAGCGGGATCGTCTCCGGTCTCATCGCCGTCCTCGGCGCACTCACCGAGGCGATCGGGGCGCGGCTCGTGCACGCGGCCGAAGTGCAGCTGGAGAAGAACAGTCGTCTCGCCGAGCAGTATGTCGAGATGGAGCGCTCACTGTTCGGTCTCAAGGTCGCGGTGCAGGGCTACAACGAGGCGACCGGGGAGACGCAGAACGCGCAGCGGTTTATCGATCTCACGAACGAGATCGCGTCCACGACCGGTCTTGCTCGTCGCCAGGTCTCGCAGGCGATCCTCACCCTCCTCGACTTCTCGCGCGTCACGCGCCTGAACGCGCAGCAGATCGCTGAGCTGGTGAAGGCGTCCGCCGACTATGCCACCGCTACCGACCAGGACTTCTTCACGGTCGTTCGCGGTATCGACAACGTGTTCCGCGGCTACTCGCAGACCCTGCAGATCGTCGGCATCCAGCTGGACAGCACTGAGCTCGCACAGCTGGAGTACGTGAAGAGCCTCGGCAAGCAGGTCGACGAGCTGACCAAGGTCGAGAAGGCCCACGCGGTGTACCTGGCCTTGTTGGAGAAGTTTGCGTTCACGACCGGGCAGTCCGCGAAGGCGCTGAACGATACCTACTTCGGCGCCCTGATCCGTGTGCAGGTCGCCCAGCAGAACATCAACATCGCTCTCGGTGAAGGTGTAGCGGCGGCGCAGAAGTTCTCGGTGCAGCTGGAGGCCTCGGCGTACTCGCTCCTCGCCAGCTTCCCCACGCTGCTCAAGTACGTCGGCTTCCTGAGCGAGCTGAAGGCGACGATTCAGCTGGTGACCGGCGGCATCCTCGAAAACGTCGGCACGGTCGTCAAGTGGATTTTCATCTACAAGGCCGGGCGGATCGTGTTCGGCGAGCTCGGTGCAGCGGGTGGCATCCTCGGAAGCATCGTGACGAAGCTCGGTGCACAGTTCGCCTTCCTGCTGACGCCGCTCACGTTCATCACGTCACGCCTGACCCTTGCCCGGTTCGGGATGATCGGCCTGGTGGCGGCGATTGGGCTCTCGTTACCAGCACTCGCGCGTGGTGTCGCCCACATGCTCGGCTGGGGCTCCGCCGCGGACGATAGCGCACAGGCGGCAGAGAACTTAGGGCACAGGCAGGAGACGCTCGGCGACGAGTTTCAAAAGGCGACCGATCACATCCGTGATCAGGTTGTGGACCTCGCAAAGACCTCGATCGCCCTCACCGAGGGTGAGGAGGCCGCGACCAGATTCGCGTCAGCGTACAAGCTCGACGAGCTCTTTAAGAATGCCGGTACGGACGATCAGCGGAAGGAGATAGAACAGCTCCAGCGAGCGCTCGATCTGGTCTCGCTCTCGCTGAAGGACAAGGTTGTCACTAGCCTCGACGAGACCCGGAAGAAGTTCGAAGATCAACGGCTCGTACTTCAGAAGACCTCAGTCGGCGCGAAGCTCTTCAACCTCGACTTGGCGATCATGAAAACCAGCCAGGCGTTGGTTGCCGCTGAGTCTGCGCGCCTGACCCGGGCTGTTGAGGCTATGAGGAATCAGCTGCATGCGCTGAAGACGATCGGTCTTGCGGGAATCTTCCGTGGGTTCCGTGATGAGATTCGTCGGACCGTCGAGGACACGAAGACGTTCGTCAGTGATATGAAGGACACCAACGCGGAGCTGACCGCGGAGGTATTGGAGGCAGTGGGCGGCGCCGAGAACGCATTGCGAGCGCAGCAAATCCGTATTCGTCAGGAGAGCAACAAAGCACGGCAGCAGGAAGGGACAGATACCGCGAGGAAGTTGGTCGAGCTGAATACACGGCTCAAGGAGATCGACGTCGCGCGTGCGTACCTTCAGCAGCAGTATGTGGAATCTCTGCAACAGTCATTGCCCATCACGCGGAGAGAGCTCGTAAACCGGGTACAGTCACAACGTGACAGTCTTGCCGTTGAGCGTGCGGCTGTAGTGGAGCAGATTCGTGCCGCGAAGAGCATTCATGACCAGAACGATGCCCTGCGCGAGCAGGTCGAGAACCGCAAGCTATCAGCTGCTCAAGCAAAAACACTTTCCGATTACGACAGCGAGGCGCTCACCACGCTGAAGCAGCGGACTGATCTCGCCCGTGCGGGCCTCGATCGACAGGAACAGGACCTCGAAGCGCAGAAGTCCCGGCTCGACAACGAGCAGGCGATCCACGACATCGACGTGAAGATCAACGCCCTGCGTGTCCAAAAGCTCGGGCTCGACCAGCAGGATATCCAGAATGAGCTGCGCTACCTGGCGGTACAGAAGCGTGAGGCGGCAGCGGCAAGCGATCAGGGTCGGGTCGAAGAGCTCGACCGTGTGATCCAGGCGCGACAGAACGAGTCGGCCATCATCGGGCAACAGATCAGCGGTCAACGGGCGCTCAACAAGGCACAAGCCGATTCGATCGATGCCCAGACTCGTGCCCTCGACCGTGCGCAGCAGCTGAAGGATGCCGATCTCGACACGCAGCGGGCGATCAACAACTCGCAGATCGAGACGCTGCAGCTGTCGCTCGAAGAGGAGCACTCGATCACTCGGCGCCAGGACATCCAGCGGCAGATCATCGCGCTCAAGCGACGGGACATCGAGCTCGATCTTCAGGGCATTCAGAACACGATCGATCGCCTGAATGCCGAGGTCGCGATCGCCAAGGCGAAGGGTCACGGGACCGACGAGCTAGAGTTCCAGCTTCAGCTGGAGACCAAGCATCTCGATGCAGCCAGGGCACGCATCCCAGCGCTGGAGAAGGAGCTGGAGCTCGTCCGAGAGATCGGCCTCGAACAGGCGGAGATCGGCCGCGACCTCGAAAACGCGTTCGCCGAGTTCGGGGCAGAGACCCTGTTCGACCCGAAGAACTTCACCGACAACTTCGACAAGCTCGGCGATGCGTTCGTCGACACCTGGAAGAACGCGTTCAAGGTCACCTTCGCGAACAAGCTCGGCTTCGAGGATATCGTCTCGAAGAACCTGTTCGAGGATGCCGGCGGGCTCGTGAAGATGTTCGGGCAGGCGTTCGGCCTCATCGGGGATTCCGGCAAGCAAGCATTCAACCAAGAGCTGCCCGCTGCCGCCGCGTCAGGTGCCGAGAAGGCGTTGCAGGCGGCGAACGACACGCGTGGTGGATGGTTCGACTTCTTCGGCTTCATCCTCGACATCGGCAAGAACACCTTCAACTCGCTCCTCAGCATCATCAGCGGCGTGCTGGGGGTCATCGGGAAGGTCCTCGGGATCGGCGGTGGGGGGACTACCGGGGGTGGCATCCTGGGCTTCGTCGGTGGGCTCCTCGGGATCGGCGGTGGGGGCACCGCGGCAGCGCAGACTGTAGGGACCGGAACCGGCTCCCTGGTCGCCTCTGGGCTGGGCCTTGGTTTTAACCTGGGAAGCTCCACAGGGCTTCTGGGGCGCATCCCGGGGGTCCAGGCCCTATCTGGCTTCCTGAGTGGCCCAAACGGGCTCCTGGGCGGTCTGAGCAGCATCGTGGGAGGGGTTGTCAAGGCCGTCCGTTTCCTGGGAAACATCGTGGGGGCGGTGGGGGGCTTTGCGGGCCTGACGAAGGGCAGCCCGCTCGACCGAGCCTTCTCGGGGACGCAGGGGGTCGTCAGCGCCGCCAACCTCGGGCGGAACTTCCTGGGATCGGCCCAGGCAGGCTCGGCAATCATTATCGGCAACCACCTGATCACCGCGAGCGGTCAGATCGTCGAGATCGCCGGCCCGAGTGCGACCTTTGCAGCAACGACCGCGCAGACGGGCGAAGCAGCCGCTGGTCTGTTGGCCAATCAGCCGACTAGCCTGCTAGGCCAACTCGGGAACATCCTGCCGACGATCAGCGCTATTCTTGCGGTGGCCGGCGCCGCTTACGGTATCGCAGAGGGAGCGCGCGGGATTGCCAGACAGAACAAGGCGCAGAACCAACTGTTCCGTGGCGACCCGGCAGCGGGGCGGAACACTGCACTTGCATCCGTCGGGCTCGCGGGAGGAATCGGCGCAGGAGCTGCGGCTGGTGTGGCGGTCGGAGCGACGTTCGGTACCGTGGCGCTACCCGGTATCGGTACTGTCGCTGGTGCGCTCATCGGTGCGATCGTTGGTGCCGCTGTTGGTGCCGCGGTGTCGACCGCCGTCAACGCTGCTGTCTCAGGTGCGACGAACAAGGCCGTCGCCGAGACGTTGAAGACCGGGCTCAAGCAGGAGGACCTGAAGAAGAAGGTGCGCGAGAAGCTCACCACGTCGTGGTACGGGATACTCTTCACGGTGCTCAACCCGATCGGGGCGCTCATCGGTGAGCTCGCCGGCTCGACTGGTGGTGGCCTGCCGATCAGTCCGCAGCTCCCAAACATCGAGACGATCTTCGACAAGATATTCGGCGAGACGGTGCAGCGGTACGTCGGCCCGAAGGTCACGATCAATCGGCAGCTGACGAAGTACCTGGGGCAGGGCGTCGTCGGGACCGCTCGTCGAGACAGCCTGCAGGCGTTCCGCCAGGGTGGGGCATTGCGTGGCGATACGTTCCTGACCGCGCAGCTCGTCTCGGGGCTCATCGGTGCTGGGACCGAGAACGAGGATCGGCTCCGTCGCTTCTTCTTGATCCTGGCGAACAGCCTGGCGAGCGGGAAGAAGACGATCGAGGAGGTTCAGAAGGAGCTCTTCAAGATCGTGCGTGGCGTGACCAGCGCACTGATCCCCGCAATGCGTGCGGTCAACGGCCTCTTCCAGGACGGCCAGAAGCACGCCGAGCGGACCGCCAAGCAGGTCGACCTGGTCGCCCGTGCGTACCAGAAGTTCCTGCCCGGCATCGATCTCGCGGCGCTCGCGAAGCAGTTCGCCACCCCACAAGGCGGCGTTCAGATTCGTCCGTTCCAGCGTGCGTTGCGCGGTGACATCCTGGAGCAGGTACAGGCCGGTAACCTCGAACTGACCAAGCGGCTCGATAACAAGATCGGTGATCCGTTCCTCGGCCTCACGCGGCGGTTCAACAAGAAGTTCGGCGAGTTCGTCGATGTCATCCAGCTGGCCATCGACGTGATGGCGTCGGGCGTGAAGCATGCTGTCGACCGGTTCCAGTTCGCGCTGAAGCTCAAGGTCGACCTCCTGTTGAAGGGGCTGCCCGACATCGACAACGAACGGCTGATCGAGATCGCCGATCGGACCGGTCAGTTCCATGGACGCCGCCGTCGCCGGGAACGGGGAGTCGCCACCATCGCAATCGAAGCTGAGGCGTCGTTCCTGAACCTCTTCGACGCGATGAAGAAGAAGTTCGAGGGCCGCGAGTTGGTCTTCGCGATCGAGCAGTCGCAGCGGGAGCAGAAGGGCGGACTCGCTGCGCTCACCCTAGAGCTCGACAAGCTGCCGAAGCTCCATGGGAAGAAGTTCAAGGAGGCGATGCAGCGCATCCCCGAGATCATCCAGAAGGTGACGGATGCGACGAAGCAGTGGGCCGACAACGTGCTCCAGCTGCGGCAGCAGATCATCGATCTCCAGCACGAGCAGTTCCAGACGAATCTCGATCTCTCGATCCTGATCGGCAACTTGAGCAACACGCCGGTCGCAATCGAGAAGATTTTCCAGCCGCTCCTCGACGCGTCTCAGCAGGCCGTCGCGCTCGCACAGAACCCGGCGGATCGCCTCGACGCGCTGAAGAACCAGATCGGTGTGATACAGCAGTTCTACTCGGCGCTCATTCAGGAGGTACAGCACGCGGCCGAGATTCAGAAGAAGCCGATTCAGGACCGCCTCGATGCGATCGACAAGGAGAACACGCTTCTCCAGCGGCAGCACAACGAGCTGGCCGCGCTCGCGCAGCTCCACAAGACGGTCGAAGCGAACCTCCGTGATCTGCGTCTGAGCCAGCTCACTGGACCGCAGCGGGTTGCCTCGATCCGCGAAGAGATCGCACGGGAGCGTGGTCGTTTCCGTAGCCTCACCGGAAACGACAAGGCCGAGTCGGGGCAGAAGCTCGCCGATCTGTACAACCAGCTCCTCTCGGCGGGGCAGGGACCGCAGTTCGCCGAGAAGTTCCGCGATACCATCTCGGCGATCGAGCGGCTGCGGTCGCTCCCTGGCATCACCGTGGGCGCGCGACAGGACATCGAGAACAAGCTCTTCGCCGATCTCGACCGGGCCCGGACCGAGCGCGGCGATCCGATCTTCAAGGAAGTGGTCGCCGGGCTCAAGGAGATCGAGAAGGCGACCAAGGGTGCGGCGGCGCAGGACGAGGCGATCCTTAAGCGGCTCGAAACCCTCGATACGAATCGTAACCTGCTCCTCGATCAGCTACGCATCATCGACGATGACACGAGGAAGAAGATCGAGGCGATTCAGCTCGAAGAGGCGCGGACACTTGGTCCCCTCCTCCTGGCTGTCAACCAGGCATACACGAACCGCATCAACGGGCTGCAGAGCGATCTCGTCAGCCTGTTGGGGCCAGGCAGCGACCTGAACCGTTTCCTGACGGAGCCGGGCTACGCGCAGAAGCTCCTGATGGACAAAACCAACGAGATTCTGAACCAGATGCTGAAGAAGCTCGGTGGAACGCCGATCGCCCTTGCATCGGGTGGTCTCGCCCTTGCGCCGCTCCGGGCACTCGTGGCCGAGCGTGGCAAGGAGCTCATCGCACCGCTCGACGATCCCCGGACGGTCAACCTCTTCGCACCAACAATCCAGAAGGCGCTCGCGTCGCTGGGCGTCGGTCGTGGTGGACAGGCGATCTCGAACAGCGAGACGAACACCTTCAACCCGCACATCGAGGTGAACGTCACGACGAAGAGCGACATCAAGGCCGCGGAGATCGTCGATCTGACCATGGCTCGCCTGAAGCGCTCCTTCCAGCTTGGGGAGCATCGTGAGTCGTTCCGTCGGGCACGGGTGGTGAATCGCTGATGGGCTTCATTGAACCAGTCGACCAAACCTACCAGGTTCGGTTCGCGATCCCGCCGTTCAAGACCTACACGATCGTTGCGCAGGGACTCGCGGCGAACGCTGACTACCCGAAGACCAACGTGCAGGACCTGGACCAGGACACCGAGTTCCGCACCACGGCGACGGGCGGCAGTGCTGATCCGCTCTACCTCGATCTCGCGACCGCAGAAGATGTGATCCTGTATCTGTACGGCACCAACTTCAAGGACTTCGAAATCTACGGCTCGAACACGCAGGGATCGGGCTACTCGCTCATCGCGACACTGGAGTGCCAGAAGGACACGGCGATCGGGATTCGGAAGGGCTGGTGGGTGCTCTCGCCGTGGGTACATCGTTACATGCAGCTGAAGGTGACGGGCGCCACGGACAGCGGTGCTACCTACTACGGGATCAAGGAGCTGATCCTCGCGAAGCTCTCAACCGTCATCAGCCCATCGGGTGGACACACACTGCCGCTCGTGCGCACGCCCTTTCGTCCGAATAAGGCCTTCGAGTACGATACTGGTGGTCGCGGGATCGTGAATCTCGGTCGCCGCCGGATACGTGTGCTCTGGGGAGGACAGGCGCAGCCGATCGATGACGAAGAGGGGATGGGGCAAGTCGTGCAGCTCGACGAGAATCAGAAGTTCCTCTTCATCGAGAACCTGCGCACGCCCACGAACCCGGTACGGACGACCGATACATCACGTGTCGAGCTCGTGACCCGCGTCGGTGAGTTCACCTTCACGATCGACGGGCAGGTGTACGAGACGGGAATGGTCCTAGAGGAGGCCTGAGTGCCTCCGATCCTACTGCTCTTCGACGAAGGGTCCGCCGCGTTGCGGATCAACGTGGTCGAAGAGCTGACCATTGTCGACAGCTTCTTCGGGCTCCTCGCGAAGACCGGCCTGGTGGTCCGCGCAATCGATCGGATTCGGGTCGACGACGGGGCCGCGCTCGTTCCTCTCATCGTGACGGGTGAGGAGATTCGCATCCTCGTCTACGTGAACGGCCCGAACGGGGCAGAGCGTTGGTGTACGGGCGGCTCGGTGGTCGTGATCCCCGAAGTCAACGATCCGAACTACTCGTGGCTCAAGGGACAGTACCTCAAGCGCGTGCTCACCAGCCCGAGCGTCACGCTCACCTGGAGCGATGTGCTCTTCGGGATCGTGCTCGCGGAGGTCGGGCAGGTCGAGCTCGACAACACCGATGGAGTGCTCAGTGGGTGGGTGACCGCAGACTACCGTGGGTCGACGATCCGCATCGTGCGCTACGACGTGACGAACGGGACCTACGTGATCGAGATCGATGGAGAGATCGTCTTCACTGACCCAGCCGAAAATATCCTGATCGAGGTCGCGAGCATCCAGCTCGATGTGCTCCAGAAGCAGATTCCCGATACGTTCGTCACGCTCGAAGAGTTCCCCAGCGCCTGGCCTGATGAGATCGGTGCATCAATTCCTGAGTACTACGGCTATCACGAACGCGTGCCGTGCCGGTACGTCGGCATCTACCGTGAGACCATTCCTTCGACGAAGCTGACCGACCCGACCGACACGCCGGCGGTCTTTGACTATCTCGTGGCGCGCGGCAACGTCGGCGTGCAGTCCGTCTACGCGGGCGGGAACCTGCGATCGCCACGTGCGGTCTCCGCGGTCGTTAGTGGGCAGGGGAATCCCTTGCCGTTTGATGCGGCAGCGACAGTGATCGTCGAAGCGGGGCAAGCGACACCGCTCTGGTGGGGGATCGCGCAAATCTTCCGTACCAAGACGGGTGGTGCGCAGTATATCCGTACGATCAAGACCGCCGCCGTCGTGGCGTCGTCGATCGTTCTCTCCTCAATCAATGCCGTCACCGCCGGCCACACGATCTTCGTGAGCGTCCATCGTGACTCCTTGCTCACGCCGACGAGCGTGATGGATTCGAAGGGCAACACGTACGTCCTGATCCAGGAGATTGTTGCGAACGGTGACTCCTTCGCCGTCTGGGCCGCGTTTAACGTGATCGGGCTCGCGCCTAGCGATACCATCACGGTTACTTGTCCTGACTCCTCCGCGACCGGCGTCGCTGCGTACGACTACGATGGGATCACGAGTCAGGATACCACGGTGCCGGTGGCTTCGTCCGGAATCGGGTCTGATGCGTCGCTCCCGCCTATGACGCCGTCGGCGGTTCCATCGATGGCGATCATGTTCCTGTACGTGATCGCTGTGTACGGGCCGCCGTCAGCCGGCGTCGGGCTCACGGATAAAGCATTCGATCTGACCATCAACGCAGGAGCTAGCCCAGCGTTCCGCAGAGCGCTCGCACTCTTCGATGGTCCCGTAACGTTGGAGGGCGGCTTCGAAGCGCAGTCGCAGTACGTGGTCTCGACGATCATCTACCCCGGCTACACCGTCATTCGCTTCTTCGAGGAGCAGGTCGACGGTGATAACCGACCGTACTCAATCACAGCTGACATCGAGGCGTTTTACCCGAAGCACGAGCAGACGACGGACTACGCTAACGGCTTCCCGATCATCCGTGGCGAATGGAAGTTCAACGGTAACCTACGTGATACCGGAAAGCCGCCCACCGGGTCGGCGCTCGACGGGCATCGCCCACTGACTGGAACCGGGATTCAGGACGGTGACTTCACGGCTGGGATGATCGGGATCGGTAAGTCGGCACTGCTTTTCAGCCGGGTCGGCCAGTCGGTCGCGATTCCCTTCAGCTCCGGCTTCTTCCAGAGCGCACGGTTCGTGTTTCGTATCGTGGTGCGCATCAACTCGGTGATGCGCGGCATTCCGTTCATCCTGGTGCTCGGTCCCGACTCCAACTTTAACGTTGGAACGCACGCCGTCACGAACGGATGGATTTTGAAGCACGTCGCCGCCGGCAGCTGCCTCTTCCAGTGGCAGATCAAGATGCCGAGTGGGACCTTTACGCTGCAAGCGACCGAGCTTGCGTACGACGAGTTCAACGATCTCTCGCTCGTGATGTACCAGCACACGAATGGGCACTACTTCGCGCTGCTAGTCGCGAACGGACAGGTGATCGATCGTCAGGACCTGGGCACGAGCTTCGTCGACTACAGTGCCGGCGTGGACATGCAGGTCCCACCGCTCACCGGGACGCCTGGCTACGTGCTTGGCGCGATCGACTACATGTACTTCAAGGACATCACCGCGGTCACCGAGACGGCCGTGGAGAACGCCTCGATCCGTGAGTACCGGATGCTCAAGCGAAACGGTATCACGTTCCTGCGTCAGTTCTTCGAGCGGCTCAACATCACGAACTACGCTCTCGGGACCGCCGAGGACGACTGGGACGACATCAACAACGGTATCGGGCTTCCCATCGAAATCTCCCTCCTGGAATCGCAGTCGGTGAAGGACGTGTTCGATGCGGTGCTACGCATCCGTGGTGGACGGATCACCAAGGGCTGGACGGTCGAGATCGATACGCCACGTGACACGTTGATTGCCACCAACTTCCAGTTCGTGCGCGATGAGACGGATACGCTTCGCTCCGGCCGCAAGAAGCTCTCGGACCTGCGTCCCCGCGTGCGTGCGAACCTCGGCGACATGGTCAAGTCGATTAAGGTCCGCTACCGCCCGGTGCGCGACCCCGAGAGCGGCGAGATCGTGATCTACCAGTTCCATCAGACGCTGCCGGTGCTGTCACGTGGGAAGGAAGAGGTGCTGGACATGCCGCAGCTCTACGATCACCTGGGAGCTGCGGTCTTCCTGCAGTACTACGTGCGGAAGCTTATCGCGGCCGATAACCGTGCGGCAGCGCTCGTGGACGAGCGGGCGGGGCGATACATCGTCCCCGGCCAGCTAATCAAGATCAGCGCCACACGCTTCGGGATCACGGATCAGTACTACCAGGTTGCGCGGATGGAGCGGGCGATCGATTCGCATCGTGTCGATCTCTTCCAGTACAATCCTACCGTCTACGATGCGCCCGTGAACCCTGCGTTGCCTGGTCCGACCCCAACCGACGTGCTTGGTGTGCCGGTCATCAGTGGGTGGTTTCCCTACGTGCGCGGGGAGCAGATTTCGGACACGTCGTACCAGGCGACGATCCGTCTGGTGCAGCGCATCCTGCTCATGCCGACCTCAGACGTGCTCGCCGAATTCGCGACGATCGTACCGGCATCACCGACGACGCACTTCCCCAAGGTCGCTGACGAGCTCAACACGACCTACGTGCTGTCCGCGGCCGGCGCGACCGAACAGCGCGAGCTCTACGGCGTGACGCCGCAGGGTCAAGGCTCAGGTGATATCGGTCCAGTCGTGGCCGTCTTCATCACGAACAAGATTGGTGTGACGGGTGCGGCAACGATGCGTGTGCTGGCGCAGCTCGGTGTTGCTGGGGCACTTGGTCGGTACGGGCTCTTCCAGTCAACGCTCGGAAACGACATCAACGCGCACCCGGTCGCAATCTACCATACGATCACGGAGGACCCGGATGGGCTTCCGTGGGACTTCGTGACGATCAACACCTTGCGGATCGGCCTGAGTGTTGTCTCGCCGGCCTCGAACGTGAAATTGGCCAAGACCCGTGCCTATGCATACCACCAGACGCTCAATCGGCTGCCAGCCGACTTCGATGCGCTGTTGCTCTTCCGCTCGCCACCATTGACCTCAGTGAGCCTGATTACCGACGCGGACGGGAATCTCGTCATGTCGCCCACGTTCGAAGCGACCTACAAGCCGAGCCAGCTCTCTGCGCCATACAAGATCAGCCACACACTCACCATCGAGGACACCGAGTTCCCACAGACCGGGCGCTCGTACCTCTACTGGCTTGCCATCCGGGATCGCAGTGGGCTTGTCTCTCCGCTCACCTCGGCAGGATTCGTCGTCGTCCCGCTTCTCACGTAGGTCCAAACCACCTTTCTAGTGGGATACTCCTAGTAGGCGAAATGACTCGCCTACAAAACGAGAGGTGGCCAATGACCCAGTTTCTAAGGCTTCCGTTCAAACGGTACCAACCGCCGTTAAGGGTTGAGGGAGAGGCCCCGTAGGCCTCTCCTTTTTTTTGTCTAGAAGGGTCTATTTGGTGTCTTTGGTGGGATACTATAGGCGTAAGAAACCAACCAACTGCCTAAGGAGGGCAAACGAATGAACAATCACAGCACAGTCGAAGTCGAGATCGAGAAGGATCAGACCGAGAACGGTGCCCAGGCTCCCGGAGAATCCCAGATCGGGTACTTCAGGCGCACGGGACGGGCGGCGCTCCGCGTCGTCAAGGCTGGCGCCCAGGTCGTCTGGGATCACAAGAAGGTGGTCCTGGGCCTCGTCGCCGCAGCCGGAGTCGGATACGCCGGCATACGGTTCGCCCGCGCGAAGGACCTGCTCTAGACCGCGGGAAAGGGAGGGTCGCGAAAGCGGCCCTCTTTTTTTTGTCTGGAGGTCGACGATGTGGCACCTGCTAGCACTTGTAGCAGTAGCATTCATCGGTCGCAGTCGTTCCGAAGAACGCACTGAGGACTTCGCCGAGCTCGCCCGCGTCCAGTCCGATCC